GTTCACAACGCTCCTTTCTAAGGCAGCGCAAAGCGCTTTTTGAAGATACTGGTTTATTTTAGTCCGGAAATGTGTTCAAAATAAGGGAACGGCGTGTAAATTACAATACAAATTCATATATGGCTATATTTTACGATATGTCGTTCACTTTTCTTAACCGAAGTTTCTACATTTTTATGCCAAGTCATACCCATTTATATATTTTTTGAAAAATTGGTGTAGTAATTGGTGTAGTGCTCAACCATTTGCTATTCTTAAAAAATCGTCAACTGTAACAGGCAGATTGTACTCTGCATATACATCCAACGTCATTCGTATATTAGCGTGACCCATTAAATACTGAACAGATTTAACGTTCATACCAGCAGAAATCAGTCTTGTGCAGAACATGTGCCGAAAAGTATGTGGTGTCGTTTTTGGTAGAGTGTCGCCTGTTTCTCTATGGTATGCTCCAATCATACTTTCAATAATTGACTTGACGGAATCTTTGTCTTTTGGAGAAAGGGTTCCTCTTTTCAAAAATAGGAACGACGTATATCCATCCATCTCTGGACCAGGATCATTTAATGCTTCTCTTTGACAAATAAGCCTTTCGAAACTTTCTCTTGCGCTATCAGTAAGGGGGATTTTCCTTTTCCCGCTTTCACTTTTTGGCTCTTGCACAAATGTTCCAATTCCTGGGACATATGATATTTGATGTGTTATGTTTAAACAATTATTTTTTAAATCAACATCATCAATTGTTATTCCGCATAACTCACCAACACGAACTCCTGTTTCATGCAGTATAATAAGCATATCTGTATATTTCTTATAGACTTTACTCGTTTTAGAAAAGTCAATAAGTTTTTTATACTGCTCTTCTGATAATAAAATTTTTTTCTTTTTCGTAGGCTTTATAAGTTTATTCAAGCTAAATGAAAACGGATTATAAGAAATCATATTCTCGTCAACAGCCATTTGAAAAGCAGGAGAAATTATATTTTTCATATTTCCGATAGCACATTGGCTCATTCCATTTTCGTTAAGAGATAAGAACCATTCTTTCGCATCTAATGTCGATATTGATGATATATTTTTTTCTCCGAATGGATCGTTTTTTATTTTTCTAAGATATTGCCCTCGTGTATAAGCAGAAGTTTCTTTAAGTGATTTTTTGTGAATAGTTTCATATCGTTTTATCAACTCATACATTGTTATTATCACATCGGCCTGTTCCACGTCAGACTCTAAAGTTTGTTTCTTTTTATCTCGAAGTGCTTTTAAATCATTTGCGTACATAGTATGCCGTTTTCCAAATTTATCTGTCCAGCGGTATTGATACAGGCCATCTTTTCTTTGACTCTCACCTTCTTTTAAAACTCTACCTTTGTTATCTTTACGTCTTTCCATAATATTAGACTCCTTACATTATAATAAAGAGCCTTGATGTGACGACATGAGTATACCACACCAAAGCTCAAATTTCAAATTGAATAAGACTGATCTATGTACTTTTCAAGAGCTTTACGTTTGATAAGACGTTTTCGGCCTACAAAAAGCACAAACGGACAGTTTTGTTCTTCCGCCATTTCTCGAAGTTTGCATTGACCAATATTCGAATATGCTGCAGCTTCTTCTATTGTAAGGGTGGCTTTTTCCCAGATTGGAACTTCTTTCATAGAATCTCCTCCATCTTCTCCGACCCGTATCGTGACACGCACACATTATATAAGAGCATCGCCCTGGTCATCAGGCCGACACCGCCGATACGAGGTGTAACTTTGATATTCTCCATCTCATAAACAGCGTCAGCGCAATCACCGTGCTGCTTTCCGTTCTCGTCGTAGTTGATACCGACATCGATACAGACCTCGACTCGATCAAGACCAAACGGCGTGATAAAGTTGCGTTTTCCGACCGCAGAAATAATCACATCGACCATTTCATATCCGAGGGCAGTGGCCTTCATGGCGGAGCCCGTGCTATTCACAGAGATCACATTACAGTGGCGCTTAATCAGCATATCGACCAACGGACGACCTACGATATCAGACTGACCACATACAAGCACATTCTTTCCGTCCAGATTGTAACCGATGGAATCAAAAATCTTCATAACGCCAAGCGGAGTGCAAGGCTGAAATGGTGATGTAGAATTAAAACCATCAACGTCAAGTTCGTCTGGAATACAAATATTTTTAGGATCGATATGTTTTGGCAACGGAAGCTGAACAATGATACCGTCCACATATTCCCAATTATAATCTTTTAAGATTTTGTTGTTCAATTCATCTTCAGTAATATTTTCTGGCAGCTTGATAAGCTCCGCTTCGATTCCAACCTCTTCGCAGTCACGCAGCTTGCCGCGAATATAAGCGTTGGATGCAGGGTTATCCCCTACTTGATAAATATGTAAAATAGGAGCATAGTCATCTTCTGTGATAATATTCTTGATTTTATTTTTGATATCTTGTGCAATAGATTTGCAATCAATAATCATTGTGAACCTCCTTATAGCATCATACCGGCAATGGCATGAATGACCCTCTCAAACATCTCGTGATTGAAAACATAGTCGCCAAGATCACGCACAAACGAGATGATATTATTTTCGCGGCCTTCGATTTTGAAATGCTTAAATCCTTGTGAAACCAGCATTTTGATTTCATCTTCATTCATAGATGTGCCAAGAAGAGGATTGCTGTTTCGAGTAGAGCCGCAATAGTTATATACTGTCGCCAACTGATTTTGCAGCTCCGTAATATCATCACCATTGACAATAGCCTGACCCAGCTTTGTGTTCAGCTGATAGTGACGGCCTGCCATGGGACAATTCGGCAGACACCGGTGATTGACAATAAATTCTACTCGATCATGGTCATGTAAATTCTTAATAAACTGCTCGTCATGGATCTTAAATGGATTCACAACGACAATATCAAAACGGTCAAGCAGACGATTATAATATTCGGCAGAATCATTCCCAAGACCGACTTCAACAGACGGTTTTACTTGCGAAGAAATCAGCTCAAGATTGGGATACATATAGCGAATATAATCAGCCAGTAAATCGGACATAACAATAACGCCGTTACGGTTTGTAAGACCATTTTGATTATTATGATCGAGGTGACGCAACATAATATTTGAAGTTTCATCAACAAGATCGCCGCGTGTAACAAACGGGCTTGAGAATGTCAAACGAACTCCAATACCAAGTTCATTATATTTATCTGCTCTGGACAGAACTTCTGACACAGGCAGATTTTTCTGTGGTGGGATACGACCACCCTGTAGGATTGTGGATATACTTCCAAACACATATCTGATGCCATTTTTCTCACAAGCCATTTTACAAGCTTTGTCAATATCAAACATCATTTCATCATGGCCGCAAAACGCGCCGATATTCCAATCGATTTCACCGCCGTAATCTTTTACAAGCATCAAGTTCTCCTTTCTTTATGAAGGTCTAGTTATTAAAACATCACGCCGCAATCATTCGATAGATAGCAGCCTTCCAATGAACTTGCGACTTTGCGATACTTATTATCAAGCTCAACAAGAAATGTGTTTATCATTTCATTATAAATATGTGCGGCCTCTTCGTAAGTATCAGCAAATGCATAATACGATTGATTTGTATTCACGCTGATTGTACGATTTTTTGTTTTAAACTTCGAGTTCCAATAATCCTTGTTATGAATAGATCCTTGTACCGGCTTGCAATTGATGCCGGCTTTCGTATCATCAAATCGAAATCCAGTGCACCAGACTGCTTTATCTTCTGGAACAGACATAAGTGTATAAGTCATATTCTTTATTCCTTCTATTACCTACAATATGCATGTAAAAAGGCAGATTCTCTTGCAAGCAATCTCATTCTAATTCCACAAGTGCATTTGCACTCAGGACATTGTATTTCTGCCGGACGCCCTGTATTATCATAATTTTTTACCGTTTCGCTAACAGGTCGTGCCGGTAAAGGCTATACATGAAATTCGGCTCTTTTAGCTTCAAATACACACCCGCAAGAGTCACAAGTCACTTTATATAATTTCTCAGAATATTTTGTCTGACTCGTTCCATGTTTTACAACATTCATATTTTTATTCCTCCCACCCACCACTGCGATTATGTATCAGATACCAAACTTGGCGTTTACCTTTTTCAAATTGTCGGCTGCCTCGGCATAAGCATCGCGTGCAGCATGATAATCGGCCATCTTAGCAGCCAGAATCCGTTTTGCTTCCCGCTCTGCGATATCAGCATTTGCGAGCTCAGGATTCAACTGGAAGCCGACCGCTTTGATACCGCTGGTGAACCCCTGCAAGTCTTTGTACGCAACCTTCTTCTCTGCGATATAAGTACCCTTCTTACCGTCAATAACTGACTCGGTGTTGAACATCTTCACCATACGGTCAGCGGGAGATCCTGCGATTTCGTAAACATAAAAATACTTTGCCATAATTTAGCCCTCCTCAACTTTTTCAAACGTATAAATTGTGTGTGCGGTTTCGATTTTTACGATTTTTTCATCTTCTGTAATCGAGACAGAAGTAACGGGAGATGTGTGCATCCCTCCAGGATATGGATAGCCCTCATTATCTTTTACATATCGGAATTGAGCAATCCAGCCGACAGGAATTGGACGGAACTGCATTGTCATACCGATCCATTCCGGATACCATCCGTCAGTACGAGTTTCGCCCGTATCTACGTAGACTGCATCCTTCATAATGTAATCGCCTTTCGGCATTTGAATCACATTGTTCATTAGTTTCTCCAATCAAAAGCTCCGCTTGTACTTTTTATGAGCTGCACTGATACTGTTGCAAGATCTCGATTGGCAATATAGTTCGAGTCAAGTTTAATCCAACCAGTTTCCTTCCCAAGATTTGCTTCAACCAGTGCTTCTATTTCTTCTTTCTTTTTGGTCGCATCCGATTCCATAGCTTCTCCAGCCTCTTTGTGGCTCATTTTATCGCGATAATCGGAATTTTCATAGTCAATTGAAAAGCTATGATCTATGCCATTTCTTAGACAATAGTCGACGTAGACAGTCCAGCATCTATATGGTTCAAATTGTCTTTGCTCTTTGACTTCTTCTGCCTTTTCAGGTTCTTCTGACGGTTTTTCTTCTGATTTATTCCAGAACATTTTACATCACCCGCTCCTTTTCATCCCAGTGTTTGATACCGTATTTGTCACGAACACGATTTAATCTTGCAAGAATTTCTTTATATTGCGGATTGTTTGGTTCTGTCTCGAACATGGCCGTCTCTGCTTTCCCAAGTTCTTCGTTATATCTATAACCACCATTTCTTAGCTTTTCCCCAATGACAATCAATTCGTCATCACTTTGTACCGATTCGTCATAGATACCATTTTCATCATAGTATTTAACACGTCTTTCTACATATGGGGATTTAACTGTATATCCAAAACTACATCGCATAAGCAATACTCCTTAATTGTTAAACACCAGTGCTTCCGAAACCATTATCACCACGCTCAGTTTCGTTCAATTCATCAACAACATCGAACTGTGCCTGATAATACGGAACGAACATGAACTGTGCAATACGGTCACCATGGACGATTTCCTGGGGCATATCAGAGTGATTGTGTAGCGGAATAAATGCTTGGCCACGATAATCCTCATCCAGCACGCCAACTTTGTTCGCAGGTGCCAGACCCTTCTTAGATGCCAGACCACTGCGGGCAAATCCGAGGATAGCCCAACCATCAGCAGGAGCAAAACGCAGGCCGGTACCGATCATACGGGTCTCATGCGGACGGATGTAAATAATAGGATTACCATGCTCGTCATACAGGTCTGCCTGATCCGCTGGGATATAAGCGTAAACATCAGCACAGGCTGCCTTCTCAGTGCCATAAGTAGGGATTTGAGCGTCAGGATAGATCTTATTTACTTTTACAATAGGGTTCATATTAGTTCTCCTTCCATAATACGACTTCGTTCTTTTTCAAGCTCCGCTTGACATCGATCACTCTTTGATTGTTGCTGCCAGCCCATGGCAATGAAATATCGCGCTGAGCCTCGATATATGGGCCATCCACCAGAACGTCCACATAATTCAGATGATCCCAATCTTTGATTTGATCCCACTTGTATCCAGTCCACATCCAGATATCCTTAGTGTCGCCGAACTCTTTGCGGACACGCGCACAGATATAGCCAACGATAAGCCGGTTCTGAACGAACAGAGGGTCTCCCCCGCTGAATGTCAAGCCTTGAATATAATCGGGGCGAAGCAGATCAAGCAACTCTTGCATGGTGTCTTCGACGAATGGGTTTCCGGCGGTCGCATCCCACGTCTGAGGATTATGGCAGCCGGGACAACGATGGGAACAACCTGAGCACCAGAGTGTGACCCTGCAGCCGATTCCGTTTGCGATATCTGGTGTTGTTATTTTGATATAGTTCACTGTAACTCTCCTTCTTCTGTTAATTCGTGATATAGTACAACCTTTTTATCAACTCGATACCAATCGGTATGAATAGGCTGAACGTACCAATTCTTGATACTACCGCAATCAGAATACGGATAGATACAAAAACCAATGAATGTGCTTCCATCTGCGCACTTAGCGATTACCCGTTGCCGATCTTGTGGATGTTTGTCATCGACCAACTTCTAGGAAAACTCTCCATGGCCACCAGTTGCGTGTACGGGTTCATATTTGAAATCGCTATATCTCAAAGGCTTTACAAATCCTATATCCCATACAATTTGTTCCACTTGTTTCACATCCTTTCATGCCACCACACCCACCCTACTTGTTTTATTTACTGCTTCTTACTGTTCGCAAATCTGCCAAAGATAAGCAGCACCAGCCAAATACCAGTTGCTGCCCATAGATTAAAATCTGGCCCAAGTAGCTTCCAACCGCCATATAATACAACAGTCGTAATGAACCACGACAGAATAAAACCAAGAAAGCCTGAAATGAATTTTGCAATATCATTCATGCGATATCACCTGCCTTTCCTTTAATTATCAACGAATCACGCGATTGTGCTGCTTGTTGATTGTTGTTTTCTGAATTTTTACCCATACCCAACTCTTTAATTGTCGCTAAGATGAACAACTCTGTCTCTGATTTCCTGAGTACGTCCCTGATTCCAGAAATTGCTTCCAATGTAACCGCAGGTACGCCGTGCAACATTCATCTTACTCTGGTCACGGTTGCCACAATTTGGGCATTCCCATACCAGCTTGCCGTTATCCTCAACGATCTTGATCTCACCGTCGTAGCCGCAGCACTGGCAGTAATCGGACTTGGTGTTCAGCTCGGCATACATAATGTTGTCGTAGATGAACTTCATTACACTGAGAACTGCCGGAATGTTGTGCTGCATATTGGGCACTTCCACATAGCTGATAGCACCGCCCGGGGATAGCTTCTGGAACTCGCTCTCAAACTTGAGCTTAGTAAAAGCATCAATATGCTCACGAACGTTTACGTGATAGCTGTTGGTGATATAGTCGTGGTCTGTGACATCAGGAATAATGCCGAATCGCTTTTGCAGGCACTTGGCGAACTTATATGTAGTAGACTCCAACGGAGTGCCGTACAGAGAGTAATCAATGTTTTCTGCTTCTTTCCATTCTGTGCACTTATCATTCATATACTGCATGATAGACAGCGCGAACGGTTTTGCTTCAGGATCGGTGTGGCTCTTGCCGGTCATATACTTCACACACTCATACAGACCAGCGTAGCCCAGGCTGATGGTGGAGTAGCCGCCAAAGAGCAGCTTGTCGATCTTCTCGCCCTTCTTCAGGCGGGCCAGTGCGCCGTACTGCCAATGAATAGGACTCATATCAGAAATAGTGCCGAGCAACCGCTTATGACGAGCCTGCAATGCACGATGACAAAGATCGAGACGTTCATCAAAGATTTTCCAGAATGCGTTCATATCTCTACCAGAGCTACATGCTACATCCACCAGATTGATGGTGACAACACCCTGATTGAAGCGGCCATAGTATTTCTGACCCTTGACCCAGTTCCCTGCATTCGCCACATTCTCAGTAGTTCGGTCAGGAGTAAGGAAGCTCCTGCATCCCATACTTGTCCACACACCGCCTTTGAGCTCCTTCATAACCTTTGCAGAGATATAATCAGGAACCATACGTTTTGCGGTACACTGCGCTGCCAACTCAGTCAAGTGATAATATTTAGAATCTGGATGGATATTATCCTCATCAAGAACATAAATCAGCTTCGGGAATGCAGGAGTAACATAAACACCGACTTCATTTTTGACACCTTTGATACGCTGTTTTAACATCTCTTCGATAATGACAGCTAAGTCATCACGAGTCTGACCGGCAGGAACCTCGTCCAGATACATAAACACAGTGATAAAAGGAGCCTGACCGTTGGTTGTCATAAGAGTGATAACCTGATACTGGATGGTCTGGACACCACGAGAAATCTCAGCTCTTAGACGACGATTTACAATACGGTCAATAGCTTCCTGTGAGGGCATTTTTTCGATATCGTCATTCTGAAGCATCTCATAGAATTCGTTATGAACTTCTGCTGTAATCTTCTTGCGGGAGACATCCACAAAGGGAGCCAGATGAGACAGCGTAATGCTCTGTCCGCCGTACTGGTTGGATGCCACCTGCGCAATGATCTGGGTGGCAATGTTGCAGGCGGTGGAAAAGCTGTGTGGTTTATCAATGCCAGTACCAGAAATAACAGTGCCGTTCTGCAGCATATCCTCCAAGTTGACCAAATCGCAGTTGCCTGTTACAATGCCACCATCCAGCGTAAAAGAATGAGTTTCAGGTTCTTCAACACACCAAGCATCATATTCAATTTCAGGTCGATACGGCGTAATCTTTTTCACAGACCACAAATTGTTCGCAATTTGATACTTTCTGAAGCGGAACTCAATCAGTCGTGCCTCTTTCTTAAAATTCGTATCACGAACGACTTCTGATTCGCTTGATACATAAAATCCTGCAACAGAAGAGATATCACGAATCATCTCCGCCACACGATCATCAGAAGTTGCAACTTTGTTGGCTTTTACTGCACCATCGGCAGCATAAAATCCTTCAAATAGATGTTGCTTTCCTTTTATATCTAAGAACCGCCACGCTTTTGCGTTCAGGAAATCTTGTTTAAACGCACCCCTGTGTAAAACATAAGCATCACCATGATAAGATTCTGGATATGTAACGGTATCTCCGGCTTTTACAAAATTATCTGCGTATCTAATTTTATTGCCACATAGACGAACTGTAGTATAGTCATTTTTCTTATCAAGACCATCTCCGATTGCAAATCCTGTAGCCCATGCCTGATAATCTGCTTTTGATTCCATTTCGTACTTAGAAAGCTCAGGAAGCATGGCTAATGTCATTCCCTCTTTTAATTCAGTGGTTACAGAACCATCATTCAGCAACCATCTGTGATTTGCCGTGCAGAAGACATGCTTAACAGACCGACCTGCCTGAAGCATAACATCCTGCATTTTTTGCTTCCCGTACTTTTTTACAGTAGCGGTGTGCCATTTGCCATCAGAACCGACAACTTTTACTGTTTCACCGTCATTGAAATCTCGAAATTCTTTTACGCCACTGTCGGTCACAAAACGAGTATTGCTCTTAAAGCAGTTGTGCATGTGCTGAGCAAAATAATCTGCATCATGGAAGTGAATCAAACCATCTTCATGTGCCTTAACGATCTCAGGGTCCAGCAGAAGACGAGCGGTTAGATCCTTTGATACCTCACCGGCCATATAGTCGCGCTGAACGCTGTTCACGGTGGGGTTCTTATTACTGTTCTCTTGATTGATCGCATCATTCTTAGCGTCGATGATTTCAAGAATACTGGCATTCGTCTTTTCCTTGTCGCGAATTTCCTGACGGAGCTTTCGCCAGTGGCTATAAGATTCAGCTACATCAGCAAAAGGACTTGCTTTCAGCTGCTCAATGACGATATCCTGGATCTGCTCAACAGAAAGAGTGTCCGGCATCTCAGCGATATGATCCGCAATTGCATTCGATACACGAGAATCAATACCGCCTGGAGTGGTGGTCATCGCCTTTTCGATTGCATTCACGATCTTAGACTTATCAAACGGAGCTTTTACGCCATTACGTTTGATTACATACTCCATATTCCATCACCTCCTTATCAATAATAACGCTGCTCGCCCATCATTTTTACGGCATAATCTTCATACCAACGAGCCTTCTTCTCGTCCTGCTCTGCGGTTACACCGGGCTTAGAACCATCACGGAAGCGATACTTGTAGGCATTGCAAATACAGAACCAGCGGACAGCCTCGTCGCCAAACAGCTTACGCATATTCTCAATGCATTCCGTGCCATGATAGTGAGCGGGGCCATTCACATACTCATACGGCTGTGTATCAGACTGCGATGACTCTTCATTTTCGTTAGACTCACAGGAACAGTCGTTATCGGTGTCAGGTATATCGTTCTTGCAGCAATCGCAATCGTCATCACACAGGTCTTCTTCGTCATCGTCTTCATCGTCATCCTCATCGAGGTGGCAGATAACATCACCATCAGAGATTTTTTCGGCACAATCGCAGTTCTCACAGTCGTAATCGCAATCGTCCATATCAATATCCTGCTGGCTCATAGCATTGATCAGTTCGTCGCGGAACATATACTTGATATCTTTGATGCCACAAGCTTCGGCCAGAGCATGAAGGATGTCGTTGTCCAGAGCGGCCAGATCGGCAGTGTTGAAATGAGCGATACGGTGGCCGGTTTTCTCGTCGATGTCTCCAGTGGCCTCCAGAGTCAGGTAACCAAGAACCTTGTCGTTGTCATCAACATCATCGTCATATTCATCGTCTTCCGGAGTAACCATAATAGAAGAATACAGATCGTGATGATTCTTATAGATGTCGGCCAGCAGATTATGCCAGATAGGACTCTCCTTCCGAATGCTCCATTCAACGACATTCCCTACCCAGTCCTCCTGACCAAATAGATACATACCCTTTTCGTTCAGATCGTGATAGGTCTTGCTGATTGCCAGAGTCATAGGCATCAGCAGCTCGTCGGTATGATAGATCAGACGCAAGTGGCCATTTTCCATGGTGACATCACAGTTTTCGATATTAAACATCTTGCTCATATGTACGCTCCTTACTTCTCGATAGTTTTATAAACATCTGCCAGCTTCGGGTGGCGGCCACAGCAGCGGCTCCCCTCGGGACAGAACGGATACTTGGGATTAGCCTCACAGGACGGAACCATCCATGCGCCGAGTTCAGGGCAAACCTGAGCAACCTGGAATTTGATTGCCATAAACAGTCTACGGATCTCACGCTGGGCACGAGTGCAGAGCCGCAGGTGGCTCATTTCAATCAGTGACCGTGCGTTGATGGTAACATAAAGCTCAGTACAGCAGGCATTCGGCAGAACAGCACGAGCGTCTTCATTGGCAGCACCGTGATACTCTTTCAAGATGCGATAGTCGTTGGCGATATCTGCCATCATACCATCAAATACATCCGCGTCTTCCCCACTGAATGGATTGACATACTGCATAACACTTTCATCACAATAGCGCTGGCTGCGAACACTCAGACTGATATGCCGATGGCGGCTCAACTGCGCCAGAAGCGCCCGACTGACACCGGTGACATGGAACGTAAAACTGATGTGTTCAAGCACCGAGGTGTGCCCGGTCGCCTTACATCCCTTTGCGATTCGATAAGTCTCGGTCGGCTGCGAATCGTAACAGACACTTGCTGCCAGCTCTGCGATACTGAGCGGATTCTTGTCTGCATCCTTCTTTACCGGCTGTGAATACGAAATCAATTCGACTTTCATTTACTGCCCCTCCTTGATAAAATCATCCACTGTTTTTCTGCCTGTCAAAACCTGTTTCATTTGTTCGGGCGACAATTTATATGTAATAACCTCACCACATTCATATCCGTAGCGCCGAATCTGACGCTCGCATTCTGCTGTGGCGCGTTCTTTGCGGCCAAGCTCTCTTTGATTGATCCCTCGCATGGGACCTCACCTCCCTCCTTATTCGGTATTTACAATCTCTGTTTCAATATCGTATGCGTACTTGCCATACTTTGGGAATGCAATCATCGTGCCATGTGCCCAGAGGAAATAAAATTCATCCAGTTCTGCGACGATTTCAAAGCGTTCTCCATAGCGAAGCCGCCAACAGAGAGATTCATCTTGATAATTAAGTCTTAGATATCGACGTGTCCAATTTTTCATTGCGAATCTCCTTTAAGATTCGGTCGAAAGTTTTCTCAGCGTGAACGAGATCATCAATTGCGCAATCGATATAATCAGGCTCGCAAAACTCAAAATGATTTTGGGCGATTGTAATTTCTCGTAATGCTTGTCGATACCTTTCAAAAAGCCACTTCTCATTGTTCATACACCGTTCCTTTCAGCACCTCGAAATATGGGTCGCCATCTCGTTTTTCCAGCTGAGTCAATTGGCCATCATTGGCCACAGAATATAGACGAAAGTTTTTATAGATCTTATCGCCTTTGATTGTAGCCAGAGACGTGATGACGTAGTTGATATTGTGTTCTTCTGTGCCGTCCGTGAGTTGAACTTCGAGCCGTTCTTTCTTTGGGATGGCTAATTTACTGAAATCAACCATAAGACACCTCACAAATCAGCAAGCTGAGCAGGAGACCAGATATCTGGAATATCCCAATCTTCTTCCGATTTTCCATTATAAATTCCGTAGAAATATCCTTCGGACGGTACATAAACGACTCGCTGCCAGTCATTCATTCCGTGTGACTTCTTTGGCTCAAAATCACGAGTCAAAATTCTACGTCCACCGCTGCTATAAGCGGATGTCTTTGTAGGAACCTCGATACATTTGTTGTCCAAAATCCGAAGAATGTGCTTAATGGACTTCTTAGAAAGATTCATAACTTTCTCCTTAGCCGTAGCTTACTTCGTTCTTATCATCACGGAATCGCACAAAAGTCGGGAATTGCAGGGACTCAAGGCCGGTCTTTTTATCCATTGTGACCTCTTTGTACTTTAATTCGATGATACGTCCGATGTAATCACCCTGATTCGCCCACACGGTAGCTCTCGTAGCATCATCAAAACCGGAACCAACACGAAGCTCGTTGCCCTTGTAGTCAACAACCAAAGCGCCCATCGTACCAGCCAGACGGTTCTGACCCTCTTCAATTGCAGTGACACGAAGATCAACAGTATAAAAACGCTTGATTTTAAGACAGCCAGTGTGACGCGCCCGCTTATAAGGAACCGATGTATTAAGCATGAGTCCTTCCCAATCATGTTTGACTGCATAATCGAGCCACTGAGGAATCACACTTTGATCTGTACCTTCGTAGACCATCGGCACGACCTGGATATTTTTGAGCCCTTTCTGCTCGATCGTAACGGCTAAATCTTCAAGCCATTTACGACGGAGTTTATATGGCGTAACAAAAGAACCATCTTCATAAGGAAGGCTGCCTTTGCCGTTCTCAAACTCATCAGTAGGAATCAAATCAAACACAACGAACTTGATCTGGCTTTTATCTCCATCCGAGTTCAACATACCAGTACCAACCCGAAATGCCTCGCCGTCTGATAGCCCTTTGCTATTACGGTATACTAGCTCGCCATCGTAGACGTATTCATCAATCAGCGATTCATCACCAAGCTCTTTGATGATGTCGTCCTTAATATGGTCGAGGCCAGTAAACTCTTGTCCCTGACGAGAAATGAACTTGCCACGGTAGAAGGTGCCCCGGTTACCATTCATCTTGCGGCTGAGACTGAACCAGGTGCCCGGCTTGAGTTTGACTTTATCGATAGGATATCCCTGCTGGACTTCCCAGACCGGAATTACCACTTTGCCAAAAATCTTATTGACCGTAGCAGCTTCAACACCCAGAGGCAAATTCTTGGTGAACACTCGAATCAGAAAATCTTTATGTGAAGCATTCCAGTAGATATAACTGGCTGCCATTGACAAAGCCATGTCAGAGCCGGTGTTGCACTCTGCCAGGAATAAGCAGATATCTTGGAAAGTGTGTGGAAATTTATCCACGATTCGCACCTTCTTGTTAATCTTCGCCTTAGAGATTCCTGTTGTGATCTGTGGATCGAGAATGAAATCAAGGAAGAAAAATAACGAATTCTCACCGATCTCGTTTTTTGCATCCAACAAGACTGTTGCCTTATCGGTCTTTTTTGTGGCTTTCTGGAGCTTTTTTGTCAGTGTTTCCAGCTTGTCTAGCAGGACACCGTCCAGAATCAGCTCACCTTCAAAATCAAGTGATGATGTCATCTTCAGTCCCCTTTCTTGTTCTCTTGGTTTTTTGTGGTAGTTCATAATGGGTCAGCGCTTCACGCATTTCGTGGAGAAGAAACGCATGAATCAGCCATGATGTGGTATCTGGCTCACAAAAAATGATCTGACTGTTATATCGAGCAAGCCATGTGGTGAGACTGCCCAGCAATGAAGCAGGTGTCATCTTACTGCGATATGCACCGCGATTGATCTTTTCCCATGAACCGTTTTCAATCAGTATGTAAGTTTTTGCTCCGGCTGCTGCCGCTCTGTCGAACTCTTTAGCGAACCGAATTCGATTCGTTGTGAAGTTGCCGCAGATTTCATCTATGGAATTCTTTCTTTCAATGGTTACCTTATCTGCCAACGAGAATTTTTCGCCATTGGGCAGTGTTACTTCAGCACTATAGTCACCAAAGTCCAGCCGCTTACGCATATAAGCACACGGGAACGACGAGAGACGCTGATGCAGAAGTGGAGTATCCTTTTCGCGGTCATCAACAATAATCACCATTGACTTGAGGATCTGAGTGATTTCGTTATATGTCACTTTGTCACCTCCTTTCACCGCACATGAACGTATTTACGAAGAATCGTTTCTTTGTCGGTCTTGGATTGAATCCACTGGCCCTGCTCATCCTTTGACCAGCGGCCTTCATCCCGCTCTTCATCAATGCGAAGGATGTCGCCTTTCTCGATTGGGGCAGCTTCCAGAGTACGGGCTTTCACCTTAAGACGCCGCTGTTGCCCGGTTTTGAGGACATAGGCTGTAACCGTTTTATTGGAGAACTTGCCATCAATATCCAAGACATAGATATAGGAATCTTTGAGCTTCGGCATAGTAAGCTGGATGTAGCCAAGGCAATCAGCTTCATATTGGATGCGGTCTGTAATTGAAGTTTTGATATCTTCTGTTTCTCTCGCCAAATTCCGAACAACACCAAGCCAATCCACATTGACATATTTTTTCTCAGTCTCTTTTTCGCACAAATAAAGCATCGTGTCATGAGAGAAGAGCCGATCCATGTCAATCTTGTTAAGCTGCTTTGCTCCGAAGTATTTATTAAAGATATCCACCTGGGCAAGAAGCTGATTGGGGTTCCCGAACTCCGAAAAGAAGTCAAGCTTAATAAGAATTTTAAGCTGGCTACTGTCCGCGATTTTCTTCATTTTGTTCACCATAAGCAGATCAATGAAGGAACTGAACTTATCATTGCGGAGCTTATAAAACTCCCGACTAAGCCGCTTGTTCAGATACTTGATAGACTCCATTCCCTGATAGATTTTCTTATCTGTCTTATCGTAGACATATTCATCCCTGGAATGGCGGAACTTGATTGGCATGATCTGGATGCCACGTTCGTTCGCAAGCTTGGTCGCATTGACGATTTTTTCTTGCGTATCCGCAGTGTTCAGAAGTGCCGTTACAAATTCGTGAGTGTAGTAATAGCGATAATACGCACAATAATATGTAAGGATTGAGTACCCGGTAGCATGGTTCAAACCAAACTGATAAGAGGCCGAATTCTCGATAACCTGCAAGAATTCTTTTGCTTCTGTCTCAGCTGTTTCTCTTGGCTTCGTTGAGTGATTACAATAGCCGTTCAGGATACGAGGCATTGCCGCATCCAACTCCGCTTTGTTCTTATGACCGATTGCACGACGAATACTATCTGCATCACCGCCGCTCATATCACAGAACTGTTGGAGGAATGCAATGGTCTGTTCCTGAAAGACAAGCCAGCCCAGACTATCTTTTAACAGCTCGTCGATTTCAGGCGACGGATTGTGATTTGCTTCATGCCGGAAGAGCTTATCTCTGTAAGAAGCACCGCCGGGTCGAATGGCTGCCGTGACCAAGCTCAAATCTGCGATGCTGTGAACATCGTATTTTTTGAGCGAATCAAAAGCGAAGTCTTCAACGAACTGGAAAATGCCAACCGGAGACGTTTTCATATCTGCCCAGACTGCCTGGTCATCGAAATCCATTTCCCAAGTGTGCGGGTACGGAATGTCAGCCAGCTTACAGGTCTTATCAATAACAGACACTGTATCAAGACCGAGGATATCGTACTTTGCCAGACCAACTGCATGAGATGCTTCCATGTCAAGACACAGAATAGGTAGACCGTCTTTATCTTGGAAGACACCATACCTTTTATAAAGGTCGATTGGAGCGATGATGACACCAGCCGGATGGTGAGACAGCGACACGATTGTTCCCTGCAATCCATCGAAATAGTAGAAGATATCAGGATGATCCGCACGGCACTTTTCAGCGCTGACATCGTATTCCTTTTTCACTTTTGCGATTCGATCAAGGGAATAAGGATTCTTGGATTCATCTACATCTGGGTTTTCTCGCTTCCAGACTTTAGCAAGGGCTCGTCCAATCTCGTCGATTGTCGCTTTCCCTGCCAGAGTACCCATAGCCAGAACGTATGCACATTTCTCGCGGCCGAACGATTCAAAGATGTGGTTGTAAATCATGGGGCGATAAGCATCCGGCACATCGATATCAATATCGCCAATCTCAACACGGTTTTCATTACAGAAGCGCGAGAACACCAGATTCCAGCGAGCCGGGTCAACATCGATAATGTCTGTGACGAATGCACACCGAGAACCTGCAACAGAACCACGACTTGGTCCAAATGGAATACCTTCATTTTTGCCCCAAATCATCAGGTCGCTCATAGAAAGCATAAAGCCCAGCATATTGGTTTTCTTGAAGACTGTAAGCTCTTCTTCTACATCCGCCCTAAACTGTGCGACTTCATATTCAGGAATGATACCGCGATGAATTTTGTCATTCAGCATATCATGGGTTCGTTTGATATAAACCTTGGCATCTGATTCAGAGGTCCCAGTCAAAATGGGATATCGTGCCTTTGTGCTCAGAGTGAAATCGTTGACACTATCGGCCATCCGATTCGTATTCTCGATTGCTTCCATCCAGACTTCACGAGGGAGCGCATCTTGCACAGTGAACGCATCGACTAGTTCATTGTAAGATTTGAAAGTTAAATCAAACTCGTCTTCGCCAGTGAATTCGATTCCCTTGCCCATCATAAGGATCTTACGGCACTCTGCTTTATACGCATTCAGACTATGGGTATCAGTTGCAGCAATCAGTGGTTTGTGATATTTCTTAGAAAGCTCCCAGAGATACTGGTTATATTCCTTTTGATCGTCACAATCGTGATACTGAATCTCATAATAGTCATAAGTCTCGCATAGTTTGTCATAGACTTCTTGACGAAATCCATCACATTCTGACGTGTATTTACGAAGTGGACTTGCCAGGCAGGCAGAGATTTTGATGATGTTATCAGACAGACCAAAGAACTCTTCAAAAGTGATGCGCGGCTTATAATACTTGTGGTCAGCATCATAAGATGTGCCCATTATTTTGTTTAGCTCCAGAACACCACGAGCATTTTTGCAAAGAAGAATCGTATGGAAGTTGTCGCGAACTTTATAGCGTTCAGCATCCATCATTTTACCGATTTCCTCTTGTGCTTCCTGCGGGTCCCATCCCTGATAAGATTCATAAACCTCGTCTGGAATCTCTGGATAGTGATATATCTCAGAAGTAAGATATACCTCGCAACCAACGATAAACTTCAACCCCTTCTTTTCTGCATACTGTTTCTTTTCAGTCCAGTTAAGGTTGTAACCATGGTTGGTAGAAGCAATCGCTTTCATTCCGTAAGAAGCAGCGAGATCAACATAGTCTTCCCATTTTGTACAAGAATCAAGGAGCGAACCTTTATCGTCGTGCAAATGGTATACAACATAGTTTTGCTCCATGAATCCTCCTTAAAACAAATCGTCTATACCGACCACGTTTGGGTCTTTTGCCGCATAAAACGGCCGTTTGTTGATGCAATCCCGAAGCGGTTCACAGGTTTTGCGATGACCACAGAGATTTGTACAGAAGAAATTGGGACTGCCATTTTTTTCTTCAATCTCTCGTGCAGGCCATTCGCCACTACGTTTTCGCTCCTCGAACTCGTCCGCTGTTTCGTTTATGTAGTCGATGCATTCTTTGCGCAGTTCATCGGTGACAGGATACGGTCTGACATATGTAGTCAATTTAAACTGGCAGCGAATATCTTCCGGCAGATCATTGATATCGTTCGATTCGATAAATGCCTGGGTAACAATTTCGATCTGCTCACTGTCATACCCGGCGGCTTTCATTTTGGAACGAACTGTGGACCGCAGCGTGTAACCCACTTTGCATCGATCAAGCACCTTTTCGGCTGGTTTTGCACGTTTTCCGAATCCGGTTTCGTATGTAATCTTGCAGTATTTCACCATGATCCAACAAGGAACGGCCGTTTTGAACCCAGCCTGTTCAAGCGCCAGAGTGTACGCGACAAGCTGACGACCATAGTGAAGCAGATCTTCATCCTTAAACTGACTGGAAGTCTTGATATCCAATACCTGCAGCCGCCCGTCTGGCAGGACACGAATCAAATCCGCATAACCCTGAAGATAGCGATCATCGCGAAGCTTCAGAATAAGCAGCTTTTCGACTTCGTACTCACCCTTTGGACTAACCCAATCACGAGCCATACAACGCATGTTTGAGATCCATTTATCGCGGATGCCATTGCCGCCATCTCTCGTTTTGGGAAAATCAATCCCAAGCATATCGAGTTCGTCCAGACCGTTTTCAATGGCAGGACCGATATCCGCTTCCGTGTTCTTCCCTTCAATGATTCCTTCCAGCGTATCGTGGACCACAGTACCAAGAGATGAGTACACATTGGCACACTGTTCGCGCTTTTCGATATATGTAAGATACGCATTATACGGACAATCATGGATGGTGCCGAGCTTTGAATAGCTGTACACCTGCGCCCCTTTGTCATACAGTGCCTGCAGCTCTGGCGCGATTACTCTTTGTCCCATTTACATCACTCCTCTACCCATTTCACATATTTTGTTACGCCCTCTTTGTAAACATCTTTACCAAGATCAGCGATATTCATTTTGGAGCCCTCCTGAATCAACCCGTTAGGCCAAATGTATCCAACCTTTGTTTTTAAGATCGGATTGTTCACGATAAGTTTTTTACATTCGTTGACCAGGTGCTCTTCTTCAAGCCCTTCATCGTAAGCCAGAATGATTTTCTTTGGCAGCAGTCGTTTGATGTATTTGGTTTGCGTATCTGATACATGACAGCCACACGTTGCAAGGGCAATATTGCAGCCGAACGAATCGCATTGCTGGACTGCCTTTTCAGATTCAAACAGAACGATATTCCCTGTTTCCTGAATCCGATGATAATTCTCAGAGTACCCAAACAGTGTTTTACTGCGTGGACAAGCAATCAATGGATACCAGCGTTTATCGTGTTCACACTCGTAATTGGCGCGACCCATGATGCCGACCAAAGAACCATCTGTTGCACGCTCTGGGATCGTGATTCGATTTGATTCCACATCATAACCGACACCGAATTTTTGCTGAGTATCCAGACTGATACCATCTTTGATGAAGCGGAGATTGTATTTGTTAGCATACGGTTCCAGAGTCTCCTCCGGGTACGTTTTCAAATCTTCCATCTCTTCTTCATAGTCAGGCATCAGTTTTAAAAAGAATCCACCGAACGGCCAATGCGTTTTGATGTTGACCTCTTCTTCTGAGATGCCAGCCTTTTGTGCAGCGAATTTCAAAGAATCTGGAAATGAACATCTTTTGATATCCATAATCAGACTGAAAAGATTCCCCTTTTGGTTTGTAGAAAAAACAAAGAACCGAAGCGTGCCGCAATCGAGCATACAACTGGTTGGATTTCGCTGCTCTTCCCGAGCGAACCGCAGATTATTTTTGAGAGGATTGAACTTGATATTTTCAAAGCCAAGTGCTTCAAGGATCTGAATGATTTTGTCTGGCTGATTTTCAAGCTTAGACGTTAATACATTGACATCCATTCATATCGAAGCCTCCCTTCTTATTTATCTGCGGTCGTATTGGCCATGGTCATTTACAATGGTACAGAAACCAATTTCGATCCAACGGTTCCAAGCTGAATCCCACTGATAAAGAAGGGTTTGACCATCTTCATCAGAACGAGTTTTATTCAGAAAAAGAACCATATATTTTTTGTCTTTATCCATGATGAATGGCTCTTTGATTTTTGGATTATCCTTATTTCGCCGATAGGGATTGCAATCAAATTTCTCACCGGTATATTCGTCCTGCCAACATGCCCTGGCAAAGACAGCTTGAGCCACCACTTCTTTTATCTGTTTTGAGTTTGACAGACAAGTTGCGTCAAGCCAACGCTGATTCGTAGTATGTAATGCCAACTGGAAAGTGCAGATCATAGCGACCTGTTCTTTTGAAACGGTATTAAAAATGCGACGGCTGTTCATCAACAATGCCTGCCACATCTTATCGTCAATACCGTCATCCGATTTCATGGTGTCGTAGATGATTGCCTTTGTGCCAGATCTTGCAAGACGCTTGATGTACTGAAGCACTTTAGAAGTGTCGTTTTCGAACATTTTTACAAAGCGAATATTGGAATACTTTTCTTTTGTAATGGCTGCTGCCTTACGAAGCATCTCCAATTCCTCTTCATTAAAATGGCCAAGACTGAGCTTTTTACGGGTGATTTTCCAGTAGTCCAATTCTTTCGTGAGGATGTGAACCAGTAACATATTTTTATATGCCTTGCTCTGCATCTCGTTTGAAATAATCGCAACGCCTGTGCCGCCTTCTGCAAATGGGAGAACCATATTTTCAAAGATAAAGCTTGATTTCCCTGTACCGCTGTGGCCAGCAAACAAATACATATCCCCAACAGGAGCACCAAGTGTCAGATAATTCAATAGAGGTGCTCCGGCTGCATAACTGATTCCCTGATCCATGCCGGCATTGCACTGCTGGATGTATTTTTCATCAACAACAAGATTTTCGATCTTTGAATCATTGCCGGTTGTCAGCGCCACACTGTTATTGAGCAGCTCGAAAGTGTTATACACATCTTCGTTCGTTGCATCATCAAAGCGCTCCGGGTGACTAAGTAGCTCATCATACTTGGTGGCCAAGATTTTGAGCGTATTCATTTTGGCGATTTGGTTGTAATAGCTGTCCGTGTTCTCCGGATCGACCAGATCCATCATCGCCTTACAAGCACGCCATCCGTTCAGTTCTTCGTAATGCCGACGGAGTGTAGGTTTGTCGGCAAGATATGTATCAAGAGTGATATTATCGATATTAGAAAAACCCTGCCGACGAATGCCGCGACCAACCATGAAATAGAAAACCTGTTCCTCACAGATCAGGGTTTTATCTGTTCCCTCGTTGATGTTTTTGTAATCGTCGTATCGCTGGGGATCTTTCCACAGACAAAAAACAAAGCTTGCTTCGGCCTGTACACGATTTGCTTCGATCTTTTCAATCGCCTTGGTTAAATCCATAAATCGTCACCTCCTAGCAAGCTGCTAACATCTTTTCCTTTATGTGCAGTACCGATCGTTGACAGGTCGATCATTGTGTCAAGATTTGGTTCTGCATTATTCTTAACAGTCTTTTCTGCCTTATCTTTTTCACGCCGGTAAACAGCGCCGATATTGTTGCGAATGATCGCCATCAGATAACTGCACTTCCCTGCGTCATCCTCGAACTTCTTATTCTGCATTGCCCACCGAATCGACTTTTCGTTTTCATCCATGGTTTGCTGAATGATTTCATCCGAGTAAAAATCCAGTTCCTTCAGCCGGCGAAATACGATCGTTGGCATTGGCTGACCATTTTCCGGGTCATATCCAATAAAATCCGCGATCGTACTGCACAGCTTCTTATAAGATTCCATCGTGCGGCCTGGCTTCTTTTGAGGAGCTGGCTTATTCTTTTTCGCCTTTTCCCTGCGCCGCCCGGCCAACCACGCCTGATAAACCGCTTCAGATTGAAAGTAGCGATTATTTGGCGCTTTATAAAATTGACTCCTGGGGCCTTGCACCCCGGTAGCCATACATTTAACTGTAGGTTCCTTTGCCATATTTCCTACCTCAACATACCCACCATCCCGCCCTGCGTATTTATTTCAGAATAACCATATAAAGTGTGAATGGTTAGACCAAAGAATAAACGCGTTTTAATGCGTCAATAGGAAATTCCGGATCAGAGAACTTAAGACCGACCTCGTCGCGGATCGCCTTGATCTGGGCCTTAACATCGGCAGAAGCGTTACCAAAACGGTCCTGGATAGCGCTGATCCACTCGGCACGGTGGGGCTCGTCCTCTTCAGCCTGAGCTGCAGCACGATTTTCTGCGTCTTTACGACGAGCGATTTCTGCTGTCTTTTCCTGCTGTGCGGCCTCTTCCTTCTGACGGGCAGCCATATCAGCGTCAGTCATCGGCTTCATAGTAGCAGAGTTCTTGACACCCTCTTCAAACGCTTCGACGAAAGCCTTTGGGGTGAAAGGAACCTTTTCAGGCAGACCATGGAAACGAGAACCAGCATCCAGACTTGCAGTAGCACGCAGATACAGGACACGATTTTCTCCAGTAACCTTCTTATCCTTGATTTCACGATCAAAAACCGCCATCATAACCATCTGGGCGGTGTCAGCAATAGCACCATACACCTTATCCATCAGGTTATTGGTCCAAACCTGATACTCTTCACCAGTGACCATATCAGTACGAGTCTTTTCCTTGACGTGAGACAAGATAAACACGGCGATACCGGCATCTTCCAGACGAGTGATCTGCTCTTGGATCAGTGCAATCACACGGTCAAGTCCCCGACCGTAACCTCCAAATGCATCATTTATGCTCTTGCACGGCTTACCGGTCTCTTTACGAGACAACCGAATGGCCTCCTGTGCAGCGATATCATACAGGCAATCCAAGGTATCGATTGCAACCAGCTTAATACCGTAGTCCTTATTGTTCTCGACGATATCATCAACAATCTGAATGAAACCACGGCTGTCGGTCTCTTCGTCGTAATCCTGATTAAAAACCTTCGCTTCTTCAACCTGCAGATCATCCAGAGCGTGATAACCATTCTCAGCGCCACAGGAAATCAGTAGACCCTTGGTTGCGTCACCATACTTCTCTTTGATCAGATCACGAATGAAAGTAGTTTTACCGATCTTGCGAATTCCGAGCAACATATAATGAGGATAGCTGCCAAGGTCTGCCTTAATACGATTGATTTTAAAACCCATTATGTATTCTCCTTTTTAATTTTCATTCCATTGTAAATCGACAGGATCAAAACATGGTGTCGATATCATCATCGCTGTCTTCCGGGGCCTCGACTGCAGGAGCAGCTTTTGCCTTGGTCTTAGCCTTGGAACCGCCCTTCATCATGTCGTCCACGCTTTCATCAACCGCCGGGGTCCAGATCTCATCCTCGAACTCACGAGCAGTGTAACCAGAATCAGCTGCAGTCTTGCACTCCTCAAATTCACCAGTCAGGATAGGCTTTACCAGACGCAGCTCCTTTTCCCGATCACCGAGGATATTCCCACGCGGCTTGAAATCTTCCATCTTAGAGATGCCGAGTTCGACCTGTTCCCGCTGCTGTTCAGTCAGGCTGTCCATAGTAAACGGAACCTCTTCAGCGCCATTGACGACTGCGATCTGCCAGTTCATATGGACAGGATTGCGAGACTTGGTTTCCAGATAGCGCATCTTGTAATCGTAGATTGCCTTATGCTTCGGCTTATCCATATCAAAAACAGCGGTATTGAACACGGTGTCGATCTGGAACATCTTCTGTACGCCATCTGCCTTAGACCACATCGGGGTGTAACAATGCATCATAATCTTGCCGTCATCCTTCAGAGTGGTTGTATCCATGCTATCCTTGTCGTAATACAGATCCAGATTCATAGTCAGATGAGGAACGTCCTTCTCGCCAGGCATATACACGTTCTGGATCTGATACTCACGATAAACCTGATCCTTGTATTTACCGGTGCCTGGACGCAGAACGAACTTGCCTGTGACAACAATATCGTCCTCATAACCGGCCAGAGCGGACTCCAGATACTCGATCATGTCCCACTCGGTAATGAACTCTTTGCGCTCGCCCAGGTTCACTGTGAACTTTTTGGTGCTGGCAACGGTCTTGATCACATCTTCGTCCAGACGATTACTCCACGCGACCTCGATATTGTTTCGGTCAATATCCATGGTCTTGATCTCGTCATTCTTAAAGCCTTCCAGCTTGACATAACCAAGATTATTTCCGGCTTTGATACCAAAGTTAATGCTGATTTTCTCACCCTTGTCGTAGGTGTCGCGCTTCACGAACGGGACCTTTTTGGAAACGGTGACCTTTCCGCAAAAGCTAAAGCGAGAGTAAACGTTGTTTTCCTTACTTGCCATATGTACCTCCTATGTAATCAGTTATCAATAATCGGATTCTTCAGTAGTCTTATGTTCCCACTCCGGCACCTTTGGGGCAAAGGGAACAACGAGGGGTTTGTGTTTGCATCTGGACATGAATTCATCTGCCAGCTTGTCATAACAGTCAGAGCAGAGAGAGAACTTCATATAGTCCCCATCACGCTTGCTCCCGTAGAAGAAAGGCAGTTCCAGGTTACCAAGATTGGTCTCATCGCAGGTGTCCAGAGTCTTACCACAAAAATTACAAGTCATATTGTTTTCTCCTATCTAATTTGACGAAATGCTATCGAATCAAATCAGGAGACGCACGTCCATACAGCATCTGTACTCCCCTTTCGATTTACTATTTATAAATTCACTTCAGTTCCATGATGTCATCAAAGAGCATCACGTATTCATCCGTGTATTTATTTCCATGGAAGTGGCCAAAGTACCACATCGGCTCTTGGTACGCCGGGAATAAGGAGTAGATTTCATCAAAGAATTGTTCTGTTGACTTGTCTACTGTGCTCTGATCAATGCCAGAGATGAAAAGCTCAGTTGGCTCGAACCGCAGCGGGCAGGTATGGGTCAACATAATATCGATTTGTTTTTCCGTTGCCATCAGCCGTACAAGCCCCTTTGTTAATTCATTCGGCTGTTCATCCGGCCACCAATGCCAACCGCGCCGCAGACGATAATACTTATCAACCGAATAAGCCCCACCGCAAACAAGTGCGGTCAATGTACGGTCTGATGTAACGATCGTATATACAGCGCCGTCGATGGCAAAATACTGATTGGGATGTTCTGCGTGCCACATCATGGGGCCCTGAATCGCACCCTCTGTGACATCGATCTGTTTATATCCATCTGCTTCGGTAGGACGCCGCTCGTGATTGCCATGAATACAGAACAGTTTTGCAGGGATTTCATCCGCAATATTCTTGATATACATCTCCTGCGGGTGATCCTTGCCATAATAATTCAAACCGACATCACCCAAACAGATAAACCATTCTGCGTCTGAATGCGATTTACAGAAACTTTTCAGGTTATAAAATCGTCCCGGGTCGCCGTGGATATCACCTGTCATGTAAACTGCCATCTGGAAACTCCTTTTCAAAAAATTCTTTACATGCGGGCGCAAATTTACAGCCTTCACAGCCGATATTTGCTGCCACCCTTGCATGACATACCTCGCTGATGCCTTCGTTTTCTTTTGTGAAGTTCTTAAAACGATCAAACGAATATTTCATAGCGGCTCCTTTCAGGACGGGATCGTACTTGATTTATCGTAGATCGTCCATTCATCAGGACAATCACAATGCGGAGTATAGAACCGGGTACAAAGATTCCAGTAGATACAATCATCACAACCCAGTTCGTTTTCATTTCGTTTTCCGCATTGATAAATAAAATCCCGAAGTGCAATTTCAAGTTGTTCTGGAGTAGTCATCTGTGAACCTCCCTATCTGATTTGTTTTTTTTTTTGGTTGTGCCAGTGTGATTTGAACACACGATCAGGGAGTCAAAGTCCCTTGCCTTAACCGACTTGGCTATGGCACATTATATAAGGCGGCACCCAGTGCTACCTGAGCACCGCCGAAGGTTTTAGGTTTTAAAGGTTGGACCATGGAAGAGATAGCCAGCTGCAAAAGAAGCCAGCATCAATCCGCCCACAATCCAAATCGCTTTACTGATTTCAATCCAGATCAACCGGAATCACCTCAGTTCTCAATACGCAGGAAACTGATATCGGTAGACTGGTACACACTTGCATCACCACTCAGAGTACCAGCAGCCTTATCAGCCTGATACTTTGCATTACCGGAGCCAGTGATGATCAATCGATTCTGATCAATGCCCTGAGATGCCATATAATTTGCAACAGTCTGAGCGCGATTTGCGCTGAGCTGCTTGCCAACATCAGTCTGGTTATCTGCATTGATATTGCCATTGATAACGATCATAGTTCCATCCAGAGTCTTAGCGATATCCACGAAATCATTCAGGACAGAGGCGGCGCTTGCCTGATCGGTAAACACAGAAGAATCCGGGACAAATGTTACATTGGCGGTCTTACTCAGCATAGAATCATAATCCAGATTATCAGTAACCTGCTGAGTGATATTAGCGCGAATTTCGTCACTTACAGTCACCTTAGTGGTAGCATTTGCCGCAGAAGTAGACTTGAAATCACCTTTCAGAGCGTCAATATAAGTGGTATCGAAAATCGTATTCACAAGGTCGCGATTGACAGATTCGCCCAGAGCCTCCCAGATATCGCACATCTGGTTATAGATCATGGGAGCGGTATCGTTCAGAATGTTGTAATTATCCTTCCAACTAGCCATCTTTGCGTTGGCGTAAGTAGCGTCGATATCGGCATCGCTGGAAGTGGAGTACATCGGGAATACTTCACGAGCTGCGTCATAGTTGATGGGCTGATCATAAGACATCAGAATACCCTTGACAAACTTCTTGACAGTATCTTCGTGAGCTGCGGCCCAATCGGCATCAAACACAATGCCATCCATAACCAGAGAGGAAGAAGACTTGGTATCAAAGACAACTGTGCTGTTGGTGTAGGTCTTAGCCTGAGTCAGATAAGGCTCCCATGTTGCAGCAACATCGATCTGACCAGCAAAGTATGCTTTAGCAGTATCATCTGCCGTACCGAACATGATCAGGTTGTTCATAATGGTTGCCTTATCCGCATCAGACAGGTTGGAATTATTGACAAACCAAGCGACCAGGGTTTCGGCCTCAGAGAATTCAGGAACGCCGATCTTGGCATTGACCCACGAATTCACATCCGCAAACTGAGTGGAAGCGATAATACCGTCGCCGCCATAGCTGTAGTTGGTAAACACCGGCATGATGATATTCTTACCGGCATCCGTAAACTTCTGAGACAAGAATGCGACGCGGTTCGTAGTATAACCAGCGGCCTGCAGATCGCCAGAGATCAGTGCATTGCTGGACTCAGTAGCGTCGTTGATGACATTGATATTCACCTTGATGCCGAGCTGGTCAAACACAGAGCCAGGCTGAGTGGTAAGACCACCATTTGCAGTGATGCAGCTCAACCAGCCCGCCCATTCATCCAGCGACAGATTGATCGTATCATCCTCAGCGGCAGTGGACGGATTGTTCGTACCGATGGAAGTGCCAGGCTTTGATGTAGTCGGCTTCTTCTTGTCGAATTTAATCAAACCGCCTTTGATACCGCCAACGACACCAATAGCAACAGCCACCGCAAGGACCACGCCAACAACAGCGCGTCCAGCCTTAGTCAATTTGAACTTAGACATGTTATTCTCTCCTATTTATTTGATTTTATTTCTTGGACTGAGTGTTCAATCCAGAAGACTTTGTAAGGGTATTCAGATCAGGAATGCTGTAAGTTGTTACGTTTGGATTGCTCTTTTTAAGACTATCCAAATACGAACTCACCTTATAGTCGGCCGTGTTTGCATCCGCCTTATCCAGCTTTCCTTCTCGACTGGTCTGATACAGGACTTTTGCGCCCGCTGCCTTTTCGCGACTCTCCTGCAGACCATCACGAGTAGCATTGAGCATTTTATCTGTGCCAGTGGAGGCACGCAAACGATCCAGATTAGAATATACATCTGCCACCTGTTCGTTCGCCTTCAATTCGGCCACCACATCCTTGCTTTCGCGCTTCAGAGCAGCCAACTGATTTTCAAGCTTTTCCTTGATTGCCTTGACCTCTTCTGCCGCTGGTTTCATTTTTTGGAACTGAGCAGATAGGTTCTCGGCTTTATCGAGCTCTTCCTGTAAAAGACGAGCGTAAGTGGTTGCAGACTCTTCATCACCGCGACTCATAGCAGCCTTTGCACGTTCATCGTAACCCTTCGCCTGCTTCTGACAGACGGCGTAGTTATCCTGAATCGTCTTAAGTTTACCCGTCAGGTCGCGCAGAGTATTGCAGGCATCTGTGTATTTCTCAGTCATCTCATCGATCTTCTGAGCATAGATAGCGCGTGCACCATCTGGTGTCTTAGCTGTATCCTGCACAAAGACTTGCAAGAAACCACCGGCAAGAGCTTTGAGCTGCTGACGGAATGACGGAAACAGAATTAAACTGCCAATAAAGGCGAAACCAACACAGAGAAAAGTAAACTCAGCAATTGTGAAAGAAAACATTACTGGGCGACCTCCTTCCCAGCGGGCTCCGTCTTATCCTCTTCGATAAATTCCTCGATAGAAGAAATCATCTTAAGTTCATCCTGAACTGTATTGGTGATCTTTTCGATGGCCGCACCAGCTTCAACGTTACGATTCGTCAAAGCTTCGATCTGTTCCTTCATAGATTCGATCTGCTGGTCGTTGCTCTTCATCTCGTCAAACAACGCATTCATCTTATCGTTACCGACAGCCCGCAGAAGCTCCTTGCGCTGCTTCGCATCAGAGATAATCGCGGCCGCATCATAACCAAGCGTCGTCATCAGGTTTTTGACCGTAGCACGCTTAGTCTTGGTGGGCATCTCAGACGGGAATGTATCGATCACATCTTTGATCTTGTAGACAGTAACAGCGTCTGCAGGATTCATACCATTGGTCTCGTAAACCGCCTGAACATCAATGGTGTCGCCCTCAGGAACCTCGACCTGAACCGGTTCGTCCTCTGGGAAATCTCCATTGATGTAATGATCTCCGACGCCACTACAAACGCGAAGCTCATTCGTGGTATCCGGCATATCATACTCAGAAGCAGCTACACCCTCAACAAGACCGAGTTTTTCAAATAGACTTTTCTTCGCCATAATTTTTCTCCTCGTTTTCTTTTTTTATTACGCCATAACCTACTTGCTTTCCATCACGAATCTCAGCAAAATCCCCACAGTAGCACCAATTATGTGACTCAATAAATTCAATAAATAAACTTATTGACTCCTCCCAGCTTGTATTATCTGGAATACTCAGACATCCCATAATTTTAATTTCATGTGCCATAATTTTTCTCCTTATTTGATTTATAAATTGGATCACCACTAGTCCCGTCCGGCTTCACATAGTAACCATCTCGAATCTCACTAAAACCGCCACCGTAATACCAGCCATGAGATTTGACAAAGTTCAGAAACAGATCTGCAACCTCATCCCAGTTGGCATCTTCTGGGATGGTCAAACAACCACATAATTCAATTTCGTGCGACATGTTGTCCTCCTTACGAAAACTTCCACTTGAAAGCCTTCTTGATACAGATATTTGTGACCCAGTCAAACAGAATACTGAAAATCACAATGGCTAAAATACCAACAAACACCAGAGATGTACGGCCACGAGCGGACGAAGTATAAATCAGATATCCAATACCGTACTTCGCATTCACTGTCTCGGCCACTGCGATATAGGTCCAACCGATGGCATACATTGTGGCGAATGACTGACAGATGGAAGGCGCTGCGATTGGGAAGATGATTCGTGTTACTGTGCTGAACTTCCCTGCTCCATCAATACTGGCCGCCTCGATCACATCATCACTGACATCATCCATGGCAATCAGAACGCTTGGAAGCATGAACACAAAGCTGGCTACAAATAAGAAAGCAATCTTCATTTTCTCTCCGATTCCAAACCACATAGTCAACAGTGGATAGAATGCAGTTACTGGCAAAAACCGCATTGCTCGAATTGCTGGATAGAGCAGCTTTTGAAGCGGATGACAGATTTTCATCAGACAGCCAAGAGGAATGGAGATGCCGGCGCTCAAAGCGGCTGCCACCGTAATGCGAACCAGCGAATATCGGAATGCTTTCAACATTGTTCCATTTTGGATCAACAGGAAGAATTCCCGAAACACAGCGCCTTTCTGTGGAACAAAAATTGGCGAAGTCAGAGCCGCGCCAATGTCCCAGATAATCGCCAACAGAATCAGAAGGATCACACGATAGATCCAATCTTTCTTTGTCGTTTTCATTTTGATACCTCTATTTAATTTTTGATAATGGCGCGGCAAGCAAGATTCGAACTCGCGGATGTGTTACCATCAATGGATTTCAAGTCCACCGCTTTAAACCACTCAGCCATTGCCGCATATAACAAGCCTTTTCACATCATGCTCGGGATGATTCTTGACAATCGCGTAACAACGTGATACACTTTTGCCAACTTAACTCTCACTAGACACACCAGTTCCTCAATGACGGACATTGTTCTCGCGTCTCGAGCGGATTGGAGGTGCTTAGATGAAGCGTTAGGCGAAAGATTTTCTTGATGTCGCTGGTGACATTTGCAGTATCGTCGGGCTCATACTGATGGTTCTGCAGATGAATCACGTCATCGGGTAATCCTGACAGCTCAGTGGTTATGGCCGCTGGGCTGTTTTCTTTTCTCGATCTCTTTATCCACATCTTCCAGAAAGCTCATCCAGTTTTGAAGATCAAATTCATCTCCAAAATCAAATCCTTCATCCAGACGTTGATATAGATCCCGCTGAAAGCACCATAGCGTTTTATCTGTTAACTCGCTCAGATGTGGTGTAATGAAATCGATCACAAGACCAGGCATATATGTTCTGCGCCCGACTGCGTATCGAACAGCACAGTTACAAATGGCACCGAAGTCATCATCATGCGGATCGATCATTACCATAATCGTTGAGCTCCTCTTTAATTTGTTCATTTCTGATTTGATTCGTCCTGTGCTTCGCAAGACGCTTATCGCGAAGTTTTGCCTTTGCCCAGTTATTTCGAACTCCACTCCAACGTCCGTATCGATGTTCAAATTCATCAGCACCCCAACCCTGATGGCCTATGATGCCTTTATAAATTTGCTGTCGTTTCATAAAACTGGCTCCTTTCTCGAAAAATAGGGACACTGTTATGTAATTTGTTTGGCACGCCCAGCAGGATTCGAACCTGCAAAAAAAATGACAGTTTTAGAGACTGCGGCTTTGACAATTAAGCTATGGGCGCACATCGAATCCGAATGCCCGCCCACGGATATGACGCTCGCTCTTCTATCTTGTCAGCGTCTCCACAAGACTGTTTACCCAACCACAGACAGGTATTGGTGCGACCGGTGGGTTACGATCCCGCTACCCCTTGATTAAAAGTCAAGTGCTCTACCAATTGAGCTACGATCGCATAATATAGATCACAGAGGGATGTCACCTGTGATCCTCGTCCTGGCTTTAACGGGTCAGGCGTCCGGCATTTACCGTTACTCTTCAGAGCACTATTGGCGATATGCTTATCCACTGCGGTTCTCAAACTCGATCACCCTTTTGGGTCAAGCCTCTTCCGGGTTATAGCCGCGCTACATAAGGTTTTTCAGTGTTATTCCTTCACCTCTCACTGTTTTCGGGTTGGTGAGACTCACGCACAGTTGCGCTCGGAATGCGGATCTTACATCGTCAGGGCGCGCAGTTTGACCAAGCTTGCTACATCGACCCCTGATCAGGAGTGTGACTACCTCGCTAATCCTGTTGCAAACGTCATTGATAACATCATCTTGGTGAAAATTCTTGGTGAAAATTCATGTGGATTTATCGTCCATGGATTACAACTTTTATGGAGGATTTCGACCAAATTCAATTATCAAATCAACTTACACATTGGTGGTCCCGGCTGGAATCGAACCAGCGACACGGGGATTTTCAGTCCCCTGCTCTACCGACTGAGCTACAGAACCATAAAGAGGTCCTAACCTGACTCGAACAGGTGACATAGAGATTAACAGTCTCTCGTTCTAACCAACTGAACTATAGGACCATAAGCGATTCGGATGGGGATTGAACCCACGACCCCTAGCGTGACAGGCTAGTGCTCTATCCTTCTGAGCTACCGAACCATATAAACAGCAGGTATTGTTACGCCCCTGCCAAGGCGCTCACCATCTACCAGCCATGTGGTAAACAACGGGACTTATGTAATCGATCCACAAACCTATGCCCATGGATTTTATAAATCTTTGACCTGTATGCTTTGTTCTTTGACCTTTAGCTAAGAGTTTAAGCTTTGAACTTTCAACCTTTAACCTTTAATCGTAAACTTTAAGCTTTCCGTACATTCCGTAATTGAGCGATATAGCGCTCGATGTTTTTGGATATCGGATTTGAACCGATGTAACAACCTTTATAGGGTTGCGTCTTAACCTCTTGACTAATCCTAAAACCAAGTATTGTTCTTTAAGATATTTGAACACTTGTTTTATGACGGCGTATCAGGCCACCTTTTATAAGTGACGACTTGCTTTTTATTATTTTGATTTCGCCAAAAACAGTGCTGTCACCAGCAAAAAGCGAACGATCACAGTTTGTTATTTTCGATAGACAGTGAATACAGTGTGCTTTCTGAGAGATCAGTATTCGATGGTGATCTCTGTGATTGCATTAGAAGCAGACAGGACTGCATCGACCTCGGCTTTGAACTTATCGATCTTGGCGGCGAGTTCATCCTTGGCCTTCTTGATGTCAATACCATCGATCAGAACCATAGTTTCGCGCTCAATATAACTGTCACGTGCGTCTCGAATAGCCTCAGGGTCCATGTTGCTCTTTTCAGAAGCAGATGCAAGGCCCTTAGTGTAATCATCCGCACGATCACTCAGACGGGCATTGGTCGTTTCGATCGTGGCAATGGCGCTGGAATACTGACGCTCCATCATAGCGAGCAGCTCACGCTTGAACTCGATACCGTGCTGATTCATATAGATAGCCTCCGCAACAGTATAGACAACACCATCAATGGTCACATGAGTCTCTGCATTGGACTTTGAGATCGCACGCTTGATCGCATCGTGACGAGCAATTAGATCCTTGATGGAGTCCAGAGAACTCTGTGCGTCCTTCTTGTAATCCTCGATGGGAACACCGTTCAGCTTTTTCATGCTCTGCTTGGCTGCTGCACAGAACTTGGCTCCAGAAATCGTCTTAATGATCCGATTTTCCAGAACCTTCAGCTCGGCCAGACCACGATGGATTGTCATAGTTTCAGTAGTCATAATCATTCTCCTTTGTGATTTATAATCTTTGACTGCGGTTGCCCGCTGTTCTAATGGTGCTGGAGACAGGGCTTGAACCTGCAACCTGAAAATTACAAATTTCCTGCGCTACCATTGCGCCACTCCAGCATATAAAGGTGGATTCACTCCACCGATTGATCAGATCAAACAGACGTTTTTCTGCTACCCGATCTTTTTCCTACTGTAAGGAATCCATATAAGAAGCGAGTTCGCTCTGATATGTAAGCACCTGTTGATGCGTCTGGTTGGTGTACCGACCTTTCCTCAGGTACTGTTTGTACTTCCCTGCTCCGATCTGGTAGCGAAGAAGCGCCGCCGAATCGTTACCGGTGTACTGCTTGTGATACGCCAGCAGCTGAACACCACATCTGATGCCTGTTCTATCATCCAGCAATTCAGACATGGATCGAACGCCAAGCGTCTTGTTGAGATAATCGAAGTTGACCTCGTTGACCTGCATCAGACCGTAATCGACTGTGCCGTTTGCATTCACGTGAGTCAGGCCGCTTTGGAACCTGCTTTCGTTATAGATCACACCGAGCGCCAACGAATAATCAACATTGTATTCGTCACACACTGACTGCGTGTACGACTTGAGTTCATCGCTCCAGCCCTGATATGTCTCGACCGGACCGGCTGCTTCCCCGCTGAGCAGATTCGTCAGCAGATAAACGCCGGTTACAATAATGGCTGCAATCGTCTTTCTCATTTCAATCACCTCCTATTCTCTATAATGACAGTGTAAAGTGTGAATGGTAAAGGAAAAATTCAGGGGCTGGTCAGGCCCCTTCATTTTTATAATTTTCTTGCTTTCTCTCGCATTATTTGATACTTTCGGAATGTGAGCGGCGTATCATATTGGTTCTGTCTGAATTTTTCAGCGACATATTCGATACCATGCTCATGCTCTTCCGACATGATCTCATAGAATTCGCGCAGGTTTTTGATGGTGCTTGTTTTAACAAGGATGTTTTTATAGTTAGATGTTGGCGGAAGCCCATCGACGATCTTCTTTTCTCTTCGATACAGATCCTTAAAGTATCCAATTGGCACAGGGTTATCATTGGAACTGTCCCTGCTTGTACGAATAAGATAAGGACCATCGCCAAGATTCATTTCTAACTTCCCAAGTTGCCCCCTTGCGTGGTTTTTGAAATATGTGGTCGTGTTTTTAGCCTTACAGATGATCGACCATGCAATATCGTGATTGATATATTTCCCGCATACAGTTCTGGTGTCTACATCAACGTCTTTTCTTTTGACTAGACGGATCTCTTCAGACGGGAATCCGTAATACAGCAGGCACATAATTGCACCTGTCATAATTGCCCCTTCTTCCGAGAACACAGAAACGACGTAGGTGAAGAAATCATCTTCTGATGGAAATACATAGTTTTCAGCCAATTCATCGGTACTCTTGTTTGCAATGGCCTCCAGCTGGTTCTTTACACGCTCAGAGCGGAAGGTGGAACTGGTGTCTTTCTTTTTCCATCCGGACATTTCCATGTCAAAGAACGGATGTTGATAGTACCGCTGCGTTGAGAGCAAACCCTCATCTCTGCACCACATAATATACTGCTTGAAAATAGACAACACAAAGATGCTGTAGTTTTCATTCAGTTCGGAGATCCACTTCGAGAACAGATCGTTTATAAATTCTTCGTCTTTGTCAGACTCGATTTCATAAAAGTCTTTCTCATACTTCTGTTCGAACGCGGCAAGCTTATGAAAAATGCTGCGAACCTTGTTATACCTGTTCTTACTCTTAGCAAGAATGATATATTCTCCAGCGGAATCCTTGGCTGGATCTCCGTTTGAATCTTTTTCGCACATTTTATCCAGAATAAATCTGGTCTTGAGCTCTTCATTGTAATATTCCGCACTCTGTTTCATCGCTTGCTATCTCCTTACACAGTGGGTCGGTATATGAACTATTAGATTCATTGTACACTATGTAAGAAGATTTTGCAAACAGAATCGTAGATTTTATGATGCAGAGACCAGATTTGTACTGAATGCCGCCGCAAGCATCGGACACTGGATCACCATGGCGTTCGCTGCGCGCTGCCAGTTCTTATCAGAGAACGTTCCGATTGGTTCGCTCAACTGAGAGTTTAACAGCGTATCGCGGCCTTCGATCACAAGAGTGGATTCATGCGGTAAGCCATCGACTTCACCCACACCAAAATCAACATGGACCGGGTTGCGGCTGTTCCAGCGTTTTGTGGTGAATGGAATCACCTCACACTGGCCAGAGTTTTTGTTGTAGATGTTGTTACTGACGATCAGATAAGGATGAACGCCATAATATTTATGGACAGTTTTTCCTTCCTGCTTAACATCTGCAACATAACCGAGACGAATCTCACCGATTTTTGGGACACTTGAGCCAGCCTTAAACATATTATGACCTCCTTGCTGACCATCTGTTTTACTTTGTGTCCTTATTATACCATATTCATTCACACTTTACAATACCAATCTAAAGATTTTTTAAAAAAAGTGTGATTGGCTCCTCTGCACAATCGGATGAAATAATAAGGCGCTCCGACTTTTTCCCCCTCTCAACCTCACAAGAGAACACGTTGCCTGTAATGTTGCAGCAGCAACAAATGATTTCTGACCTTGGATCAAACTGACATTCGATACTGATGTAGCTGTATCGCTTGCCTTTTCTCAGTGCAACGCAGGATGACTTGGCTTTGATCATGCAGACATTTTCTTCGTTCCGGCTGCCCCAGAACTCGATGATGTCATATGATCGGATATGTTCGTACATTTCCTGGGCAGTATATGTGATCCGCATTTTGCCCTCCAAACAACTAAAAGATGTCCTGTTTTTCTAACCAAATTCAGTTCGGTTGTTATTTTACCACAAAACATGGCGCATTTCAACCCGAAATAACAACTTTTAATTGTTTAGAACCAGCCACGACGTTTCTTTCCTGCACTATACATCAATGCAATATTGTTTCTGTCTCCGTTGACATGACTTACCTCATCCAGGATCTCATCGTCATACGGAATGCCTTTTGCATCGAGATGTGCTTTGAACCAATAGCGATATTTAGAATGCATATACCGTCCAGTTGGATACTCCGATGGCCACTTCCCTAGACAGTTTGGACCGCCTCCATGCAAGCTCATCCATTCATCACGAACACGCCTGCGCATCTTGAGCGTTTCAGGGTCACCCTCCCAGCAATGAATTCCGGCTACTTGGTCTTTCTTTTTATTGACCCCTGCGTCCTGAACTGCGCTTACTCCAGTCGCTGCTCCCAGCCCCAGTAGACCTAAAACAAACGATACTGCTCCACTCATAACAAACTCTCCTTTGTAATTTATATAGCGATCTTATTCAAATAGATCCGGCCGACATCTTGGAAGATATGACCGACTATCGAGACGAAATAGTTCAGCAGTCAACTTTCCACCGCCCCAATCATCAAGTTCAAATTTCATCACCATTTCAACCAAGGCCATCGTATCCTTACTCTCTCTTCGCTTTTTAAGAGCTTTCTTCAATTCTGACTCCAAATAACACTTCTTTACCGCGTTCGGACGAGTTAGCTCGATTGCGTGCTCGATATCCAAAATTTCGTTGCTCGCATCTGTCAAGTCCTGATAAGCTTTCGCATATGTATCCTTTAGCTCTCCAAGCGTCTTGTCTACGATTTTTAAATTGCTCTTGAACTCGGCAAGCCGTTCTGAATCTATAACCGGATACGAAACAGCCCCTGGTTTTTGAACCGCCCCCAAGACTGTCCCCTGCTCTTCTTCTTTTGGCTTTGGTTGTTCTACTACCGGCTCTTGCTCAACAGGTGATGGAGGAGTATCATCAATTCGTTTTGGTAAATATCCATTTTCTCGATATGCTCTTGGCAGCGTCGATAACACATTCCACGCCTTCGCTTCATTCGAATATGTAGAAGCACAGCTCATATTATAGGTTTGGGTAAATTTACCATTTGTCTTTTTTGTAATGTAAGTTGTCCCATTCGCGAGAATGTAGCTCACATCAACACATCCTTCCTACATTATTATAATAGGGATCTGTAAAACCCTTTAATGCTCTTTCAAAACAACGGACTGGCCACAACCCATGACCCAACAGTTCTTGCCAGCATAAGCACAGTCCTCGCAGTGACCAGAACACTCGCAAGCAGTAGCAGGAGCATCACAGGTTCCGTCCTTAAAAGAGACGTAGGCAATTGGAAAATTATGTGGGTTATTCATAGTATAACTTGGCCAGGAAGAAAACAGAATATGTAAATTACAGGGAATTATACCGCCTTTATCCAGAAATGCATTAACAAGGTCGTATTTCTTGGTGAATGCTAGAAACTGGGTGCGAGGGAGTTTAGTTGCGATGCGACACATCATATCAAAATACCGTTCATCCACGATATCTCCACTGACATGCCACCGAAAATAAAAAGACCCATAAGCGGCTGCAGTTGCCTGCATTTCAAAGCCGTCAGGGTCTGTTAACCACAGATTCAAGTTGTTGTCATAGGCGTTTCGCACTGTAGTTCGCCAGTCGAAATGACTGACATAGCACGTCTTTGCGCACGGAACGCCTGGAGCACAGGTTTTGATACGGGGCATCGAGATCGACTTGATACTCCCCATCTTGCTGTTTGCGTTCGACACTGACAGCTTCAACATATTCAATTTTCATACCCTCATCCGTGAAGGGTATACTCCTTTCCTATAATTATATCATCCTAATAGTCCAATAAATTACACTTCTAAAATCGGTTCATCAGGCATCAATGGCGCAAATTTCGCTTCCGCGTCCAGATCATAATGATATGGGATATCAAGACGATCTAGTTCTTCCTTAAAAATTTCAGCCAATTCATCTGGCGAATAGTCTTCGATTTTCATTTTACATCACCGTTAGCGCCATTCGATTGATAGTCATAACTAACTCGTTGACACGGTTTCTATCGATGGTGTCCGGCAAAGCAGTGTTCGCCTTATCGTACTGCAGGCGCTTTTCATATTCTTTGTGGAAATCTTTTACATCGTGCTTGATATAACCGTTAGCCGCCTGGAATTCACCGTTTCGAGCCATCATCAACAGGTCGTGGTTCTCCGCCCGATTCGTAATGATTTCACCCTTTTCCAGAATATCAAAGACCATAAGGTAAAGACGAATCATATTCATAATGGTTTTGTTCATTCGCTTCTTTGTGATCTGATCTTCTGGGTGTTGATTACACCATTCGCCCAAAGTGACTGCCTTCTTGAACAATTTATCTGCAAAGCCACCAAACGAATACACGACCTGTCTGGACAAGAACAACTTCTTATTATCCATCAAAAGCTTTGTGGCCGGATGATAGCTGATGACAAGATCGTCAGCATTTCCAAGCTGCTCCAGCATGTTCGGATTGCCGCTGCACATGAGCTTGATTGCTTTGTTGAAGCTGAATACCGTTGTATCAGTAGTTTCATCGACCCAGTGATCGAACGTGTCCATGCCAAGCAGCTCATGTTCTGTGTTAAGTGCGACACCCCGGATATCAACGTCTGACCCTTCCACATTCGTTCCATAGGCGTGGCTGCCGCCAATGGTCAAAAACATCACTTGCTTGCCCAGATTCGGATTGGTGCGCAGAAAATTATACGGTTCGCTTGCAATGATCGATTGCAATTCCTCTCGTGTCATTTTTATCACCTCACTCATCCATCAATACTTTCCCAGATTTCCCCATGATAGCGATGATAACTATAGCCATCTGTAAACGTCTTGATCATATATGTAAGATCATCGAACGAGAATTCGCCAGGATCGATCTTGAGCTCCGGAATAGTGTCAAAATCAATATCGCAATCCTCGCCAAGTTCATCCCGCAGAGATTCGTCCGAATCATACCACCAGAAAACCGAGTTACAAATCATTTCGTTATCAAAATCAATAGTCAAATCGCCCTCAGACCAGTATTTTTGCTTGTCCATTACCTGCTCAGAGATTGCGACAAGGCCATCGTTGCGGGAGCCATCGTCCTTAAACTTAACATTCGGGAAGCGCTTATCGAACTCCGGCTTATCCTCAAAATCGATGCAGCCTCCATTGGACTCCATGAAGCGAACGATACGCAGAATCAATCCGTCCTTTGACGTGGTATCTTCCCATTTGACATTTTTAAGGATCTTCTGAGCTTCGTCCAGTGCGCTGGTTGTATATGCAGACCAGTGATAATAAATCGTGGCGATGTCCTCGTCAAACGCATGAATCGTAATAACCAGCCGCTGTCCCATTATTTTAACTCTCCTTTTTCATATAGTCGCTTTTTATATTCTTTTGATTTTCGGTGCGCTTCCCGCATTGTTTCTGCATCCGGGCGATAATACATCCAGTGTGTTCTGTTGTATTCATCGTTCTTTCGTTTTGCCCGCTGATCAACAATGAGCGAAATCGTTTTGTGCGAGACATTGTACTCCCGCGCCAGACCCCGGAGTGAGTATTCGCCGGTTTCAAACTTACGGGCGATTTCTTCCTTTTTAGCCTTTGTCAACTTCACCCGACGATCCTGAGTTTCTGATAGCCGACAGGTTTGCCACTTGCTTGCCAATCAATCATCCTCCGATTCCGCGAACGCCGATTCAAACTCATCCTCATAGCTTTCGATCTCTCCGTTATCATACTTTGCTAGAGCCTGCTGCATTGCATCGTCTGTATCTTTTGCATCCTTGATATGTACTTCGTAATAGCGATTTGCTGTAATATATACTGTGTATCCCATCTCGCCATCTCCTTTTAACAATGGCAGAGCAACCACGAAACCAGATCGTCATGCTTGAACCAGCCCGCCGGGAACCCGCGCCAGTTGTTTTTATCCGTCCAGCTCCTGGATTTCATCTGGCCGATTTGCTGAAGCTCTACTGAAAGACGCATCATAAATTTCTTGCAGTCCGCTTTATTCTTCATTGCTGTCTGCATTACAAAATTATCCTGCAGCCTGCCATTGACGACCTCACAGATCGCACATGGGCAGTTGCGACAATCCTTTTCGGTGCACATCAAACAGGGTGACATAAAATTCCTCCTTATACACCAGCAATATGACTGGCCATCATATCAGCGGTATGTGTCCACAGCACATTCTGATATTGGCCAATGGCTCGACCATAATACTTCCACTCGTTCGTGTCGGTTTCATAAGCCCCCATATGCCATCGAATACACGCAACTTCTTCCTCTGTCAGGGTGATAACACTCGCCAGCATACAGATAGATTTTTCGCCATGATGACTGAAAATAGAGTTATTCAGATACTCATACGTTCCTTTATCCGGAATAAAAAGATACTGATCTGTTTTGCAAACGTCATGCAGCAGCCCAATTAGATACGGAGAGCGTGGATTTTCCCATTTCAGTCCTAATTTATCTGTCAACGAAACAAGAGCCTTCACAACAGCAATGCTATGCTCGGCCAAACCACATGGATGAGAACCATGATATTTTGCAGATGCAGGAGCTACCCAAAAATTATGTTCGTTCAGCCATTGGGTGAGTTTGATATAATCATCCCATGTCAGATATTTCTTCAGATCTTCATAGATCTCATTTTTAAGTTCAGTCTGCTTCTTTTCGATTTCTTCGTTCATACCCATTCTCCTTTCAATTCAGCAATGTCAACCTTTACTGGCAATAATTACACCTCTTTTATAAATGATAAATCTGCCAGATATCCTTGTAATCATAACCAACAACAAACATTGTTGTGTCGTCTCCATCTACGTGCGGTTCACGATCCTCATCTTCTTTATCTTCTGTCCATGTTTTATAGTAATCCCAATACGCGCGTTGAACGCATTTCTGCATTTCATTTTGTGCTGCATCGAAACTTTCAAACTGATTCACGTTGGCGACATAAGCCGAAGTTGTTTCGCTCTCATAAATATTGATAAGTAAAAACATATTGCACACCTCCAACTAAATTATTCTGGCGGCGGTTATGTCTGCCCCAGTACCGCCAATCACCTGGCATTCGGACGTTAACTGAAAATAATAATCTCTTCCATATTAGGCTCCTTGAATCTTTTTACAGCTTGTATATGTCATCCAGTTATCCCAAACGATATCTTCTTGATGCATGTCTGCGATTTTATGAGCTTCAAAAGGATCTTTTGCTTCAACCAGAATGTATCCTTCGACTTTCACATCTACTCTGTAGCGCATGATTTACACCTCAAGATCAATATCAAAAGAAGCAGTCCCGTCTTCGTTCTCCCGATAATTCATTTTAGCGAGAGAGTCCATACACTCCTTTAACCTCTTTTGCGTGTTCTCTACATCCGGATGGCTTAGAAGATACCGGAGTCGTTTTGCTCCATCAGCACTCAAAATAATATCTTCATTAACGTAGTGCATTTTATTCCTCGTTCACGATCTCGATCTGGCACATCTTCATAGCTGCCAGCGCATTCTTGTGGGACTCAGGAGTAACACCGGCACAGCAGCTTGCATCCACAATGATAGGAACTTCAGGCTTTGCCGTCTTTAAAAGCAGCGCATTTGTAATCACACAAATATCTGTGCAAAGTCCAATCAAAGTGATGGAATCAACATTCCCAGGAAACAACGTCTGATAGATTCTTTGATTGTCGTCTAACGTTGCATCAATAAACAACTCATAGCTGCCAAACGTTTCCTTATGATAGATTTGCTCGTAATCTGTGACAAAATCATTTCCGATTTCGTTTATTAGCTTCCATCCGTCTGTTCCTTCAACGCAATGAACAATTGGAAGATGTTTGCCCTCCTGAGTATTAAGATAGTTTTCGTCATGAGTGTCCATCGTATAGAATACCGGACCCTTCCAGTTCTTGATCTTCTCAACGACCTTCGGCACAATGGCCTGTGCTTCAGGAGTACCAAGAGCGCCGGTTACGAAATCGTTCTGCATATCAACAACGACAAGGATATCAACCTTTTCCATCATTAGATCCTCCTGTTACCACTCAACTTCGTAAACGTCAGGGTTATACACCGGCATCGGCAACAGCTTGAACACATTGGCATCGTACATCCGATCGATCTTACCTGCGGTTACAGTGTCGCCGCCGAAATCACCAGTGCGGATGTATTTGTCGAGAAAATCATAGGTAAAGCCGAAATTATCTTCATCAGTACGGCCGGTCAATCCATCAGCGGGAGCCTTTTCAATAAACTTCTCAGGCAGCCCCAGCTCACGGCCAATGGCTTTTACTTCGGTAACAGTCAATTTGCCAAGAGGGCTAAACTGACCTGCACTGTCTCCAAAAAGAGTGGCGAACCCGACATGATCCTCCGAAAGATTAGAAGTGTTAGCCACCCGGCCATTCATGCTCTGAGACACCATGAACAAAGTCGCCATACGGATTCGCGCCGGAAGATTCACACGAGCTTGCTTGGAATCGCACAAACCAGCCGTCCGGCCATTGGCCAGCAGCGTATTCACGGTCTCGGCGATATTGATTTCGAACGACTTGATACCCAGATGAGCGACCAGTTCACGCGCTACATCAATATCGCTCTGAACGCCCTGCGGCATCAAGACACCGATCACGCGGCCATTACCCAAAGCTTCACAGCACAGAGCTGCCACGATACTGGAATCCTTGCCGCCAGAGATACCAACCACGGCGTTACACTCGGGGCCATTCTCACGGAAATAATCCCGAATCCATTTCACGATTTCATCCTTTGTTTTTGCCGCATCAAATGCATACTTGCGTTCACACTTGCGCATATTATTTACCCTCCAATCTCCACAGTTCCACGTCAACGTCTTTAAATGTAAAATCGATGATTTCTTTCACAAGTAGCCATTTTGCGCCGCCACGAACACAGCCGATCCCATACGGCATAGCCACTTTGACTCCTGATGCCTTGGCGATTTTGGCCACTTCTTTGAATGCTTCCGACAGAGCGCCAACAGACGTGTACTGCTTTCCGTCATATCCATAACTGTTCTGACCAAAGCAATTGACGATCCATCGAGAACCTTTTTCATCGACTGGAACCATCTGAGCGACACCCAGTATTCGTTCAGGACAATCCTTGTTGCTTTCGCAGTAAGTGTGATATTTCTCGTACACCTTTGGATACCGCTCACGAACTTCTTTGGCAACACCAGACCCCATAACGCCCTGACAATTCACCTGATGACAGATGATCTTAGCATCAGAATCAAATACGTTGCCCTCTTTGATAATTACAGCCATAAACTCACCTCTTATCTAAATTTTTAATTGCAAAATACTGTGCAGCTCTCGGACTATTTAGATTGAATTTTTCAAAAGCAGGATTCACAACTATAACATTGCCATACCCATATTTTCTGAAAAATCCATTTTGAATAAGCTTTCTAGCTTCATTTCGATACTCACACGCAACTGCTTTACCATCAACAATGAAGTATAATAGCTCTGGTTCGCCCATCCACGTTCTTGAACCGCTCATCAGAACTTTCCTTCCCACAGCCGGTCGCGGACTTCCTTCAAACTGTATTCCTTGACCATCGCGCCATTACGGAATACGGTTTGCAGCATGTTTCCGTCAGAATGAGCAGCGTGATCCATCAGGCCGTCAGTACAAACCAGCTTTCCAGAATCATCCTTAGTGACATAACACATACCCTTCAGACTCTTCTTAAAGTGATCAGTGTCGGTCTTGGGGTTCTTGAAGATCTGAATCTCCTTGCCATTGACCACGCCATAAGTTGCCTTGACTGCCATGCCAAAAGTATCGCGAGTGAACGGCTTCAACTGGCCATTCTGCTCGATGCACTGCATGGAGAACGAACCAACGCCAAGACTGACATTGTTACAGGCGAAACCATGTGCCTTGAGTTCTGCGTAGATCTTCTCACACCGCTGCACCGTAATGGAATCGCCGTACAGAGCCTTCACATGAGGATCGAGCACCTTGTAGCCCTTACTGTTGACTGTGCCGCCGAAGATATCCCACAGATGATAGACCGTCTGCGTGACGATTTCGACCGGGTCGCCAGAGTCGCCACGGATCAGCAGCGTACCATTATGAGCCATAATTTCATCCTTGAGCTGCGGCAGGATATTATCGACCAGATTCCAGTAGTCGTAGGAATCAGACACCATGCTGAAACTCATATTTGGATACAGCTCCGTCAGCGCCCGGCGGATGAAAGTGATCTCGTCGCCATCGACAGCGAAGTTAGAACACATCACACTATGCTCGGTACTGACAGCGCCAAACGCAACGGGCTCTTCTTCGCAATTGCAGCGATACATTTCTTCCAGATACGGAATCGCAGGGACAGTAGCCGTATTCAGAAAACTCAGACACCAACCGGCGCTTGACTTAACTGCCGACTGCATACACTCCTGACCACGGAAACTGAAATCACCCAAAGCACGAGCATGAGGCACGCCATCCTCCACGGTTTCATCGTAATACTTGTCCACGATATCACGATACAGAGTTCCGACCGTTGCAGAAATCATCGGATGCCACAGCTCAGAACTCATAAAAGATTCGAGGAACTGCGGAACCCATGCGAAATCAGGATGCGTATTGCTCATCTCCAGAAACGGCACATGGATGGGGCAACGAGTACCTTCTGGCAGCGCCTTGATTTCAACAGGAAGATATCCCAGATCATGTAGCGCTGCAATCTTGCTCAGATCGTAAGCATCCTTACCAATGGTTGCATCCAGATATCGTTTATACTGGGGAACGACCATTTCTTTTGGTTCGTCGAAGAAGTTGTCGTTGAAATAGTTCGTCAGATAATCCTTGCAGAATGCCTGAATACCGAACACAACGACTTCATCCACGCCATCCAGTCGGCTCATGCGTGGAGTAAAATAACTAACCAGCTTGGTAGTGCCGACCGGAAACTGCTTACTGTGGGTTGTCTTGTAGAAGTCACACAGCAGCATCGGATTAATATCGATCATTTCAAATTCTCCTCCAGAAGTTTTTCCACGATTTTATTTGAAGTAATGCTAAAGAAATCACCGTATTTTTCTTGAATTTTTTCGTACTCTTCTCTTGTGCAGTTAACCTTGAAAGACATTTTATCTTTTGACGTATGAATTCGGAATTGAACATAGGAACCATCATAGTTACCAGACAGTTCATGACAAAAATCTTCTTTCCACTTTTCATCAAGAGAGTCATTTAGCATTTCATCAACGCAATCAAAAACATAATTTTTGTCGGTATGAAGATTTGCAATCAGCTGTTCCAAAATCCAATTAAATTCGGCAATCACTTGACGTTTTTCGACATCGCTTTTAACTTCTCGAACTACGTTCAACCTGTAAAATTGATCGTTGGCATTATATGTCATTGCAACCGGAGCAAGCTGCCAACCAAAATCTCCATCCGTATTAAAATGAATATCTAATGCCCAAACTTCCATATCAGTCCTCGTCCCAACGATGTCTCAATACCGTGATTTTATCGTGGATACCAGTAAAAATACTATCGGTCGTATACACCTTGTGAATCAGCTTCTGGTCGTCAAACAGATGGCCGCGCTCTTTGTCCAGGATACTGTTCTCGCAATGGCTGACATAGATATCGATATCGCCCGCACCCAGCTCTTTCAGCTTCTTGGCCGAATAGAACATGGTGCCGCCGTAAGAACAGATATCATCGATCATTAGAACCTTTTCACCAGGCTTCACTTCACCAACAACATCCAGACCGAGAATTTTGCCCGTTGCCCAGTCCCGCTTTTTATCGCCATGGATGATATAGGCGTTGCACTTGACTCGCTCCAATGCCCAGTGAACAGTTTCCTCATATCGTTTCATTGCGCCGGCATCCGGAAAATAGATTACATCTGGCTTGCTTTCCTCGATTACCTGACAGACTTCACGAATCGGAGTATGTACTTCGCACCGATTGATCAATGCCGGAGCCACATCACTGTGAGGGTCAAACACGCTGACGCAGCTGAATCCGCACCGATTGATCTCATCGGCGAACCACTTGAGAGTGAATACGTCCTCGTCGTGATAGGCGCGATCCATACGAGCATTCGGGATATACGGCATAAACAGCTCAACTTCTGCCCCGTTATCCTTTGCGTCCTTTGCGATCATAATGACCGTGGGAAGCTCGGCCATGGATTCAAACGTCCAGACGATACTGATCACGTTGAGATAATTGATGGTCAGATCCTTCTTGATCAGCGGAGTGCCGTCAGGGAAAGAATCAATCTTATAATGATTTGCTTTAACCATATTATTTCTCCTTTGCGAAGTCCTTAAAATCGTTCCACTTGATTTTAACGATTACCCGATTGCCACGTCGATCTTTCAGTTCAACTTTCGGGCGACCAACCAGACCTTCCATATAAATGCTATCAATCGAAATTGTAGACTTCGGATGCTGACATACAAACTTAATACCGTCTCGAATCGTTCCCGTGAATAAAACAGGAACCGCTTGGATGTCAAACATCTGAGCAGTCTTCTCAACCCATTCCCTACTCTGGTAGTTATCACCGATCAGGACATCGAATAAGATAAACCACTCGTCAGGCCGGTATCCATGACCGCATCCCTGAATCTTGCCACCGTAACCCTCGCCAAAGAGGACTACTTCTTTGTCACCGTAAGTTTGTTCAAATAACTCTTCTGCTTCAGGGGTACCAAAGATTTCATTCAGTGCGGCTGTCAGATTCTTAGGAAGTTCGGCGCGTTCAGTTCGTCCTGCAAAACTTACCCTATGACCGTCCCAGCAAACACGCACGTTCGTTCCATCCACTTTCTCAGTGAACTCCCACTCGTTATTTTGTAGGAACTCGATGGTCTCATTGCGAAAATCTCCAAGAATCAGTTTCTTTGTGCCAACAGTGTCTCGATTGAAAACCGTCTCAATCTTTTCATAGGTGCGCATCAAATAAGCCTCCTTAGACCATGTAGTGAATGTCTCTTTCACGAGTACGGGAGATGATGACTTTGACCACACCGTTGTCCTTTTCAAAAGCTTCATAACGATCCTTTTCATCGTCATCGCTCTTGGAATACGGATTGATCACATCAACCTTCTTGCCATCAATGAACTGCTCACCGTTGGCGGGGTTATACTGGATATCCTCGGTGTTGATGTAGCAATCAGGCCAGTAACCATCTTTCAGCTTGACATCAAAACAGATACGCTGTGCACCATTGAACATATCAAAACGCTTGGTGCAGGACGCACGGTAACCATCCTTGAAGATAACAGTGAGCTTATAGCTGGTCTCGTTCATATTGATGATGTTCAGATCCTTGATAGCCTCTGCGAATGGAGTGCCCAGATTCAGTTCAAAGGCGATAGACCGCAGACAGTCGTAGTTCAGATCGATCTTGCCAGAAAAATCGACCACAGCTGGGATCTGATCGTAATACTTCTTTTCGAGCTTATCCTTGAGGTAGGTTTCGACCTCATCAGCGCCCGGGTAATCGAAGCGGAAGTGATAGTGGAAGCGGCCGGGACGGTTGACCAGATAATCATTCAGGCCATTGAGCTGGTTACAGGTGACAACGAACAGCTTTTTGCCTGCGCTGGTACCATCGAACAGACTCAGCATCGTATCCTGCGGACTTTCATTGTCCCTGGCCTTGAATGTCTTATCAAACTCGTCAAACAAGATCATAACTTCCTGATCGATGGATTCGATGAAATTGGCGATACCGCCGATATAGCGGTTAGCCAGAATGACAGGATAGCCCTGCTTGACGGCCTCGATTGCAATCATCTTAGCGGTCAGAGATTTGCCGATGCCTTTGTTGCCGCTGAGGATGACACCCAGATTGCGGTTGAACACTTTGAACGAATTCAGTACTTTGGCAACCTTGCTGCTCTGGACACCATACACCTTTTCGTTGATGACCATATCGGGGCGGCGGGACAGATAGAAACCGGTCATCTCAGAACAGTGGATATCATAGGTACCCGCCGGGATCTTGTCATACGCCTTCATATCGTCGCCATACAGGAACAGATTGCTTGCGCTTTCAACAACTTTCATGTTTGATACTTCCCTTCTCAGTTCAGCTCTTCCAGCTTCTTCATCAGATCCTCGATACCCATGTCTTCCAGCGCCTTATCCTTTTTCTTTGCCACGATCTCCATGATCTTATCGCGCTGTGCCTTCTTCTCGGCGGCGGATACACGCTCCGCTGCCTCAGCCAGCTTGACAGACACGATATACCTGACGATATCGATCTTATTGGCCAGATCCTGATCCTCGGCGCTCTTAGTGGCCAGCAGAGAATCCTCGTCAGCGGTCTTCTTCTGACGGTTCAGCATCTTGAAGATGGCATCCAGATCCTCGACCCGCAGACTCCACAGATCCTCTACGGTCATAACGCCCTTGTAGTTAAAGCGATAGCGATTACGAGTTGCGATTTCAAACAGATTCTTTTCCATGATAATTTCCCCTTTCAGATTTACAGAAGTGATTCACAAACGCATTCCTGTTTTACAAAACTTTTGGGAATCAGCATTTGTTCTGTCCAATAAGAACCACAGCATTTTAGTTTTACAGTTTTTTGAGACTTAGAGTATTCTTTAATCTCAAATTCCGACCCAGCAAGGCGAACCATATTTAACGTTGGAGTTGCACGATAACCGGCATTCTTACCTCCAAATGTTTGATAGACCGTATTGATGTCCAAATCCGGACGAACCACAACATGATCGCCTTGCTTAAATCGAAGTGGAATTACATAATCCATAACAAACCTCACAGTAGAGATTCACAGTAGCACTCGTTGCCGATTTGATCAGAAAACATGTCGTCTGTCCAATAGCGACCTCTTGCTCTGTATTTTCTACCATCGACTGTATCGACTATTTCTTCGATTTCGATAGTCTGTCCACAAAGCTCTATCATGTCTTCGGTTACAACATCTGAAACAACGTTCCTCCAAGGAGCATTTTCTTTTCCACCTGATCGCATCCAATAACACTTTCTAAAATCTAAATCCTGGCGGACAATAACGACATCGCCTACATGATATTTTGTATCTTGCAACTTGTGCCTCCTTATAGCAGAGATTCACAGCAGCACTCTTTTTCGTTCGCCAGACCAACAAACATATCATCTGTCCACAGAAATTTCCGGTCCGTTTCTTTGATGACATATCGATTGCGACAATACTCAAGAATCGTGACGACTGTTCCTTCCAAAGCCTTTCGTGCACGGATCGAAGCTTCGCTCACACAAATCACATTACTAGGCGGATACCGACTCCCAGAGCGCATATAGTAATCTTTACACTCTCGAATATCATTGATCACCACAACACGATCACCCGGCTTATAACGATAATCCATTTAGCACCTCACAGTAGAGATTCGCAGTAACATTCATTTTCGTTTACCAGACCAACGAACATATCGTCTGTCCAGAAATCAGCATCAGGAGCTTCCGCGATATGATATCCACCATTTTTATACGATTTAATCGTCACAATAGCTCCTGCAAAAGAGAGGTGTCGTTTGGTGCACGAGGCCCAGCCACCAGCGCGCGGTCCAGATCGCATCTTGTAACTATCACTATACGTGAGAGCTTCGTGCAGATCATTTTTTACAAGAACCTTGTCGCCGATTTTATACCTATATTCTGTAGGATAAGTTGCCATCAAATCACCACTTTCAGAACTCGCTCAGTTGCCCCCTGCACCTTAACGATAAAACTGTTATGCTGCGTCTCAGAGAAGCCAACACCGGACAGCTGGTCATCCACGGACTGAACTGCCATCTGAGAACCCAGCGCCTCAAACACACGCTTATGCTGCAGCAGGTCCGCCTTCAGGAATTCATTGTAGAAACCATTGGGCTTTTCCGGATTGACGCAGTCTTTGAGCATGAAGAAGTAGTGACGGTTGCCATTGCCGGTCTGTTCGTCCCAGTAGTTCGGAGAGTACATCGCCACAGACACAGGTACAAACTGATTGGAATTCACACCCCAGATCTCGCGGGTACTGGTAGAACTGGGCAGCAGCTCCTTGATGGAGAACTGACCGTCCTTCAGTGTGACTTTTGCCACGGCGACATTCTGACCACCATGCAGCGGCTTATCGTAGTTAAACGAGTAGATGTTGCCATCAAACTCGATCTCAGCACGGAAACCAGTTTTACCGCCACGACTAGTGAAGCAGTTCACATAGAAACTGTACTCGCCTTCCTTCATTTTCTTAATGTCAGGCCAGGTAATGTTCTCAACAGCAGCCTTATCCCGCGAAGGATGAGTGATATCCACATCCAGGCGGCCATCAGTACGAGGGTGCCACTTGTTTCTGAAATAGATGTGATTCTTATCGGGTTCAATACAATGAGCGTCCTCATCGTTTTCATCCCATTCACCAGGCATATCGTTCCACTGAATCGAGAAACGCAGCACGCCATCCACCTTACCGCCAGCAGCCTTAACGTTTTCGCGGATATCGCTGTCTGCCATATTGCCGGTATACGCCCAGCTGAAACCATTGGACCACTTGAACATGCTTGGCGCGCTCTTATCCTGCGGCGCAATCAGAGATACCATGTTCTTCGAGAAGCGATTTTCCATGAACAGTTCCAGACCTGCCGCAGTAGGCAGAACTTCTTTGACGAACTTTTCGATGCCGATTTCTTCCGCGCGGCTGAACTTCTTAGGGTCGGCACCCAGAGACTTTACCATTGCCTCAAACGGATTCACAGCGCCCATCACCCGAGGAGCAGCATCACGGTTGCAGAACAAGATGTTGTTTGCAGTGATGTCGTCCAGAGTGGCGAACCGACGACCCAGGCTGTTCATGTAGCCCAGCTCAGTGACGGTTTTCTGTGCGTCTTCCAGCATCTTCTTGGTGAAAATCGCCTTGGGGCGCTTATAGTTTGCGGGAGCAACCACCTTTTCAAAAGCAGTCACAGCAGCATCCACGTCCATACCCTCGCTCAGGTTCACCAGCAGAGTACCGATTGCCGTATTGCGGATACGAAGCCGGTTCATCGACATACCGCCGGGAGCCATCCAAACATAAGCGGACTTCTTTTCATCAGGCAGACGATCATACACTCGCTTATCGATTTTGAAGCCACGAACCAGAGATTCAAACTCCTTACCGCGATACAGGCTGTTCTGCGCAATCAGCTCAAGCACGGTATCCACGGCATCCATGGTCAGCTCCTCCAGAGAACGCTTGAACACATTAGCAGAATCACGCCACTGAGCCATCTTGGTAGGTACGTCATCGGGACGCACAATGAACCGCTGAGGAATCTCGACAGCGAAATGATCCCAGGTATGAACCGCCTTATGATCAGCGTCATACTCATAGTTCATCTCAGTGCCAAACTTGCCATCAGAGATCATATTGCGGCTGATGTAATACGGGTTCACAACAGCGCAGGTTTTCACATAGGCAGCCAGCGCATCCACAACCGGCTGATAAACGTCAGACTTGGTGTCGAAATCCCAGACGGTGACCATCTGACCATCCATGAAAGAAACCAGCTTACCGATGTTCTTCACGAAGCGACGGCAGCAGGAACAATCATACTCACGGCGCTTACGGAAGATGGAGTTCGTGCCAGCCGGGAAGCTGTCCAGATAGAGGTCATATAGCTTATCCTCATCTGCATTGGTAATAAACAGAGGTGCGTCATCCTTCACCATCTCATTGAAATGCTTCTGAATCAGAGCGCGGAATTCTTTGAAGTTTGCCATTGTTTTCATTCTCCTTTTTGATTACAGTAAACTGTTACAAATACATTCGGTCTGGTCTTCAAACATAGACTCAGTCCACCAATAAGGGATTCCCTGTAGTCTATAAAAATCATCATCATCGGCGTAATCCTCGACTTCATAGGTCTTTCCGCTATAGTTGACCATATCGTCGTTACAGAAAAGGTCTCGTTTGCCTGCTGACGGCCCATACCAGACAGGGTAATCGCGGTCTGCGGTCAAATCTGAACGAATCGTTACCAGATCACCCGGCTTGTACAATAAAGGTTTCATCACATTCACCTCACAATAAAGAGTCACAAATACATTCGTTTACAGACATCGGCTCAAACATTTCATCAGACCAATACAGATGATCAATGTCATTATCGATTTTGTAACAACCCCGCTCATAAGAAATGATTTTATGGACTGACCCCTTATATTTTTCGATATGATATACAGTCCCGGGTTCGCATCCAGCTCTGGGACCGGAGCGCATATAATATTTCTTGCTATGATTGATATCGTCGCGAACTTTTACGAGGTCGCCAATTTTATACAGGTATTCACCTTCCATAATTCACCTCACAGCAGCGGCGTGCAGATACATTCGTTGGGCGCTGCAAACATCTCGTCCGTCCACCGATCGCAGCCATAATCTTCGTCGATGTAATAGCGGCCATTGCGCTTGCCGGCAATATGAACCACAGTGCCAAGCCGCTGCGCCTGAGAATAAGTAAGGGTGGCACTGACATCATTTGCTCGGTAACCGGAACGCATATAATACTGAACACCGCGCTCCAAATCAGGCCGAACAAACACTTCCTCCCCGTTTTTGTACTGATAATATCTTGACATTGCTCTACTTCCTCCATTCCATTACAGCAATGAATCGCAAACGCACTCGTCCACAACAAGCGGCTCAAACATCTCGTCAGTCCAGATGCAGCCATCGATTCCCTGTGCTTTATAAACACCGCGAACTTGTGCGATCTCTTGAATGACGATCTCTTGTCCTGCGTATTTTTTCATCCATGGAAGAGCCAGCCAGCACTGACCTTTATTTTTGCCAGACAACATTTTATAGTCTTCATTTTCCGAGAGATCAAGCCGAACGCGGACTCTGTCGCCCGGGTGATACATGTAATCAGTCATTCTACTCCTCCATCATCGAACCAGTCCGACACACGATCAGACATTTCGTCCATCTTATCCTGGTCTGCCTTGACATAATGCATTGTGACACGCTGGCTGCTATGCTTAAACTTTTCTTGAAGCATCTCGATCGTTTGCCCAGATGTACCAGCCTTTTTCGCTGTCTGAAGTGCAGCCATTGCATAGGTTTTGCGCATGGTATGAGTTGACAGATCGATATCCAGCTCACACGCTTTCCCTGCTTCTTTCAAGATCCGATAAAATCCGCGCACTGTCAGAGGGCCACCCTTGCGACTGCGGAACAGATAATCAGATTGACTGATCTCGAAATCCTGTTCATCGAAATAATCTTCCAAAATGTCGGCTGCCATCTTGGGGATCTTGCACACATTGCGCTTACGGGTCTTTTCTTCGATCAGTTCGACATGCTCTTTCACACTGCCATCCTGCTCGTAAACATCGGCCGTTTTCAGACTGAGAAGATCGCCACAACGAATACCCAGACTGCACCCGAACACGAAAATCGCCTTGTTGCGTAGACGAAACTTGGGGTCGCCGTTGGAAGCGAGATAATTCGCCAGTTTCTGGAAATCCTCTTTGGAACGAATCGGATCAGCGGGCGAAGGTTTGATGCGGCCATCCTTTGTATAAAGGCTGTTGGTTGGCTTTGTCTTGTGCTTTTTCTTGCGAGCGGCAGCCACGATGTCCCAAATCATTTCCTTCAGCTCGGTTTCACTCATGGTGATGTGAGCTTCGGAACCAGGCTGCTGCGGGAACTGAACCACGCGATCCTTACACTTACGTGCCGGTTCTGCCATTGATCTTCATCCTTTCTATGTAAATCAATATCTGTGTTGATATTTTTCTCTGTAACGCAGGTTATGAGTGTATAGCTCGTTATCGAAATCGTTGATCATGCGGCACTTTTCTTTGTATTGGTGCTGCTGTGTCAGCTCGATTTCGACGTACTGCTGGCGCTCCTGACAGTGATCGTGACACCCGGGATAACGCTTGGGAGCCACACAATAATGGCAGGGATTCTGCATTTTCAAATCATTCCAATCATAGTAAACTTTCGCAAACACAAGCGGTATCGTATTCGTACCGTGCTTGGAACATCTGATCCGTCCAGGCATATGATTTATTGTCTTCTTCAATGAAATATTGACCATCAAGATGTCCTGAGATATGAACGGTCTTGCCTTCGAACTCCTTCATTCCGTCAGCAATATTGTTGTATGTGTATGTATTTGGGCCAGACTCCATAAAGTAGCTGCATCCCATTTTGAGATTTCGCTTTACGACCACTGCGTCGCCCTTATTGTATCTGTATTTCATTGTTTACCTCACAGAAGAGATTCACAGCAGCACTCATTGATAGGAACAAACATCTCGTCGGTCCAGCCATAATCAGACTCTTCCAGAGTGTATCCATCTCCTCCGTGGCGAGGACCATGAATCGTAAAAACCTTTCCAGCCTGATCTACCATTTGATCAACCACATTGTAGGTATAGTCCCCATTGTGGCTGCCTGACCTCATACAATAAATTTCACGGCAGTTCAGATCCGGGCGAATCATTACTTTATCGCCGGGCTTATACATCAATTCCATATTTCTACCTCATTTTCTTTTTTATCAAAATCACTTTCTAAATCCGATGCTCTGGAAACGGGAGGACGCACGATCGGAGACTTCGTCACGCGACCTGGCGCGTGACCTCGTCTCGGATCGAAGGACGAGTGTTTCCTGACAAGGATTGGCAGAGGCCAGCTGCACGATCAGGGCCCATGGCGGAGTGCAGCGGCCGATTGTTGGTGTATTCTTCTTAACATCCGCCTTGGGCGTGATGCTCGCTCTTTGGAACGATATACAAAGTGATTTTTTGTTTACTGATTACTGATCTGGCTCTTCGAATTCGATTTGTTCGCCCATGGATGCCGCCGTTTCACAGACTTCATCAAACAGGACATCTCTGCCGGCTTCCAACATTGCCTGGTGAATGCTCGGCTCTGCGGCGGCCACAATGGTATCGCAGAAATTGGTATCGTCTGTGTTGATCGATTTCAGATTCAAACTTTCCACGATCTCTTTGACATCCTCAGGACCCCAAAACACCAGGGCTCGCCGATCCTCTTCGTAGACCACCTCTGTTTCGATGCCCGTGGAATAGTAGATCATATCCGCGACCTTTTCGAGTTCTTTCGACGGAACCTTTCCATCCCGACACATAATTTCAATCATAGATCATCACTCCTTGTGTGTATCTCTATTTTTTATGCAACAACGCCCTCTTTGGGACGAAGATCCTCTTTAAGCATCGCCACAATATCGGTGCCGAACTTTGCATTGTAACGACGAATCAACTCGTCGATCACCTCGGGCTCGACCATGTGATAATAGTTGAGCTTGCCATTGAACTTTTGCAGATCTTCCAGCTCCCAGGTTCTGCCATGCTGTTTTGCATCGATATAATTCGTCATAGCCGAACGGAACATCTTAAGATTGCGCCAGCCAACCGTGATCTGATTGTCCTTGTTCCACATCAGGCCGAGGCACCAGTTCTTGCTGGAGTGCCGGTTGCCGTAATGCGTTTTCGTTTCGTTCAGAGTAAACGGCGCATGGAAGAAGTTCAACGCATCAATGATAATTTGCTGGATTTCCATCGGGTCAAAGTGATGATAACAGCTGATGAGGATGTCATCTGCATATCGTGTGAAAGTAAACTCGCGATCGATGCCGTCCTTTGCTTTGTAGCCATAGCACAGCTTGCGAGTGATACAGTGGTCAAACGGAATCATCATCACATTGGTAAGCCACGGACTGATGGGAGCTCCCTGCGGCAGGCTGTTGCGAAGGAAGCACAGGTTGACCGCCTTTGCCAGTTCATCTCGGCCACGTGTATCCCGCATGATCAGAGCGAATGGATAGATCACACTCATCATGCCGAGCAGAAAATCCGGTGTCGTACTGGGGAAGAAACCATGGAAGTCGAACTTGACCGCCCAATGATTCTGATAATTGACGACCTTTTTCATGCCGGTCGCCTCATCAACGACGGTTTTATTGTGACCTGCCTGATGCTTGCGGACCGCATCAATAAAGCTACGATTGGGAATATATGCGAAAGCATTCGTGTGATAATCTACGATCATAAAGCTCTTCAGCAGTTCCCGCAGCTCAATCAGTGCATCATAAAGAGTTTTATCGGGCGCATCAATGGGTCGCCAGCCGCCAGATTTCTTTGGAATCTCAAAGTGAGAGTAGTGACTCGGGATATCGCTGGATTCAAGCGCCGCATACTTCACGTTGTAGGCCGCCAGCTTCTCGATCATCTCAGGAACATTGGTGATAGCGCGAAGTTTGGCGGTTAAATCGTTGCGGCACACGGTCATTGTAGATGTGTTGTTGCCGCCATAGTGCAGTGCTTCTACATTCTGGACACCGGCGAGGATCTCATCAAAAGTGATCTGCCGGGTCTTAGGAGGATTCAGATATGTAATGTACATTGTTTCTCCTTTATGATTTCATCGTGATCTAAATGGGTTTCTTGAGGCTAACTTAGCATGCTGGAGGAGGTCCTTATCATGATTGGATGCTCAAAATGGCTATATAACCGCCTTCAGGTGACCCGAAAAGGTCTTTTCGAACTCTGCGTTAGCGTTGTTAGCCGACGGCTTCGCGCTCGTTTTGCGATGTTGATGCCTCGGGGGAGGACGCCCTCTTCTTAACAATTCGATACACTTGGCTTGGCCTAAGTGCGCTGTTTATGAAAAAACAACTATTCATCACGATTATTTATTTACGATTTTATCAGAACGCCATGACGCTCTCTTCACCCAGAATGAACGGGGTTGCAACGATCTGCTTTTTCAGCTGGTTGCCTCCCACGAAATTGATAAAGTTCGTAACCGCCAAACAGCAGATGAAACGAACGGTCGGTGCGACACCCTGAACGATGCCACATGCAGACACCGGCGTACTTACCTTTGCTTCCTCGTGAGTGAAGTTCATGGAGTTCTTCAGATTATCGATCTGCTTGCGATCCTTCCAATCGGCCGACCAGCACTGTGCATCATACAGGCCAGTGCGGATATCGAACACACCGAGCAGCTCAGGATTGTACTTGTTCTTCTCCAGGAACTGCTTGCGGATCTCGATGCTGTCCACGGCCAGGAACACATAACCCTTGACGGTTTCGCCCTGCCAGCCATTGGGCATCAGAACCAGATCCTCTTTGATATCAGGATTCACATTGCACAGAATGTTCCCCACAGCTTCCACCTTGGGATGGGCGATATCCTGCTGGAAGAACATCTGGTTGACGATATTCTTGGGTTCGACAAAGTCCATATCCCACAGAGTGAACTTGGTCAGACCGTATCGTGCCAGCAGTTCAGCCACAGTAGAGCCGACCGAACCACAGCCGATGATATGAATGCGACCCTTAACAGACGCAGGGTCAAACACCATTTCGATTTTGCTCAGATCCATTGTTGTTTCCTTTCTTAGTCCTGAAATGCGTCAGCGTAGGGATAGCAGCTCGAATTCCAATTGTTCATCAGGTCGTTCGGATTCTCCTGATAATACTTCATCAGATTGGATTCGCTTCCCTTGCTCTTGGCTGGATCGATCTTAGGGGCGGCTCCACCCGTGACAGTTTTCAGCGCCGGGTTCGTCGTGGCTGCCGGTTTCGTTTCTGTTTTTGTTTTCGTGGACGCGGCTGCGGTGCTTGCGTTACCAACGAACGCGCCTCCCTGATAAGCTGCTGTACCCGCGCTGTAGCTGCCGGAGTAAGCTGCGCCATTGTAGTTGCCGTTGTAGCCACTGTATGTAGTTGTGACCGGCTTTTGGACGAGCGCTTCCGCCTGTTCGAGAAACCCTTTCGTATCGGCCTCTCCAATCGTCACCTTGACATCGTCGCCGCTGTAGATGGCATTGTCCGCCATGTCCACAACACGGACGTTATACTCCCGCCGCTTGTTCCAGATCATAAAGATGTAGTAGTCCTCAGAGCTCAAGGTCTCAATGAGATCCCACTGATTCTGCATATCCACGCCGCTGGGAGAAGTGCCCATGTTCACATGACTGTGGCCCTGGAACCGCAGCGTATTAAAAGATTCATCGTCCAGCTCATACAGCCAGGTCGTATACTTTTCCTGGTCCGTATTCACTGTTGCGCCCGTGACCTGCTGCGGATAGACCAGGATCTTGGTGATCTGGAAATGAGTCTTATCAATGCGATTCACCAGACCGTGCCAGGCGACCTCGGTACTGAAGTGATCGATCAGGGCACACATCTCGTGATAAGCTTCCAGAGTGAAATTCACCTCGACTGCGTCCTTGGCAGGCTTTGAAAAATTCTTGTTAAAGGAGAACTTGTCCGTCTGCAGGTTACCCAACGCAGAAGCCTGTGCATAGAACTCCTGCAAAATCCCCTGGATCAGTTCGTCATTCATCTTAACCGGCTGCATACTTCAAACCTCCTTATGCCGTTTCATTGCTTTCGTTTTCCAGAATCTCAATCACCTCTCCGACGGTGTAGAGATTACCATCCTTATCTTCCAGACACTTCCTGTTTCTATAATCACCGAACAGCTTTTCCATCATCCATTCGACAACCGTAGAATCCGTCCAGTTGATATAAGAAGAAGAGGTCACCAGAGTGGACAGAATGCCGATGTAATCACGACGAAGAGCCAGATCCTGAAGCATACCGCGATAACCGCCGTAGCAGGTAAACCGGTCGATATGCGGCTGAGGGAAGCGATCCTTCATCAGGTCTTCCCGGTGATTCATGTTACTGCTTCTGATAGCTTCGACACGGCAGTCATCATAGACGATCCACTCGCAGTAGACACGCAGATTGAACCGGTGCTCTTTCCAGATAGCCAGGAACAACTTCTTGGTGAGATCCATATCATACGGGCTCTCCTCGTAGATGTAGCTGGACATCTTATCCTGCTTTTCGACATACTGCTTAAAGATATCTTCGTTGTAGTCATTCAGATAGCAGTTCACGCCGACCCACAGCTGATTGCCGGACTTATCCAGAGCGATAAGAGATTTGTTCGCCTTGAAGAAATCGACCAGCTCCTTCTCATCGTCTCCAGAGTTGCAGGCACGATTCCGGAGTACCAGAAGCTTCATCTGCTCTTCGTCCACCTGCTTCATGGCATCGCGGGCGCTGCTCATGTAATCGTTGACGTTGTTCTCTGCCCGGCGAACACGTTCTTCCTGATCATGAATCGAGCGGGTGAAGTTCTGACTACAGAATCCCTTGAGCATGCTTTCGACTTTCTTGCCGTAGAAGTCATAAGTTGCATAGATCTTGTCGATTGCTGCATTGAACTTGTCATACTTTTGCTCGGCCAGCATCTTCAGCAGATCGAGTTCGTCCCTGGTTGCCGGGTGATCCTTGAATGCCCACGGAAGCAGACGAGGCAGACAGCTCATCATCATCTGCATGACCTGGATTCTCTTGGGCGAAGGAGCGAACACCATGGTCGCCTGCTTGGTTTCGTTCTGATAGACCAGAGCGTCACCGCTGCGATCGACATACAGAGAGACATCCTCAAGACGAACCCAACCCGCCTTCTTGTAGTCCTCGTCGAACGTTTTCACCTGCTTGATGTAATCGGCTGCTTTCTTGTTTGGGATGAAATGGAAATACAGACCGAGCTTGATCTTTGTGAACGGACCACGCTCACCAGCGTAATAGGCCGCTGTCAGCTTCTCATCGTCCGGGAGCCGGATCTCGTCCTCGACCACCAGAGACTGCATGATGCCCTTGTTCTCGGGATCAGCGGTAAAAGTCGCCAGCCGCTCCTCGTTCATCACTGCCCGGAGAACGGTCAGGACGGTGTTATCTTCGGTTTCGAATTTGTTTCTGCTCTTGATGTCAGAGAAAAATTCGTTGCATTCGTTCGAGCCGAGCTTCGTCAGCAAACCAGTGAATGCCATAGTTACTTCCTCCTTAAATTCATATCTTGCATTTGAAAAGCCCAGATACTGGACACATATAAGGCAGACTTTAACCGGCCTGCCAGCGGCTGCAATGCTACTTATCTGTTGTAACCAGAACAGATTTATATTCGGACTTTATTCGAGATTCGCTCGAACAGATTCAGGATCAGACTCCGTTAATTCCTTAACGGGCGTTGTCCATCTTCTGAACACAGACCAGATAAGCCTTCTCGGTAACGTGCATAGCGGCGAAGGTCTTGTCCATGTCGCCAGGCTGCAGAACACAACCATCAAGAGAAGTCTGACCAGTAGCGTAGTTGATATCGTTCTCCTCCAGGCACTGACGCAGGGTAGTGTCCTCGGTAACCATGACAGTCTTACGGTTGGTGTTGGTACCCACAGTGATCTTCAGCATAATATGTACTCCTTTTTAATTTAAAAAATTTATTGTTGAAACGTCGGATTGACGAATCATCTAAAACGAATGCCGGACGTATTGCGCTGGAACATCCGGCGTGGAACCACAGTGGCGGCTTTACCAGGTGGCGCTCTTACTCAGCGGCGGCCTCGGGCTCAGCGTCGTTCTCGATGGTGATAGCAGCGTTCATAGCGGCCTCATCAGCAGCGATAGAGCCCATAGCCTCGGCGATCTGCTCCTCGATCTTGGTGCAGTTCACGATGGCCAGACCCAGCTTCTCACGAACGAACTCGTTGATCTCCTCGACAGTGGTCTTGCCGTTGGGCAGCTCGATGCTCATGGTAGCGACCTTGGGAGTAGTGACGGAATTCTTTGCGAAGGTCACACCCATCTCATTGGCAGAAGCAGAACCGCTGACACCGATAGCGCAGACAGGCTCCTTCTCCTTGCCCTCGCCCTTGTACAGAACCAGAGCCTCGGGACGGAACTTCTTGACCTTCTTCAGGGTCTCGATGTCGTAAGCGGAAGTGACGAAAACGTTGTTGTACTTAACAGTTGCCTTCATAATGTTTGATCTCCTTTATAATAAAAAAATGTTATGTAAACGAGCCGATTTGCCCGTTATACCGTTGTTGTTAGCAGCTCCTTCATATCGTCAAGAGCTTCGTCCCATGTGTCGGCCGACTGAATGAACTGGCCATTATCCGCCGACACGATTTCATAATGGCCGTCCACATACTTGATATGCATCCGTTTTCTCCTTTCATTTGACAGTGTAAAGTGTGTTTGGATGGCGAAAAAATCAAAGCAGAGACTCGCAGCGGCATTCACTGGTTGACTCTACAGGTGCCCACCAATCATCATGCAGGTGCTCGATCAGGCGAATTTCTGGCCTGCTCCATGGGTACTCATCGCAGAGCTGCACTTGAGGACAATCGGTATCTTCTGTATACCCAACAACGATTCCCTCTACGCCCTCATTGGGATCATCAGGATTCCACGGAGACTCAAGCCTTACGCGATCACCGATACAGAATTTTCTCTCGTCCATATCGCTCAGTCCTTTCCGTTCATTTCTTTGACTTTGTCCACAGCATAGTCAATCACATCAGTGACATACTCGGTGGCATTGTTGATATTGTCCTGAGTGAACATCTTGGCGGCGAGCATCTTGTAGCAGGTGTCTTCAGAAGGAACCACACAAACCAGAACTGCGACAACAAAAGTTGCAATTGCAACCTTGATGCAGAGTTTTGCTTCTTCGACTACATTTTTGTTTTTAAAGCCATAATCGTCTGCATCGCTCATGGTGCACATGAACATAATCGCTACCACAATCACAAGCACAATTAGAATGGCGATTAGTAGTGTTCTGATACTATCTACGATGCCGATCCAGTAGAACACCCAAGGGCTGATAATAGAATTCATACGGCTGTGCCCTCCTCTTCTTTGAAATTCTCAACCCTCATAAGGTGTTCCGTTTTTCCTCGATTATTGTTTTGCGTAAAAGCCTTAAACTGAGCTGCGTAATAGTCAACCGGAATACAAAACACACCATGATCGTCATGGATAATATGCAAGCCAGTCCGCTCAATGTGAAGGTAATTAGAAAGATCATTGAACAGCTTGATAGATTCCTCTGTGGGGAAATACAGATAAAAAGTATCAGGCCATCCATACATGTCGGAATCATTTCCCTCACAATCCAGAGCAATTACACCAGCCTCCCGGCATTTTTGGTTCATTTCTTTTGCTCTTGTCAAATCACTTTTATAAAGATAACTCATTTTGCGTTCCTTCTTTTTGTGTGTTGATATTCGAACATGGTGCGGCTAGAGGGACTTGAACCCTCACCCGAAGACCAGATCCTAAATCTGGCGTGTCTGCCTATTCCACCATAGCCGCATATAAATTAGGTACACCTGTACTCCCGATTCTCCAAGCAGGACAACTTCCATTCCGGACCACAATATCCGAAACATTAGGGCGCAACAAGGAAGTCGTGGCTATTTTATTGATCGTACTTTTACCACCATGTACCTATTCCCCATTTTGTTAGAGACCTAATGGGCAAAGCTGTCTACCTGCACCGGTTGTGGACGGACTTACCCGGCTGGATTTATATGTAGGAGTCTCAAACCGTCGCACATAATGGAGCAGCGAATGGGAGTCGAACCCACATTTTCGACTTGGAAGGCCGACGTATTAGCCGTTATACGACCGCTGCATAGAAACCCGGCTTACAAAGCCTTGTTGCTTTCGATACGATATAGACCGAAGCATCGTATCAAAAGAGCCGGGAATAACAAGAATGAGGTAAAAGGTTCCTGCTGAATAACATACCTAAAAAGACAGGAACCCTGGTGCTACCGACCCGATTCCAACGGGCACGCAGTCTCCTGCAAAGGTTTTTAAGACCTCTGTGTCTGGCTTTCCACCACGGTAGCATATCAAAGCTGTCTGTCCAGCAGTCAACCGTCTTTCCGATTTGCCAAACCGTTTCGCCCAATAAGCTCCCGACTCGATCGAGCCGGTGGTATCTCGGATGGGAGTCGGACCCACAAGCTTTCGCAGAAGTTTTTGAGACTTCCCTGTTTACCAATTTCAGCACCGAGACTCATTGCTCGTCTTTCCGAGCCGCCACTGCTTACGCAGGTCACTTCTCTACTTCAAACACCATGTAATACATGTGATTATCTTCACCATCGCCGACTGCCGCACCGATAACATACTCAGGATATGGGTTCAACTCGCATCCGCAAAAATCAGCGTAAGATTCAGTGTCAACTTTCACTGCATCTTCGTACCTAGCGGCCTCATCTTCAGGCATCCCATTGAGAAAGCACTGAAAACTAACAGCGGCAAAAGCAACCGCATCGTCTCTTGATTTGAATGCTTTATCAATACTTACTGACTTGTAGACATCAGCTTTCTCGTTGGTGTAATCGCTTGCAACGATATACATCTGAATCACTCCTTATCAAAGATATCGGTGCCATTTTTTCTCCAGTTCCGCAATATATTCTGGCGGCCACGGTCCTCCACCACAACCAGTTGTTGGGAAGTCAATATGAAATTCGACTCGAGCATCTCCGGCTCCACGGCAAGCAAACATTGGACATTCATGCATGTATTTGCCAATGAACTTTCCATCGTAATACTCTTCTTTGGGGCAAAGACGATCGTGATCATATCCGTATCCATGTGTATCGGTACAACCAAAACTTCCGGGTTTTGCTCCTACAAAACATAAGTACTTTAGGCTATCTCTTTCCCGATCTCTATTCAGCCTTGCATAAAACGCATCAATGTAATCAGTTTTTAAGCTCCCCATACCGGCACCTCAGCAATACTCTTTTGAGCTCTTTCTGTCATATTCAGAATTTCAACAGCATCAAGGAGAAGAATCTCATTAACCTCACAGGGAAACTTGCATTCCTTGGGTTTCTTGGTTCCTTCCCGTGCAAGCTGAGAAAGAGTAGCTGCTCCTTCCCAGTACCAGATACGCCGCGCTTTCAGAAGAGTAACTTCTTGACCATTGCGCTCTTTCATGTAGCCACAAAACACACCAGCGCTGTCGGTACGAACCATCACATAATTCATACCATCAAGCTGCGGAGCTGGTGCTGTAGAAATAGCCAAATCTGCTCGGATATACTCAGTGCCATTGATCATAATTTTTTCGTCTGCCATTGTAATTTACCTCACTTCATAAAGGATCGATGCGAGATGCCCGTTCGGTTTAACCTTGTATTTAGGTTCTCGGAACTCGAATTCGCTTCCTTCTTCTTTAGTCCAAGACAAATAGGTGTTAAACATCCGACGAGTGCCGCTACTATTAGAACCAGCTTTGTATCCGACATCATACTTGAATTGATTCTTAAATCCTTCGTGGATCGTATCGGGAGTGTGTCCAAACTTTGCTTCCACGATTACTTCGACATATTTGCCTGGCTTTTTCTCACTTTTCCGCATCTCAAACCAATAGACTTTCTCCCTAAGATAAGAACGATGCTTCGGATAATACGTAAGGAAATCGCCAGCAAATGTTTTGCCGAGTTTCACTTTGTTAACAGAACATTCACTCAGAATCATCTTGAAGATATGTTTACGATGTTTCTTTGATTTATTCTGCATTTTGATTTACTCCTTGTTAATGGTAAGCTGAATAGACCAATAATCTCTATCGTTTCCAGTGTAAATCAAAGAGTCCAAAACTTCTGAGTGCCGATCGCACTCGTGATAGATTTCTGGACCATGGCTCTGAAGCCATCCAGGCTCCACTCCGAACTCTTTAACGATTTCTCCTTCATCAATGACTGCGATACTATCGGAAGCCTTATCTTTCGCTTTTTCAATCATCCATTCAACAATTTCTTTGATATTCAGATTTGCCATGATTCATACCTTCTTTCAAAATGTTACTGAAAATGGTGCCGGTAGCAGGACTCGAACCCGCGCCTCTGTCTTATCTGGACCAAGGGGTATAAACCCAGTGCTCTAGCCGCTGAGCGATACCGGCATAAGAGAGGAGGATTTAACCATGTAACGACATCGGCGAGGAGTAAACGACTTACAAAGTCTGCGCTATACTCAGTCGCGTCAGTGGATACAACACATAAGCGAATTGGTCTCTTATGGTGTCCATCCTCAAAGGCTGCCCTTTAAATCACTCTCCGCCAGTCTGGGCACCGACTAAGCTAGACCACAACTCAGGTCATCCAATAGCCTACTCACAATAGAGCCACACAAGATCACCAAGGGAGCTACCCTGTCGCAGCATGGATTGTTGTTTTCGGATATAAGCGTTATGGGTGTGTCAGAGGGGGAGTATGATCACCCACGGTGGAATTGCGCCACCCCAGCAGCTTTGTACTACACTACGCCGCTGCATCGAACCTAGCTGGAGCCCAACAGAATCGAACTGTTGTACGACCATCAGCTCCATATCAAAGCAGGGTTATCGTACCTGCCCGGCATTTTCAGCCACGAGCGAAGAAAAAGGAAAAGTGAAAGAGAAAAACTTCGCTTTTTTGCACAGGGAGAAAGGATAAAGCCCTATGCTATGGTCCAAGTGACAGGTTACGATCCTGCTGCCTCATGCTCCCAAAGCACGCGCTCTGCCAATTGAGCTACACCTGGTTATATGCCGGTCTTTCCCGGCTGCCAGCCTCAAAGGCTAATGGAGGAAGTAGATAGCTTAGATAGCTGCCGCCACGATCTTCGCAGCCTCCTTAAACACTTTCATGTTCTTATCAGAATGCTGGAAGATATCGGGAGTAGACTTGGGCGGCTTATTGTGAGAACGAACATACGCTTTGCGCATCCGATCCATCTTGACAGTGCCGATCGCGTCATAGATCTTTGCATAAGTAACCCAATACCCAAGCGTCTTGTCGCCCAGCTTTTTTGCAATGGGCTCAACGATCGGAAGCGTGATACTCGGCTTGTAGTAACAATATTTCTTTTTCGGCTCTTCAACCGCAGGAACTTCGACCGCCGGTGTTTCAGCCGCCGGTGTTTCAATCTCGACTGCGTGAGCCTCGGCCACAACGACCGGTGCGGGTTCTTCAGCGACGACCTCAGGAGCAGGTTCTACCCTGTGGCGAGTAGGAATCATATCAGCAGGGATCATAGGCGGTTTCTTGGTGAGTGCCGACTTAATCCCCTTTCGGACCTCAGCGTCATGCTTTTCGTTATCATACCGATCCTTCATAATCGACATAAAGATTGAGCTCCACGTTTCACTATCCTCGATAATGTCCAAGCCGCTGAGGTTCTTGATGTCACCCATGTAGCCGACCCGCTCAACATACGCCTTGCGTTCGTCTTTGAAATACCAGCCATAGTTGCGGCCGATATAATCATAAGCCTGTTTAAGAACCGCATTCAGCGTCAGACCAGTCATGCGAGCGATGGAGTTGCCGAGCTTGTAGATCTCAGTCCGCCATTCGCTGCGTCCTTTGTATGTAGTGGTTTGGGTTTCCTTTGCGGCGGCTGTGGCAGTTGTGGCGGTCTGCTCAGGCTGCTTCTGCGGCTGACCCATCGAGACAAGCTTTCGTTCCAGCTGCTTGCAGACGAACAGCACATTGTCAAGAGCGTTGCGGTCCTGCTGGCGAGCGGCTTCGAGAGCGTCCATCTTGGATTGAATCTCCGTCAGCGCCTGAGTCATCTTATCGAATCGCTCCTGCCGCTTGAGCTCAGTCTGATTGGCATTCAGCGATACGGTTTCACCCCGCATCAGAGCGGCGATCACATCCCAGCAGAAATCAATGAAAGCATTCGCTTTGGGTTGAGTGCTGTAACGGCAGATCTCCATTACACCTCTCATACTATATACGTAGGTTTGCTGTTTTCCACCAGGGGTAATCAAATTGATTAACCCTGAAAGCGGGTCGAGACGAGCCGCATTGCGCTTGTGAATCGTTCCAATCGAAATTGAAGGATTCTTATATCCCAGCGCCTTACCGACCTGCTCACGGGTCATCCAGAAATCATCCTGAGCTCTGGTGTGATCGACCGCTGGATTCTCATAGACCTGAATCTCCATGTCACCGAACTGCTTGGTAGTGGCTACTTGCATTACTACATTCGCATTCATTTTTTACCTCATCCTTTTCGTTTGATATTGTAAAGTGTGTTTCGCTTGAAACAAGTATTACACAAAAACGTATCGTTGTCAATTGGAAAATATTCACAAATGACAGCATTACATTTTGTTTGTATTTGTCGTTCTTATCACAACCTTCATTATTATAATATAGGCGATTTGTGATCTAAATCTGTCTGAAGCTACTAGCTGGAGATCTGCTGCAGGTCCTGGTCCAGGGGTTGTGGCCCAAATGTAGCTGTCGAATGCGTCGGTTGGGGCGTTATAAGGTTCGTCTGACCCTCGATGACGCTGGTTGAAGTGGCCAGCGATGTCTGGACCACTGCGTCGACGCGTCTTCCGCCTTCCTCGGGGGTGTCCCCTCGTTCTAACAATTCGTTCCGTTCGGCTTGGCCTAAACGTGCTATCATAGTAAAACCAGATAACAATTCATCACAAATCTGCTCGTAAAATACGGGGTTCCTCACATGGGAGGGCCGGTTTTCAACATAGTTTTCAACTCGCTTTCTTATTTGATTATGTACTTTTGTTTCAAATTGAGATCTAAACATCTGTGGAGTCCTGTGCCTCACCTGCGATCGCTGCAGCCGGCAGCAAGTAGATGAGCTGCGGATGAGCTGCGAGCGTAGCTGGGATTTCGGAGTGACGCATTATCGTTGTGTTTCATTTGAGTACGACCGTGAGTTCCTTCCCTGTAGTGTCACGTGCTGAGCTCTCGGTCCCTCCGTGGCAGCCATGGGTGGGGTATCTCACTCTAACAATTCGTTCCGTTCGGCTTGGCCTGAACGTGCAAACCTTTCGACTTGCTATTCATCTCAATCTGTTTTCGCGGCGACTCTGCTGTACTATGCGGAATCGTCGAAGGGCATTGCGTTCATCTCATTCACCTCTTGATTCAAACCTTGCTGTTTACTTTAATAGAATTACAAGGCAAAAACGCCTAACACATCTCAGTAGAGTAATTTCATTACCGAACCATGATGTATGTTTAGAATACAGTCAAACTCTTTATGAATTCGGCTGAGAATTGATGCTGGCCTTATTCTGTCGAGCCGCTTGTACTTTTTTCATTCGCTCACGAAGTTCTGCACGCTGTTCATCGGTCAGTTCGCGAGGCGCTGTCGGCGTTCCGAACCGAACCAGCTTACGCGGAACCGAATACCACTTACACAGGATCAGCCCGTCTTTCGTGCGGTGGATCTTGGTGAGCTTGTACTCGTCAGGATGCTTCTCGCACATGGCATCAAGCTTGCGCCAGTAAACAGGATCGTTGGTGCACACATCGGCCGTCTTATCCAGGGCTCCAATGGTGATGATGGTCTCCTGTTCAGCTCTGGTCATTGAAACGCCGCCATGCTCAGGAATGGCTTTCATTATGATTTCTTCCACGATTTATCGCTCCTTTTTCTGCTGGGCTCATTCATACCAACACATCGTGACAACGTTGGTGTAGCCAGTTTGGTATTTAACGCCGTCAATTCTGACCGCAACCGTGCCATAAGACACCCAGCAAGAATCGTACTCGCCCTCAGCAAGCAGCGTGCCGTCAGGGTTATAGACCTTGGCATAGTTCACCTTGCGTCCATCTTCATCTTTCGAATTGCCACCACATCCAGTCAGCATCAGTGCAGCAGCCAGTACAGCTGCCGCGATAAGTCTTCGGAATCGCATTTAAGCCACCTCCTTATTCGTCATCACTGTCAAAGACAAAACCTTCTGCCTTCCACATCGAAACAACAAATTCATCGTCACTTCGATCAGTTTTCAAAACCCCGCTCAATCCATGTGCGGTGTCGGTGATATCGAAAACAAACTTACTTCCGTAAATTTTGAACAGATGACCGTCTCTCTTGCGTTTGTTGCGGCAGGTCAGGTAATCCGTCCCACGAGTGGTCTTGCCCAGCTGAACCCACTTTGTAGGCACATGGATCTGCAGATAAGATTTCGAGCCGCACACAATCGTGAAGTCATCGTGCTGCTGAACCAGCTTGAGGAAGTCCTCCGGTTTGAATTCGTGTACGCCAAGATCTAAGCTCGCCATAAAAACCCTTCTTTCTCTTTTTCTCCCTGATGGTTCTTTTTCCCCTTAACAATCTCCTTTATCTCCTATAACCCTCTTAAACCTAATCATCAATTTTATTTTCGCGTCGCTTGTTCATTGGCGATTGCGTAATTGAGTTCGAGTTCGAAATAGGAATGAATTATTGTTGCAAGCGAAAGAATGAATCAGCGATTAAGTTTTCAACAATTTGAACAAGTGAGTTTTCAACAATTCGGAATCTCAGCAACGACCTGAATCATCTTGATTGAAGTCGGAATGAAGATTCGTCCTTGCAGCATGTTCATAAAAGTAAGCGTCTGAAGCAGATCGAACCAGTGCGAACTCTGTTTAGCAGGTGCCGCATTCAAATCAGCGATCAGGCTCTCCACAACCTTATCGTCAAGGAAATCGAGCTGCGTACATGCTTCGCCGCGCTCATAGCTAGTTCCGATCTTAACTTTTGCATCGTATGTAATCTGTACTGACTTCATACTGTTACGCTCCTTTTTATTATACAACTGTTTGGAGTTTTGCTCAACAACTAACAGGCGTTGATTAGTCGCCATTTTCTTCTGAATCAACGATCTCAACGCTCTCGATAGAGTTCGGCACGTACATGCGTTTTCTGAATCGCTCCATGGTCTCAAGCGCCGCCTCAAGGTGAATCATCACAACATGCTGCTCTTTTGATTGCTTCTTATACTCGGTATCAATGGCAGCACACAGCGTATCAACCACATCATTTGGCACAGATTCGAACTGGTAAGTAGCCCTCTTATAATCGAGCCGCATACTTGTTGCGATTGCTGCACGATATGTTACTTTGATCGTATACAAATTAACACTCCTCTTATTGCGTCGCTCGTTCACACAGAATCGCGGCCGCTTCTTTCAAAATACAGACACCAGTTGCACAGCTTGCCGCATTGATTCCATGCTGGCGATACAGGTTCCAGAGTCCGCCGTATGTAGGGATCGCATCGAGCCCGGAGCAGTGAAACCCCGCCGCATCATCCCACACAGACATCAGTGTATTATTGAGCAGGTGGTCTTCTTTGTACTTTGGAATCAGATAATCAAGATCGAACGGAATGTACTGTTTGACCACATCCAGACCGCCCAGATAATCGATGTAGCGAGTGTAGCGCTCACGAAAACCGAGTTCTTTGCCAGTGGCCTTATCGATGTTACATTGATGGATTCCTGTTGCTTCACTGATGGTCATCGCTGCGTTACCTCCTTACTTGTTATTCTTTCAACGGCTCATCCGCTGCCAGCGCAATGATTTCGTCGATGTTGTTTTCGATCAGATACTTCCAATCTTCCAGCCGCTGATTGAGGATTTCTGTCGCCTGGATAATGACTGCGTCCGGCGTGATGTGCTCACAGTTGCATTTCAAAGCCAGAATCAAGTCATCAAAAGTGACAGGGTCAAGGATCGTATCGCTGGGGATCATATCTTTACCGAGTTTCCAGCTTGCCATAATCAGAACCTCCTGAACTGCACGAACTTGCCATCAGCGTAGCAGGGCGAGTAACACTGAAGCCTCTGACCATACCGTTCGAGGAATGCATTCACAAAAACGGGTTCTCCCTGAATGATAATTGCTTCAGGATCTGACCATTTGATTTCATCAGCGGCATTCCATGCAATAAAACGAACCCGGATTGACGGGTCGCTTGGAAGAATTGTGGGCATCTCATAGCCACGAATGATACCATCTGTGCAGAGTTTGCGGGCTGCTTCGAGCTGCTCCGGCGACCAGTTCATAACGGGAAGTTCAGTCATGTTGATAACCATTGCTACGTTTGCCCCCTTATTCTTTTACTGATAGTTCTTTTGCCATGATTCTTTCGCGCATCTCGGCTCCAGTTGAGGAAATGTAATCGCGAGTAAGAACCCATGCATCTTCTTCGCCGCAAATTTCGGCAGGCTCTTTGAACAAGCGAATGGATTCATCTGGCTTTTTACCGCCAAAGAACTTCTTTTTGGCCGTATCTACGATACACGGGTCTTTGTAGAAATCACGCCACCATTTTTCCTGACTTTTAAGATATTCAAGTGCTCGTTCTTCAGTAGCAAAGAGGTCGTAATGGAAGTTATCGTAATGAATCGTTTCGTCGCGGGCTTCGTGAGACATAAAAATTCCCCAAACAAACATACTGTGTAGCTCCTTTCATTCCATCTCGATCTTAACACCACGATATTTGTGGTTTCGATATAACACATCGGCCGCCCATTTCCGTGCGCAATCGTAGCTGGCGAATGCACGGTGATATATTTTAAGAATCGGCCAGTTATTTTCAGGTCTTCCATGAAATGTAATTTTATAATGCTGGAGCTGATAGCCAGCGTCTGCATAGTCAGTCATAGCACGGAACCTCTTTTCATTTCACTTCTTTTGATTCGATCTGGATATTGCGTTCGAACTCGTCGCCGTCCAAATTCTTCCAACGATAATGAAGATTGCCGCCATCAGCATCAAATACGACGTCATAACACTCCGGATCTGCGCTCACAGATTTTACCATCTCACTCAGCATCTTCATTGCACGCTTGCGACTGCCATAAACATCACCATTGTAATAATTGAAAATCGCCCACGGCTTGCCCTTGGTTCGCTTGGAATAGGAATTATCCAAAATATACACCATCATGGTTACAACTTCCTCCTTTTTACCCGCTGCGTTCTCTGCGGATTATACATAGCGGCGCTCATACCATGTAGAAGTAAGAATGCTTGATTTCAGGGGCATATTTGTCCCGAGCGACACACTCCAGCCCAATGATATGTTTGTTATTCTGTAGGAGCGCCTTCTGACCTGGCGACAAAGTACAATCAAGCAGTACCCGCATTGCCGACTGACCACCCTTCAAGATAACATCCTGATACTCGATCACATGGTCTTTGATTCTTGGCGGGAGGGATTTAATCAGTTTCGCGGTGTTCATGTTGATTTCCTCTTTTCTTTTTGCGTGTGTATGCTATTTCGTTTACTACGCATGTAGTGGATGTGGTTACGTCTGCCTCGGTACCACCAGTCGCCCGACATTCACGGTAAATCCAGAAGATAGCTAATCTTCTATGTACGTACACCACGGCGATATATAAATCGTCATGGATTTTTGCTCATTAGCTGAGCGTATCTATTCATTTCAAAAAAAGTATATCAGCCGAGTGTTAGAACAGTTTATATCGCCATGCCATGAAATTTCGCTCAGTGGAGTAAGACGCGACCTTGCACCAATGGCAATACCCTTTCGGCTTGCTATTCATGTCTAAAAACACGTGATTTGAACCTCCTTTCATTTAGTTTCGCTCACTTTAAGTAACACCCTCTAGTTTACTTTTCTCATTGATTTATCTGCGTGGCCTTTGCATCAAAATCAAATCAAATTTCACTAGAGCGGTGGAGCGCCCTTCTGTTTATGCAACCGCTTCGATCGTGACGCTATGTGCCCCACTTGCGATTGCGTTCTGGGCTTGGGACCAGTACCAGTTCTGCAGAACCAGTAGCCGCATTAAACCCCGGCGGTGCAACAGCTGCACTGCCGGAGTCCCCTCTGCGAATACTTCGTATTGGATTGCTATACTTATAAAACGACTTGTGGGTATGTAGCGATTGTCTTAAAACTACCGTTTTTTTGCTTTTCTTTTAACCACACCCAGTACACATCTTCATACTCTCTAATAAAATTTTTATATCCAAGATATTCTCGATATGCTTCTTCAAGTGTGGCATAGCTTATCACTTTGATTTTTTTTGGATGATCAGGCGGTAATGATAATACACGGACAACAATCACATATTCGGGTAGGAATTTAGACGCTATTATTGTGTATCACCTCGTTTCAATGGATTATATCATCTGCGGTCCCGTCTTTGATGCGATTGGGAATCATTGTATGTAAGTAAATTTTTACCAGTGGTGCGTCGCCAGGTTAGCCCTGTGCTGCCTGTTCGCCAGGGTTGCTACGCTTCTTGCCAGACTTCTTCGGAGTGGACACCTTGAATCGAACCAAGACAGTAGTCGGGCGAGTGCTGGAATCGACAGAGAGATGGGGTTTGTATACTCGCCGGTCTTTCAAACGACGAATGACTTCCTTCTCAGCTTCCTTGGAAAGCGGTTCGGGTTTTGATTCGACTGCTGCCTTGGAGATATTGGCATCAAAATTCGCCACACGATAGCAGCCCTGGCGGTGAGTCTGATTCTTCTGGATTTCGACCGGCTCCAGGTAATCCATATTCAGATTCAACTTGGTGACTTCCTTCTCGGTGAACAGCTCGTCGGCGATATAGATAGACCAGGCTTCCTCGTTCGCCTTGCGGCCTTTGCCACGGTACATAGGTTTGTTGTTGGCTTCTTTCTTGGTACGATAGTACAGCATAATTTTTACCTCTTTCACTTTTTGCGTTTATGTATTACTGCGTGCCGCTTAGACGTGTGCCGCTTAGACCACAACAGCAATCAACAGAGTCAGGGCGATCGAGATGAGAAAGAAATTGCGAATCGTTTCCGTCATTTCGATCGGATCTACGGTATCAAACCAGCGTGCCAGGGTGTCGATCACCTGATTGTAACGGCGAAAACATCCCAGATAATACAAGCCAGTTCCGATTTGCTGGAGTGCACCCACCAAAAGCAACATGGCGGCGAACACCCAGACAATGGGACGCTCAGACAATCAAATCACCCTCCTTTACTGTGAATGGCAGAGTCAGAATGTGAAACTGCAATTCGATTTGAACACGCGGCCGGAGTCTGCTATAGGGCAGGAAGTACGGGTCAGCCAATTCGATGCGGCGCTTATGACGGCACTCTTGGGACTGCATCCAGGTGGAATCCGCGTCACTAAGGTATGCTGCGAACATAATTCATATTGCTCCTTTCTTACTGCGCTGCGGCGCGGCTGCTGCGGCGCTCATACTCTTGTGAATTCGTCCAGATAATAACGAGAGCCATGCATAATGAAATACGCACGGCCCTGATTCGTCTGATAGATTTTGTGGCGGCCAGCCTGTTTACGGCGCTCGCCATTGTTGGTTGTGACTTCGACACACGCCTCTTCAATCGCTGTGATCTCAAGCCCGCCCCAGTTGTTGAGGGGGTAAACGGCGATCGCATGTTTCTCTGGGGGAAAAACGTCTCTCATAATTCAACCTCGCTTTCTTGCTGAATAGAGATCTTGCCAGCGGAATCATATCAGGACTTTCAAACACGATAAATCCACCCAGATTATTGATAGATGCAACCAGCAGGCCATATTTTTCAATGATGAGCCAATTCAGGCTGTTGGGATTGTACGGTCGGAATGGTTTCGCATCAGGAAATCCCGCCCTCGCATCACTGAAAAACTGTGGGGTCAGCTCTTTCGTATCCAAATTTATGACACGAATCGGCGTGAGGGTTCCGCTTTCCGGGTCCAGCACAACGGCGCACAATCTGTCATGCATCTGATAGATCTCTGACAAAATCATTAGAAAGTGTCCTCCCCTTCAGTTTCGCCAATGCTGACCAAAGTTTCTTTCATGCCGACACTGGGAATTACCCTGACGATTTTTGCTCCACGGATTCGCCCGACTTCCAACTCATATTTGAGCAGCTCGAGCGTAGAACTGGCTGCGGCCAGAATCGGAAATCGCAACACCTGTTCGTCGCCCGTCAAATGGGTGACGCGAACTTGATACAGCTGCACTGGTTGTGGACGTTTTGCCGCTTTGAGCTTCTGTACATCGCCTTCTTTCAGATTCAGAGCAAAGAGCACAGCGGTTTCAGTGCCCGGATTCGAGCTGGCGATATAGTTTTCTTTTTTGTCGAGGTTGTCAATGACATTCTGAATTTCTTTGATAATCTGAGCAAGCGCATGTGCTGCGTCAAAATTCTCGCACTTAGTTGCAAACTTATACGTCTCGAACGCACCATCACGAGCGAATTCAAAAACTTGTTTCACAGTCAGCATTCGATTTCATTTCCCTTCTTGTGGAGCGGTGCTCTTACAGCTTGCCGCTCATAATGCCCATCATGGGAACACGCTGACCTTCGCTCTGCTCGTACACATGAGCTTCGGTTACATTGCCATTGTGAACTTCACGCTTGGCGACCTCAAAGCTCTTCTCAGCCTCGGCGTAACTCTTGCAGGGGTATTCCATTTCGCCCATGATAGGATTATTCCACTTGACAACGAGGACGTAGGGAGCTTCTTTGATGGCCTGTTTCATGCGCTGGGCCCCGGCGGACTGCTGTGCCCCGGCGGACTGCTCCTTGGCGACGATTTTCTCGGCCAGATTCTTCAGCTCTGCAATCACATCAGCATTCAGACGCCGCTTTGCTTCTTCAGCGCGAATCATCTCGGCGATTGCATTCACATCCGCCTTTGCTTCATCAGCCAACTTACGAGCCAGGCTTTCAGCGCGGTGACCTGCATACTGATTGGCAATCTTGTCATAGTGCCACCACTTGTCGACGGCAGCGGAGCGGGCGTATCTGAGCAGTTTCATGTTATCCATTTTGTTTTACCTCTCTTTTTTGTTTTATTAATTGGCAGCAAATGCCATTTTAATCTTCCTCAGCGGCGTTCTCACAGTTGCACCAGAGAATGTCCTCGATAATATCATCGAAGTTGTCATCTGGCGTGCCATTGCAATTCATAATGAGGGTCACACTCTGATACATGGGCGGCACATCGTTAAGGTTGTCCATTTCATAGGCATATCCCCACACTTCGCCATTGCAATCTTCGATCATGCAGTACAGGAGCTGGATATTGTTCCCGTCAAGATCCTCGCATTCAATAACGGGTTCTTGGACGACGGTTCCGCTCAAAATGTAGCGCCCAGCAGCATTGGGTTTCACAACGGCGGCGTTACCAGCGGTGCTCGCACTTGCCGCCGGAACTGGAATCATAAAGATTGTTGCGAACAGAATCACGGCCATAATCATAACGGCCAGACCACGATTGCTCTTAGTCATGCTTGAACATCTCCTTCCATGCCTGCTGCATCGAAATCGTCAGAGCGACACCAATAATGATGCCGCAGAAGAGAATGAACTCCGTGCTGAAATAATCCATATTACTACGCTCCTTTCGTTTGATACTCAAATCTGGTCTACGGTTTCGATGACATAATCATCGTAATTATTGCCAAACGTAACGTATGCGTCCGGGCTGCACTTGGACAGAGCTTCCATCAACTCTGCGACAGTCATGCTCGTGGTTTTGTGCTCAACGATATCAAGCAGAGCGTAACCGGCGTGGTTCTCACCGTTGATTCTGACGAATTTCATTTTGCTAAGCTCCTTTCAATTTTTGTTTTATTGTGGTTACGGTTACGTCTGCCCTGGTACCGTAAATCGCCCAGCATTTTGGACAAGGAAAAGAGGTAAAAAGAAAACGCCGAACGAATTCGCTCCGATACCGCCAGAGGAATTCATTGACGTTTTGGCATAAGAAAAAGCCCTACGAGCTGTGATACTCATAGGGCTTACGTTTGGAATCCGGATTTAGATCTTAACGAGATAGTGTTCGACGAACAGATTCATTGTAACGGTTTCGTTTTGACCCGCGCCAATACTGAAACTGTCACAAAGTTTTAAGATTTCAAAGAATTTTTCATACTGCGATTTCACGCGGCCGAAATCTTCGAAATTTACAACGATCATTGCGTTATAAGCAATCATAGGATCGACGCTCATAGTCATTTTGATGTTGTAATCGCCTTCACTATCATCTTCTTGAATCGCCTTAAAATATTTTATGATTTCAGATGCTTTTTTCATTGCGGCAGGATTTATAATCAGATTTTTATTCTGACGTTTTATCTTGTCGCCCACCTGTTTCATAAATTCTTCAAAAGCAACTTCATTTGGATCGCGCAGGTATTCTGGCTCCATAATATAATACCCCTTTCATTGGACTTGGGTTTCATTGAGGTTATTATATCATAGATTCATTCCGGATTCCAGCTCAGATTTGTTGGTTATCCACCCTCGCCGCGTGGAGGCTCTGATATTGAGGGTAAAGCAGTTTAACGTCATGCTCAGGACATTAGCTATTATTTTTGATTTCATATCAGGCGGACTCTCCTTTTCGATTTCATTTTGCGATTGCATTTAGAATGCGAACTTGAATGAGTTTTCCAGATAGAACTGACCGTTTTTATTTGAGAAGAATCTTGCTTTCAGGATTCGTTTTGTTGCAGTCCAGTTCGAGCACTTATTGGCAATCATGGTTTCAACGTCTTTCATTGCGTTCTTGAAACCAATTTCATCCAGCTCATAAAAAAGGGATTCATACCGGTCGGTTTCCTTGTTGTACACCCTTACTTTGAGAGCAAAGGGAGATTTGAATCCGATTTCGTCAATGGTTGCATTCGTTGCGATGGGATGAGGATACGTCCAGTACGCGCTTTCATCAGGAGCGGTTTCACAGGGCTTTTCACCCCACAGAACCTCTTCCGTTCCGTTGTAGGTCACGGCAGTCACAGCGGCCACACGGTCAGGCATGTCACACGCTTTGAAAGCGGTTTTCATGTCCTCAGTGGGAAGTATGACACCATCATCGAAATAGATATTGAACTTCATACGGCTTTCATCCTTTCTTTCGCACTACTTTCATTCATTTCTGTAATGCGACCGGGACCCCGAAGGGCCCCACGCACTGAGCCTAACGCCTTTTTATAGCCGCTCAGTCGGCTTTTGTAACGATTGCCTTGCATCAGCAGTCGATGGAGTACGGATTGCCGGTGGTCAGATGGTACATGATATCGCCGATTACGGCGGCCATCTCTTTGCCGCGAATCGTTCTGGTGCTCAGCAGGGCCTTGCCTGCTTTTGCCTTGCGGGTGTCCACAAAGCGGGCATCACGGGAAAACACTTTGAACTTGTTCTTGTCAGGATACTTTTCATCAGGGATAAAGAGAATCATATCCACCAGGCCCTGAAGGTCTTTTACCATGTTGCCGGTGCTGGGGTTTGCGGCAGTCAGACAGACCCACTTGTCATTGTCCAGGGCATCCTTGTAGCTTTCGTTCAGCTTTTTCTGGTCAGCTTCGGACAGCTCCAGTCCCTTGCCAATGTCGTTCGCCAGCGCCCTTGCAAAGGTCTCAGCATAGTACGGCCACTGACCATTGACGAACAGGTTGCCATCCTTCGGGCTTCTTGCGTTGAAGTCCACAAGGTCGATTGCGTTGCGGGAACGGCGCTCATTGACATCGACAGTCACAGTTCCGTTGTCCTTCTCTTTCTCGGCGATGCTCTTCTTCATCACAGCGCCATACTTGCAGGCGGCCAGCATCGGGTTTTCGGTTTCATAGCAACCGGCGTAGATCATCTGAACATTGAGGTCGTTCCACTCTTCGCAGGCGGTTGCGGCCTTTTCGCGGCACTCCTTCAAGAGCTTCATGTCAATCGGGTCACAGCTCAGAGCATCCTGAAGCGCGTTTTTCGCGGCATCCAGCTCAGTCTGCTTTGCGGCCAGAGCGGTTTTCAGCTCAGCGGCAGACATCGTGATTTTCGTAGTGTTAGCCATAGTATTTTCCTCCATTTAGGCTTGCATCCTCATCGGGCACCGATAGCCTATCTCTCGGCACGACACAAACCCCACGGCGTACCGCAGGGCTTGCGTTTCGGTTTATAGAGAAAGCCGCCCATTGCTGAGCGACCTAATACTATTCACGTTTGTTTAGACTCCATTTCGCACAATGTACTCCGTTGCCGTTGTTCTTGCGTTGCACTTGCATGATTTATGTTCGATTCATCAGTTCTACGATTCATCTTGCGATTCCTCATCTTCAAACCGATTCATCTCATACGAATTGCTCTCTCCGAGTGGAGCTTGCGTTTCATTGTATGGTTCAGTTATGTAGTTTGCATTGCAATTTACTGTTGCGCTATTTTGGAGATGGCTGCCATTCATCCTCGCGGAATCCCAATAGTCTGCCGTTCCTCTTGCAATGTGTGCCGACGTGGTGAATCACATTGACAAAATTCCCCGTTTACATATTGTTGTCCTATGCCATTTGCGTTTCATCCTCAAGCCGAGTTTAGTATTGACGCAATTTCATACTGCTCCATGATTCCACGCCCATGGTGCCGACGTTCTGACGTTTCGTTGGGGTTTTGCGGTCAGAATAGTTCAAATTGAGCTAACAAGTTTCCTGCCTATGGCAGTACCGTTTTTTCAATCGTTTATTGGTTTACACGCTGGCAAACTTGAACGGTTTACTCAAACGGAATATTAAAAAATTCAAACTTAAAACGTCCGCGCTTTTGTAGCGCTTTTGTTTTTTTCGTTTGAGTTTTTACACCTATAAGGGCACTTAATACGGCGTTTTTATTCCAAAAATCTAAAACTTTTTGAAAATTTTTCGCCGCGTGTTTCGCCGCGCGTTTTGTCGTGGCTTTACACTAACAAGGGCACTAAACAGCCGCGTTTTATTCCAGCTTTTCAAACTTTTTTGAGAAATTTTTCAAAAGCTGTTTTCCGCGCGTTCCAGCTTTTCCAGCGCGCTTTTTGTTGCGCTGTTTTGTTGAACTGTTTACACCTATAAGGGCACTTGATACGGCTGAAATATTCCAAAACAGAAAAAATATTTTGAAAAAGTTTAGCGGCAGTCGATAGCAAGACGCGCGGCGCGGCTGTATAAAATGTATCCACCTGCACCACCTGCAAAGGCGGCTGTAAAGCCCTATAAAGCGTGTAAAGGCGGCTGGAATGGTAGTATATAGGGAAAAGAAAAAGCACCTGTAAAGCCCTGTAAATGGGGCAAAATAGGCGCTTGAAATATGTGTGATAAATAGGACGAAAAAAGCCGCCCAACGTGGGCGGCAGGGATGTGATTATTTACTTTTTGCGGCTTGCTAGAACAGCGGCGCGCGCGGCCTTTTGAGCGGCTTTTTCAGCGGATACACGGTCAAACTTTTTGCCGCTATCTTTTGCGGTTTTTTCGGCGGCTGTATAAGTGGCTGTATAGGCGCTATAACCAATGGCGGCGCTATTATCCATGATAGACGCAAGCGCGCTTCTAATGGCGGCTATATCCTTTGCAATGGCGCTTTGTGTACGGCCAACAAGGGCGGCAATTTCCGCTTGTGTGTATCCGGCGGATAGCTTTGAAGCGATAAAGCAACGCCGCGCGGCCACGTCCTGTTTTTTGCACGCCGTAACAATACAGTATCGGATAGTGTCGGATAGCTCAAGCGCCGCGCCGCTATCCATACTGTAAAAGTCTGGTACATCATAGGCGGCAGGGTTTTTAGTGTCGTTTCCCATGGATACCGCGTCAATAGAGATTTTGCCGTCCTGCCGTGTCTTTTCCCCACGAATAGCGCGGTTTACAGCGGCAGTAATAGCGGCAAAAACGGCGCGGTATCCTGTTATAATACGGCCTGCCTGCTGATTTTTACCACCACGCGTGATATCAATAATTCTTGTTAGTGGCGTTCCGTCCGGATTATAGCCGCTTGACCATGTTTCAGCGTCCATTCCAACACGCCGCGCCTGTTCAAGAATTTCCAGTGTTGCAACGCTCAAAAGTTCTGCCGCGTCACTGTTTTCCGGGTATGCTTCAAAGCCGCTATGTGCGTATTTTTGCAGGGAAACAAGCGCGTTTTTTAATGTATCTGTATAACTGCCGCGCGCGTCCCCGTCTGCACTTTCCAGTGTTGCAACACTGACCGTTTCGCCGTCAATAACTGCCGTTGTTTCGTCAACTACTTCAACTTTTACAAAGCGGGCACGCGGGGAAATAGCAAGTTTAACGGCGCTGATTGTTGCGCGTGTTGCAAGGGCTTGAACGTTACCATATTGCCGCGCTTGAACGGCAGTTTTTGCGGCTGTACTACTACCATATTCCGGTGCAGGGATTGAAGCACCTGCCGCGCGTGTTGTGGGGCTGTTTGCAGGGATGTATACAGCGGCAGGCGCGGCAGTTGCGCGGGGACGACTGTACAAAGGCTGTTCTGTATCGTTGGTGGTATAGGCGGGGACGTGCACAAGACGCGGCGCGCCGTCCGGTAAAGTCTCAACCGCGCGCCCTGCCGTGTAGCGATAAACAGCGCGGGGATATACTAGCACATCATGGGCAGGGACAAACCGCGCGCCGTTGGTGGTGTTGGTGGTGGTAGGAATAGGGCGCGTGCAGTTGATACCGTCCGCGCCTACAATCCAAACAGTTCTATAAAGTGCGGCAGGGAGCAGGGCGCGATTGTGTGCGTTGTCGGTGGTGTAGCGCTCAAAGCGCCGCGCGGCCTTGTTGTGGTGGTGCATGGTAGAAACGGCAGTGATATAAAGCATGGTTAGTTACTCCTTTTTTATCAATAGTCCCAAACAGTAAAGTCAACGGTGGGCGCGTCTACTATGGGCGCGCCGTGTGCTTGTTTGAGATAGTAGGCAGACAGGCAATACAGGCGGCTATACTCTTTATAGCAACGCTCAACGTCAAGCATGGTGCCCGCGTTACGGTCAACAAGTGCCCGCGCGTTACGGATAAGACGCGCCCAACGATTGCTCATTTTTGCGTGCCAAACTGCTTTATCAATGTTTTTCATGGTCAAGCTCCTTTATTATATAAGTGTGATACCGTCCCCGCCACGGCGACAGGGCCTATATACATAGTAGGCGCGATTATTCCAGCTGTAAAGAAATTCCAGCAAAAAGCGCTCAAAACGTTGCAAGCGCAACAAAAACGGCACAAACCATTTTAGATTTCCAGCACTCGAATACTACCTAATAGCGGAAGGTAGCATTCACCGAAAACCCGCATGATTCCTAGACTTTTCAGGCCATACCGGGGGGATGTTAAAAATTGGAAAAGGGGTCGAGTTTGGGTCGTGCGTACCAGTTATTCCATCTCCCCAGCCCGTACCAAATCACCCGATTTTCGCACCTCACCCGCCTCTCGCTCGCCACCTCAACGCAACAATCATCCATCCGTATTCGCCCCTAATTCGCAGTCACCAGCATCCAAAATCACCTGTTGATCGCCCAATAATCACCAGTCATCTCCCCTATCTGCGCACCAGCAAAACACCCATTTTTAACCCCCGATTTCGTATCCGGTAAACAACGTATTATCGTTATAAAACGCTTCGCATCAATCGTGATTTTCATCCAAATCTTCACGCAGTTGTGCCTCGATCGCCGTGTAACAGCGTCCTAAAAGCACCGCAGAAACGCTCAAAATGCATTATTTTTGCTCATTTTTACTTAATTTTAATAATTTTTCTGCTATTTTTACTATATTTTATTTACTTTTACAACAGATTATTTTATTCCGGTATTTTGCACAAAACTATTGCTTTTACCATGCCATGGGTGTATAATAAGGTATAAAGAAAAAGCCCGCAGTTCTCTCCACAGCTGCGAGCTTATATTTTCAGTAGTCAATCACACTTTACAATATCATTATTAAAGGAGGATCACCCGTTAATGAAGTTTTATGACACCTCCGCGCTTCTTGATTTGGGAGCAGCCGCCTTCGAACCTGCCAGTGCAACAGCCTCTGGTGCAACAGAGCCGTTTCTGATCACCGACATGACACTGCACGAGCTGGAAGAGATTAAGACAAGCGGCAAGAAGAGCGAAGAGATCCGCTATAAGGCCCGTACTGTAACTCGCCTGCTGGCCGAGCATCACGACGACAACACCTTTATGGTAGTGGCAGTCCCCATGTCTTCCCTGTTCTATATCCTAGATGGCAAACCGATCAGCGACAACAACGACGCGACGATTATGGCAACAGCCCGCTGGTACCTGGACGAGATGAAGCGCAATCTGGACGATGCGATCGAAGCCGGTCTCACAGAAGCGCAGAAACAGATTCAGGCCAACATTGATTCTTTTAAATTTGTGACCAGCGACCTTAGTTGCGCCAATATTGCAAGCGGCATTCTTTATCTGCCGATCGAATTCACCTATCCCGATGCAGCAGCAAGCGCCAACAATAACTACACTGGCTAGACCGAAGTCACTCTTAATGAGGGCGGCGAGGAAGCCATGGCGATGGCATATCAAACCCACGATGAAGGCTATACATATCAGAATCTGTTTGGCACTCCAGTGAATGGCTATCTGATTGTTCGTGATCCAGATACAGTAGACGATGATACGCCGGCAGGCAATGCAGTAGGCTGGCTGCGATGGAATGGCAAGAAATATGTACCACTCAAATACAAAAAGATCAGTAATCGCTTCACTGGCGACGTAAAACCGCTTAATGACCAACAGAAGCTCGCATTTGATATGCTGCAGAACGATGATATCACCGTTAAAATGCTGGCTGGAACATTCGGCAGCGGCAAGACAATGCTTATGGTGTCCTCTGCTATTGATATGATCGAGAAGCACAAGGTTGAGAAGCTGATCTGGATTCGCAATAACATCGAAGTCAAGAATACCAAGGAGTTGGGCGCACTACCCGGCACCCTACTAGAAAAGCTCGGCGCTGCTTCTTTTGCTGGCCCTCTGGCTGATCACTTGGGCGGCGAGGCTGGTTTGGAATACTGGATCAATAATGGGCAGGTAGAAGTAGCTCACCTTGGATTTATTCGTGGCCGCGACTACAAGAACGCAATTATTATGGTTTCAGAGGCTGAGAATCTGACCAAAGAGCATGTACAGCTGCTACTCGGCCGTGTTGGTGAGGGTTCTATGCTGTGGCTTGATGGCGACCTGAAGCAGACTGACGAGGCCGTGTTTGAAAATAACAGCGGTATGCGCAAGGCAATTCAGTGTCTGGCTGGCAACCCGCACTTTGGATATGTCTACCTGAACAAGACAGAACGCAGCGAGACCGCACAACTGGCTGACCTGTTAGATTAAGGAGTCGGCAGTATATGACAATCGATAAAGTGATGAACAATCTCTATGATGCTCTAAACAAACATCAAGATACTATCTGGTTCGATTATCAAGGATTCCGCTGGGAGCTTGGTCATGACTTATCTTTTCATCCACGACATATACTTCATTCAGGAAATTGTTCTGAAGATCGACGTGCAGCTCAATACAGTTGTCCAATCCCCTACTATCCAGAATCAGAAAACGAATATATATGCGAGAGTTTATTATGACAGATAGAATAAATAATTTGCTTAACACATATAGAGCCTTAGCAAATGCAGCTGGCACTAGACTCCATAAGAAAAGGAACCAACTCAGGACGTTGATATATGGAGCGCAATATCATAACTCAAAAACAATTTTTGAAGGAGAAGAAATAATGCGCGTTTTATTCGTAAGGCCATCGATCTATGACACAGTGTGCGACTGGTATGAACGCATGGATACTGTGCAAAAGCATCGCAAGGAGACAGCAATCTGTAAATCACCCGAAGATTTTTGGAATATATTCAATTAAGATAAATTCGGCGCACAATATACGACATTCTATTTTGACGATAGGCTGGCGCTGACCGATACTTTTGAATTTTTCAAGGAGATCGTGCGGCTGTATGGTGAAGAGGATGCGAAGTATATTTCAGAGAATAAAATGCGGCGGATCACCATGAACTATTTGATGAACAACAATCAGTTTGACTTGTTCCAGCAGTTCTCTATCACACCCGAATGTCTGGACGATGTAATCCATGATGCTCTTGCTGATCAACAATGCGAATGTGTGTGCAGACCGCTATTGTAAGGAGGGTGAAATATGGAAAGAATATTAGCGCCACGATACGGTGGACGTACATATGCGATATGTGAATACGCTGTCAAGAACAATTGCAATATCTTGGTGCCGATGGGCGGGACAGCTATATTATGTGCACAGGACTATATCAAGGAAATCGCAAGGAATCTTGATATTCAATATTAGGGGTATAGGGTTGATCATCAATGTCTTATAGTGGATTTACAAAGCAGAGAGCGTGGAGAATATGCTATCCATATACTGACGGCGACTCGCCCTCCTGACAACTACAATGGATTACGTTTTGAATACAAACCACTTGTTGTTGATGATATCGACCGATGTTTTAAACTCATGTGTTTTCCGAATGTACAAATCGATGCCTGTTCTCTGATGACATATGATCCGAGCGAGGTTGCGTTTACACCACCAACTGCGCCTCAAGAAGTGCAGCGGGATGAATGCGTGTGTAACAGCTTGGTATAACAGAGGTACCCGCAATGAACAAATTTGATGCGCTACATGATGATCGCACGCTGCGATGGTGTAAGTACAGATATCCCGATGATATCAACAGTGGCGAGTTTACTTTTGACTGCACGAAAGATGGATTCACATGGACTCTGCCAAGCGATAAACCACTGCGAACCACAAATGAAATCGTATCTTACATTGACGCAAATGGTAACCAGTGTAAAGTTCAAGCTGAAGTAAAATACTATGGAATGGGACACGATCCGCTGTGGACGATTGCAATTCCTAATGTTGTCGAGGCAGAAAACGAATGCGTTTGTGAATCACTATTATGAGGCACGATATGAACAATCAATTATTGATACCTGACGATAAGATATACATATATCCATCGGATTGGAAGCAACCTGTGCGAATTCATTTTGAAAATGGATCGACTATCGACACTGTAAATTATAGCGATTCACATCATACTATTCAATTCGATAAATAGGTTGATTATAACACCATAGTTACTGATGAAACTTTACAAAGGTTTATCAAAGACTATGTATCGAAAAATTTCCCAAAAGAAGAATACAGTGTATCTATTCACAATGAATGTTACTGTGAGAGTCTATTATAAAAAAATATATCAGTGAAGAAGTACAACAACAAGCAGCCCTACAATTACATATCGAAATTGAAAATGATTATAAAATAGAATTTGATAATTTTAGATTTCAAATAGACGAAGATGATATGACGGTTTGCCGCTATGGAGAACCAGATGAAACGTTTGTAGTTAAAAGGAAAGTAAGACTTTTCTTATTAAATAACGGATTTGAATTTGAAATTGCTGGGCCTTATGCTGAACAGATGTACAGACGATATATTAAACTGATAAATGGAGATATCAATACAAATAGTGAATACTATTGTGAAAGTCTATTGTAAAGGAGATGAAAATATTGGATGAACAAGAGCTAACTGTAAGAGTTGAAGAAATAGATAATCATTTATTTTCTATGCACGATACAGTAAACCATGCGATTATCAAAGTCGATGAAGCAAATGCTCTGTCGCATTTTGCAGTAGAACGTATAGATACTATAAGAGCAACAACAACTTCGTATCAAACTGCGATTGATCAATTACAAGCTCGGATCGTAGAACTTGAACATAAAATCGATTTACTGACAGGGCCATGTATTTGTGAGCCGCTGCTATAAGGAGGAACTATATGAAAGAAAACGACTTTTCAAAACAGGATATTTATAACATTGGATTTGCCGTAGCTGATGCTGTGCGCGATTATGATGTAACTTACGAGGATATCCTTGACGCGATTCAGGTATATGCAGAATAGCAGGAACTGATCGGCAATGCATCGCTTTATGATACGTTGTGGATGGAAGATGGTACGCCTATGTCCCCTTCTTTGACACGATATTTATTCCATGAGATGTACTGCCCAGATGATTATGGTTATGATGAGGAGGACGGCGACGATGAGTGATCGCAAGCGTGATAAGGTATCTAAGAGCAGCTATATGCGTAACGCCCGCAAGCAGCGTATGATCGAGAATCAGTTTTTGCAGGAAGTTGAAAAGGCTCAGGAAAGCGGCGAACGCCAGCGGCAATCAGAGCGGCGAAAGCGGCGCACAATGTGGGACGACGAAGAAGACTAAGGAGGTACGCAGTAGTATGGACAAAGAGCCTAAGAAGCCGGGCGGAGAGAACGATATAGAGCGAGACGATATTCAGGAGATCCGTGTCAACTCTATTCCGCTGATGGTGCTTGTTGCTGGTGTTTTAAGTTCCGTTGACTTTGTTGATTGGATGTTTACTATCGCAGAAATGCTTGTTGTATTCGTGCTTACATATCAGATTCTAGGGCGTGTGCTCTTTACTGCCCTAGTGGTTACGCCCATTTTGGTTGTGTTTATCAGTAAGTGTCTGGCGGCCTACGATGAGATCATGTATGGCGACGATGATATGGGTGGCGATGGCGAAGATGACGGCGATGACCACTTTAACGACCACTGGAACAATTTGATTCATTGAGGAGTGATATTATTTGTTTAGTCCACCATTATATAGCGTACTAAAATTTAACTTGAATTATATCGTTTCTCATAACTATAATTTTAAACTGACACCAGAAGAGATGGAGCAGTATAAGGTCTTACAGGGCGACGATATGCTGTTCAGACAGATTCGACTCATTTCCGACGACTAGAATAAATTCCAGCGCTTTATTATCTTTGTTGATGCAACAGGCGGCCAGAACCACCCTGATGCTATTGATCATTTAGTAGAGCATGGATTCAAATTTAATGGCCAGAAATATCTGTTCTGTGAACGTAGTGCAAGTATGGTCCGTCAGAGCATGTTGAGTTTTGTTGAGCGACATATCTACCCTGAACTCGACCGCCGTGTAAGCATGGAACTGGATTTTTCTGAGACACCAACCGTCCTGAGCAAGTATTATGCTTATCGTGGTTTGATGCTAAGCAGCTGCCACTGCCTGGAGAACTGGTACCCCAAAATGATTGTTGTTCCAGACTATATGACAACGATCAAGAATCAGTGGATCGAGTATCTGGTAGACAAAACTGTGACGTTTAATGACCGCAAAACAGGCAAAGAGCGTACCTGGACTCAGAAAGATATCGCCACAAAAACAGTTGACATTGATATCAACGCCTTTGATGGTGCTGGAATCTGCCACCCAAGTATCATGCGCGAATTTGAAAAGCGTATCGGAACTTCTGAACGGATGAACAGCTTGATTCTGCGTGCTCCATATATCAAGGGTTGCTTACATGAGATTGATTACGAGCGTTTTTTTGAAGAGAACGGCGTTACAAAAATCAAGGACATCTGGGGCATGGAATATGATGTAACACCTGGCAGCGAACCAATGATTATTATTACTGCTTCAATGTACAAGGGTCTCAAATATTTCAAGAAAACCGGTACATATTCTGACTGGGAGAGATACTGGGAACTTTTCAAGAAGTACGATAACTGCCTTGGTGTAGCTAAATGGAACTTTACGCTTGAACAAGAACCGCTTTCCACCCGTAGCAACTATCAGGTTATTCAAGACCTACAACTCGACAATGAGTCTTTTAAGCATCTAGCTGACGACAGCATTACCTGGTATCAGAATATTGTCAAAGGCGACCCGATTTATACATACTGCTTCCTTGGTTTACTTGCCGAGAACAACGACCCAATGAATCATTATATGGCTGCTGCCCTGCGCAACCCAGTGATGGTAAAAGAGCCGGCAATCAAAGATTATATTCACTCGCTGCTTGATAAATATCGCAATGAGATGAAGTGCGGTCGGCTTTGGATGAATGCTACTTTTAAGTTCTGGGCTCCTGACCTTATTGCACTATTGCAGCACATTGGTGGCCTACCTGTGACTGGCTGCCTTGAAGACGGTGAGTTCTACAGCTTTGATCGTCGTGGTGTGATGGAGGGAGACCGCTTAATTGAGCGCAATCCCCATATTTCTGTTGCAGAACATGTAAAGGCCAAGGCTGTAGACAACGAATACACCCGCAAATACTGCAGCCATCTTCAGAATGTTGCTATGGTAAATATCAAATCCATCGTGGCTTCAAGACTCAATGGTTCTGACTTTGACGGCGACCTGGTTCTAATCATCGATAATCCACTGATGATGAGTGGTGTTCCTGATAATATCCCCATTACACTCGATGTTGAAGATAAAATCACTGCGTTAGCAGAATGTGATATTGTGAAGAACAAAGTCGCCTGCACCATTCGTGGATTGAAGAGTTCTATTGGCGAGATTTCAAACTACGCAACTGCATACCATAATAAGGTTCCGACCATGGAAAAGACCAGGAAGCTCTATCACGATAATATTTCGCTTTTGAGCATCTGCAACGGAAAAGCTATCGATTATGCTAAAACCGGTGTTCTGTATCCGATCCCGCGTAATGTAGCAGCTTATGGTCGTCCCCTGCCCTACTTTATGAAGTATGCAGGTCCTTACTACGCACGTTTACATAATCTCAGCAAGGCACATAGCAACATGAACCTGCTTTGCATGAGTCTGGAGCGTTGGGAGCGCGGTGTGCGGTGGCGCAAAGAGCCCGCAGGAAGCTTTGATTGGCATATCATGTACGATCCAGAGGTCTCCTATGACCAGGCAGTCTTTGATGAGATCGAAGCCATTTTCTTGGACTTCAACAAATGCCGCAAGGAACAGCTTGAGTTTGAAAAGAAATGCCGCAACTGGCAATTATATCATAAGGACATCGAGTCGCGTATTACCAAAGAAGAGGCCAAAACATATGAGACGAACTGGCAGGCGATCTACAATATCTACCGTAACAAGTGCAAGCTGGTGTGTCCTGATGTGAGAGAGCTGGCGAATATTCTTGTGGTGCTTTGCTATGAGAAGTATCCCAATAAATTCAAGAAGTTTTTGTGGCACATGGCCGGCGCTGGTGTGGTCGAAAATATCAAGCCGGTTCCTGTTCAGCTGCCAGTTCACGACCCAAACGGCGAGTACGAATATCTTGGCCAGCGATATAGTTTGGCTGAACCGAAAATCTATGAAGGAAGGGTGAAATAATATGGGTTGGTTTAAGAAGAAAACAAAGAAACTGCAGAAAATAACCAAGTGTCCTACCTGTGGCGGCTTGTTGACAAAGCAGACTGGACTGGAGCACGAATTTACTTATAAAAATCAGATGGTTCATGTGCCGGATATCACGGCGATGGTATGCGGTGATTGCGGCGAGATGTATTTTGATTATACCGAATTCGAGCGTATTTCAAATTATGTCCACGAAGCAGTTGATGGGAAGGATGAAACAGAATGAGTTATCGGTGTTTTAAAATAACAATCATTACTTTGATAGCTGTAATATGTTTATGTTTAGGTATTGGAATTTGGGCATCTATTCCGCGTAAAAACAATATAGGCGATAAATCTGTTTATAATGGAAGCTCTTTGTACAGTATTTCTAACACGAAACTTATTTATGATGAGAACACAAGAATTGTGTATTATTGGCTGCATAGTGGATATATGTCTCCATACTATAATGCACATGGACAACTTTGCCGCTATATTGATGGCGAAATTATACCAATCGAGTAAGGAGGTTAAATGGCATATACAACTTTCTACTGTAATGAGAATATGCTACTCGATCATTGGCAGGACTATCACGAGTCAAACCTGATGCTGCGAAACCTGCTGAAGCGAACCTCCCTCTCCCCTATTGAATGCGCCACCATTTATTATGAGCGGATGAAAAATCCCGAGTCTGTCAGCTATGACCGTAGCCACTTGATCCAGACGTTCAGCAGAGGCCGTAAAAATAACGCACCCATACTTGACGTACATCAAGTTGTGCTTTATCAGAAAGATCTGGACTATATTACAGAGGCGCGGCGAAAGTATCATATCAATTATGCACAATTACGTGTTCTGTTTGGGGTGATATTCTTCTGCCGACTGTACGGAAGTGACACCTTTGCCTTGGACACCGAGTTTAAGATGAAACGTTTTGGTGGCTGCTTTGAAGAACAGACAGAGATCATGTATTGCGCTGGGAAGAACTAGGACGACGGCTATAATACAGTGCGGGGCATGAAAGAGATCTCTGACGACTATCATCTGCTGAACAGAACTGGCACTGACGACATTGGGTGCTTATACCAGTACCCAAATTTTGCCCTTGATAAGAATGACATGATTGCATACACGTTCAATGTAACGTTTGAAAACAATCGGCTGAATCTAAGCGCCATAGTGCGAGAGCTGTTCGACCCGAAGGAATGTTATTGCATCGTGTGTGGCGAACAGTATCACTCAGAAAAGCCAAATGCCAGCAGATATTGCAAAGGATGTGCGGCAAAAAAAGAACAAGTACGTCTGGCGAAAAAGAATGCAAATCGAAACAAACGACCGAAATGAACTTTAAGTTCTTAATATATGAAAGGGTGTTGTATATTTCCCTTTCGATTATAAATTACAAAGGAGATTTATTATAATGGTTGAAATTACTAAGCGTGAGGCAGAGTATCTGCGTAAGGTTATCCCCGGTGTCCATATCACCCGTACCGTTCACCACTGGTATGCGGAGGAGATCAAGTCTGTTCTGACTCAGCTGCCCGGCAATCCCGAGGCAGAAGATGCGCTGCGCGAACTGAACCGTACCCAGCGTACCAACACCAATTTTGAGATCTGAGGTGGCGCATGGACGAATTTAAGAAAGCGGACGGCGAGACCTTTGATGAATATATGATGCGAATCGGTGAGGCATGCAGTGAACGTAAGCTGACCTAGGATCAGGCAACAGAACTGCTGAATGAAGCGACCGGCTCAGACTATGGTGAATGCAGATACCGCAAGACCTATAAGTCGTGGAAAGCTGGTTATGACTACGCTATTGATCACGCCAACGAAGAAATGATCCAGGACGAACTGCAGCGACTGAAGATTGAAAAGATCAAATTACAAGATGAACGCAATGCAGCAAACAAGGCGTATCGCGATGTTGCCCGTGCCGAATCCATCAAGGAATTGATCCTGAAGAACGTTGCTCCGTATAACCCTGATAATTTTCTGAATGTTGTGCAGTACGAAGACAGCGGTCACGATGTGATTGTGTGTTTATCTGATTTACATGCTGGTGCTGGTATTGATTCTGCGTGGAATAAGTTCAACAAGGATATCCTAAAGGCTCGGCTTGAGAGTTATGCTACACAAGTGTTCAATATCGTAGCGCGACATGCAGCAGAAAAGATTCATGTACTGCTATTGGGCGACCTGATCAATGGACATATCCATGTTAATACCCGCGTGCAGAACAATGAAAACAGCATTGAGCAGGTTATGACGGCTGCAGAGCTGGTAAGTAATTTTGTTGCTACACTGTACGAGGTATGCCAGCATATTGACGTGTATTCTGTGAGTGGTAATCATTCACGAGTATTCCCCAGCAAAGAGGATCAGGTAGCTGGCGACGAACTTGAAGCACTGATTCCGTTCTATATGAAGGCACGGCTACAAAATCTGGCTGGCATTGATGTCAAGACGGAGAAACTCGATCCGACTTTTGGTGGCTTTAAAGCCAGGAATAGTCTTGTGATGTATGCACATGGAGATAAAGACTCCCCTGCTAACGTCGTTGAGCACCTAACACTGATGGTGAAGCAGCCAATCGACATGGTGTTTCTTGGTCACCGTCACACAAATGGCATGACAACGGTGCATGGTACGAAGGTTATCGAGAGCGGCTGCGTTTGTGGCAGCGATTCTTACGCAATTGGACTGCGTAAGAATGATGTGCCGCAACAGGCAGTGGCTGTAATCGATGATAGCGGCCTTGAATGTCTGTATGATGTCAAGCTGGAGAAGCCAGCGAAGATAGTAATTTAATAGAGATTTTGATGCCCTGGGCTACGGCCTGGGGCATTTTTATATGTCGCAGGTGACAGCGCCGGTGTGCTGACCAGCCTCATAAGCTGTGTTTGGATGCGTTCGACCCGCATACCTGTACCCACAAAAATAAATTAAAAAGGAGGGTTTCAAATTAGAGATGGAAGAAAAATATCACAAAGATTTAGGAGGCGATTACTTCTACTGCTATTCCAGACGGACAGCGCTGTTTGTTCGCGCTATGGGAATTTTTTACGAAGAGATTGGAGAGCACCCGGTAACTGGCTCTGTATATACAAAATTCCGCAAGACGAAAAAACTGAATGAAGTTTTAAAACTATAGGATCAGATCAAATATCGCTTCGATGATATGATGGACGATGGAACGGTGGTGATTGGCTATGGCCAGAGTTGCCGCAGATAAGAAACCGCCTCGTATCAAGGTTCCGCCCTCTTGGAGCGGTGGCAAGTGTATGTGTTGCGGAAAGATCTATGACGTGCGCAAAGGGAATTTTTCAAAAACACAGAGCCAATGGTTTATGGGTAACGATGGGTATCTTCCATGGTGCAATGACTGCCGCGAAAAGATGTTTGAATTCTATGCCAAAAAGTACAACGACGAGGACGAAGCTATTGATCGTCTTGCTATGTTGTTTGATACTTATGTTGATGATAAAGTGCTGGAGGCTGCGGAATATTCAAGTACATCTGCACCGAAGATCAACACCTATATGGGTCGTATCAATATGCGTCAGTTTGCAAGTAAATCCTATGATGATGTAATCGATCAGAAGAAAAAGGACGCACTTGCTGCCGGTGATACTAAGGGAACGAAGGTTACTCAGAGAATGATCAAGAACTGGGGGCGTGGTTTGGATGATCAGGATTATCTATTCCTTGAAGATCACTACCAAAACCTTATTACACGCCATGAGTGCAAGACAGCCGCACAGGAGATTCTGTTTAAGCGCATCGCAAAGGCAGAGCTTAACTGCGAAAAGGCCGATGCGACTGGTGACACCAAAAAGATCAAGGAAGCAAACGATAACCTACAAAATCTGATGGGTTCTGCTCAAATCAAACCGAACCAGACGAACGATAACGCACTGGCCGAGACGAATACTTTTGGCACGCTGATTCAGAAATAGGAAGAGGAAGAGCCGATTCCAGAACCGTCGCCCGAGTGGCAGGACGTTGATGGTATCGGTAAGTATTTTAGAGTGTGGGTGCTGGGTACATTGCTTAAGATGTTCAACTTGAAGAACCCATATCAAGACGAATTTGACGAAGAGTTTGAACGATATACTGCCCATAAACCAGAGACAAATGAGGATGATGCCACAGATACTAGCCTCCGCGAAACTATTTTCGGTATTGGCGAAGGCGGTGGTTCTGCATGAGTAAAGAGAAATTAACAGATAAGGAAGTAGCGAATACAAAATCAGAAAAGATAATGAATGCAGTTGCCCTGAGGGCGAGTTTCTATAGAGCGAATCCCCAGCGGTTTGCAAAAGATTATTTAAACCTGACATTGAAGCCATTCCAAGAGCTACTACTGTTTTTGATGGTGAGATGTACCGGCTTCTGCTTCATTGCTGCTCGCGGCCTTGGTAAGTCATTTCTAACCGCAGTTTTCTGTGTGATTACATGTATTCTATGGCCTGGTTCCAAGGTTTGTATCGCCTGTAAAGTAAGAAGCCAATCTATCAGTATTTTGGATGAAAAGATAATGAAGGAGATCTACCCCAATAGTCCCCTTCTACGTTCTGAAATCAAAAAGGTCGATATCAACAATCAAAAAGCAGAGATTATATTTAGAAACGGCAGCTATATCAAAGTTGTCACTGCCACAGACAGCAGTCGTGGTAGTCGAGCTACACTTCTTATCTGTGATGAATATAGATTACTCTCTAAAGATGTTATTGACTTGATCTTGAAGAAGTTCCTGAATATTGTTCGTCATCCTGGATATTTGGACAAGCCACAATATGCACATCTTGCAGAGCGAAACAAAGAATTCTACCTAAGTTCTGCTTGGTTCCAAAACCATTGGAGCTATGAAAAATGTCAGGACTACTTCGTAAATATGATCGACTTTAATAAAAAATATTTTTGCGTATCCTTCCCGTATCAAATGTCAATCAAGAGCGGCTTGTTGTTGAAAGAAGCTGTAGAGGACGAAATGAGTGAATCCAGTTTTTCTGATTTGACGTTTGCAATGGAGAATGAATGCAAGTGGCTTGGTGCTACTGAGGGTGGTCTCTTCCAGTTTGATGATATCAACAAAACGCGCGTCATTGAAAAGGCGTTCTACGCACCGAATCTTTTACTTAATCAAGCTGCTATGGACGTGCCGAAAAAGAAAAATGGCGAAGTACGAATTCTAACCGCTGATATTGCATTGATGAGCAGTCGCAAAAACGACAACGACGCAACCAGTATCTTCTTGAACTGTATGCTGCCGAATAAATCAGGACGCTACACCAGCAACTTTGTCTATTCAGAGAACGTTGAAGGTATGAGTGCGCAAGACCAAGCACTAAAACTGCGACGGTATTTCGACTACTTCAACTGTGATTATATCGGGGTTGACTGTAGAGGCGTTGGATTGCCTCTGGTTGACTTGCTGATGCGTGATATGTATGACCCAGAAACAGGCGAAACATATCCTGCGATCAGCTGCTGTAACAATCAAGAAATCGCATCTCGCTGTGCTGACAAAAATGCTCGCAAGGTCATCTAGGCCATTATGGGCAGCTCCCAGTTTAATAGCGATGTTGCTATTGGATTGCGCAGCGGTTTCCAGCAAGGACGTATTCATCTGCTTCAGAGTGAGTATGGATGTGAAGACCAGTTGCGCAAACTCTATAAAGGCTATGATAAAATGTCGCCTACTGAACGAGCCACGTTGCAAATGCCCTATATCAATACCGGGCTTGCTGTAAACGAACTTGTAAACCTGGGCTACGAAACCGTGAATAACGTTATTAAAGTCAAGGAGAAATCCGGCTGCCGTAAAGACCGCTACTCTTCCCTGTCTTACAACTATTACATTGCGCAGCAGGTTGAACGAAGCATGGAGAAGAAGAATAAAAAGCCAACTTCGCTCACGTTTAACTTTAGAGCGCCTGTATTAAAGAAGGGAGGACTGTAATGGCTGAAGATAAAATGCAGAAAAAGGTCCGCGTAACAAATGCCAAAGATGGCAAGACCTCTTATGTAACATATCAGGATCTTGTCAATGGCGTTTATGCGAACCTGTCACATATCGGTATCCGTAATCTGGCATCGAGTACCGACACAAATCCGACATATACAAAATATACCAAGGATCAGATCGTTACCTATCTTGGCAACCCCGCCAACTATGAGAAGCAGCTGCGAAATATGAGTAAATATCTATTCAATATTTCAAACTACTACCGCCGACTGATTCAATATTTTGCAAATATGTCTACATACTCTTATACGATCTCTCCGTATGGACTTGATCGTTCTAAGACGATTAACGCCAATAAATTCAAGAAAGCATATTATTCTGCTGTGACCGCAGTTGAGTTGATGAATATCCCACATGAAGCCACAAAGATACTGACAATTGCATTTCGCGATGATGTTTACTATGGCTATGCGTGGGAGACAAATGACAGTTTTGCCTTCCAAAATCTTAATGCTGACTATTGTAAAATAAGCAGCATTGAAGACGGCGTTTATAATTTTGCTTTTGATTTTTCTTATTTTGATTCTAACAAAGACAAGCTGCCCAACTATCCGCCAGAATTCGAGACGATGTATAACCAATATAAGGCTGACTCGCAGAACTACAAGTGGCAGGAGTTGGATAGTTCCAAGTCCATCTGCATCAAAGTAAACGAGCACGATTATATTCCCATTCCCCCGTTTGTGAGTTTGTTTAGCGCGCTTGCCGATATTGAAGACTACCGTGCCATCAGTAAAAACGCAAGTGAGACAAATAACTATAAGGCGCTGGCAATGGAGATCCCCGTGAATGACGCTGACGGCTCTTTCCTGATCGATTATGATACAGCAAAAGAGTTCTATGACATGATGAGTAATGTACTGCCGCCGAATATTGGCGCAATTCTTACTCCCATGAAGATCAGTAGCTGGAACTTTGAAAAGAGCGGCGTGAATAGTGACTCTAAAGAGGTCTCAAATGCTGAGGCCACATTCTTTACAGGAGCTGGCGTGAATAAGAATCTGTTCGGCGGTGGCGAAGATCCTTCTGCTACTACCCTGCAGCTGTGTACTGTGAATGACCAGGAGATCGTGTTTGCAGTGATGCGACAGTTGGAGCGCTGGATCAATCGCAAGCTGAAGAGCGTTTCCGGTTCTTATAAGTTCCGCCTGAACTTCCTACCAGTCACTCATTATAACGTAACTGAGATGCATGAAAGATATCTCAAGGATGCTACTTATGGTATGCCGACTCGAACCGCCGCTCTTGCAACTACTGGTTATGCGGGCAGCGATTATGAGAACATGACTTATCTTGAAAATGAAATCCTGGGACTTAGTGCTGGTGAAACACCGCTCAAGAGCTCCAATACTCAGTCCGGTTCCGCCGGGGATGAAGGTGGCCGCCCAACAAACGCAAGTAAGGGCGAGGGCCTGTCTGATGCTGGCAATGTAAGCGCCGATAGACAGGAGGCATAAGATGAGTCAGGAGATTTATGAAGTTATCGTACACGGAGCGCACTCCGCCGGGATGGCAAAGTTCCTGACCGACCGTGGCGCTCTGATGCTACGAATAGACCCAACAAACAAGTATGTTTTTGTATACGATTCTGTGTTTGAAAATGCTCTGGCTGAGTTGCAGGTTGCGATTCGCCAGGGCTTTTATTTTGCTGACGAGGAGGTGAAAACAGAATGAATCAACGATATCCGGTTTCTTTTATTAAGAAGGGCGAATACGAATCTTCTGATTTTCGCTTCATTGATGTCAGCATTGATGTAATGCACACTGGAGCAAACTTCAATAAGACAAGTTTCACAAAAGACGCGATCAACAAAGCAGTACCGACAATCCGTAATACGCCGATCTTGGGCTATGTTGTAGATGAACTTGACGAGGAAGACAAGGATTTTAAAGGACATGAACATGAACTGCGAATCACCGACAAAGACGTGAAGTACGTCTATGCTGGTCAAGCTTATGGCGTTATTCCTGAATCTTGTAATCCTCGCTGGATCGTTAAGGATGACGGCACCGGTATTGAACGGGAGTATTTGCGTGTTGATGGTTTGATTTAGACAAAGTTTAGCGATCCTGTAGATATTTTTACCCGCGATGGTACGAAGAATCACAGTGTTGAGCTAACCGATATGGCTTGTGGCCCCGCAGATAAGAACGGCAACGTTCCTGTGGGGTCTTTTAAATTTGACGGTTGCTGCATTCTGTCTACGACTGATCCGAGTATCAAGCCCGCTATGACAGGCAGCTGCGTTACTGCCAATTTTTCTGTTGAGGATATTACCGCTCAGATCCGCGACCGGCTCTATGAGTATCAAGCAATTCAACAGAACTATACTGCGCAAAATGATAATCCATCCGATGAGGAGAAAGGAGATACAACGCCAATGAATGAAAATGAAAAGAATCCTGCTATGACTGAAAATGCCGTGGCAGAAGGCGCTGTGGAGAATCCTAAGATTGAGACTCCCGCTGCAGAGAATACTGCGACAAAGACCGAATCTGAGGCTGCTCCTGCCGAAAACGCCACACCTGAAGAAGGTGCAGAAAATGCAACAACTGAGGTTCCTGCTGAGAATACTGCGCCAGCCGAAGAGGGAGAGCCCGTTGCATCAAGCGAATTTACTCTGACCACTGAGCAACTGCTGAATGAAATCAGCGGCGCTCTGGGCGCATACAAGATCCAGTCTTCTTGGGACCCTGAGAATATGGTTCCCCGCTACTGGATGAATGATGTCCAGGGCGATGAGGTGATCGTGATTGATTGCACCACTTACAATCTGATGGGTATTCCATACTCTATGAACGGCGACAATGTTGTTCTGGATGTGGAGAACGCCAAGCGTAAGAAGGTGACTTTTGAAGACTGGGACGAGGGCGAGGTCCTGCCCGGCATGAATGCAGCTTTTACTGAGATCACCAATAAGGTTGTCGAGATGAATGCTAAAATCTCTGACCTGACAAAAGAGTTTACTGAAGCATCTGAGACTATTGCCGAGATGAAGCCGAAGCTGGAGGCATACGAAAAGGCCGAAGCTGACGCAAAAGCCGCTGAGATGGAAGCAAAGCGCAACGCTCTGTTTGCCACCTTTGACGAGAAGCTTGGCGCAGATGCTGAGTATATCGCACTGAAGGAGAACAAGGAGATCAGCTATTCCGACCTGGAGACCAAGTGTTACGCGCTGGTTGGCCGTAAGAGTGCTGAGTTTTCTTATGTTCCCAATAAAAACAACAAAAAAACTGTCCGCTTTGGCGTGGGTGGCACCCAGAACGGTTCAGATGCCGCGTATGGTGGTCTGATCGAACACTATCTCGGCAATAAGTAATTTACCAAAAATTAGGAGGTACATAATTATGGCTAATAATAAGCATGCTGTTGTGCGCATTGACAAGCTGGGTGGCACCCTGGATGGTGCTCAGCTGGAGAGTGCTATTTTCTACAAGGAGTCCGATGCTGCTGAGATCGATAATGCTCAGCTGGTTGTTCTGGGCGAGAAGCTGGGTCGCGAGGTTTACAAGGCTACCGCTCCCACCGCAACTTCTACCGTTGCCGACCTGTATCTGACCGCTGGCGTTGAGTTGTTCTATGATCAGACTGTGGCGCACTATCTGCCCGAGTGGGTCAATGAGGCTGGTAAGCCCGTGCGCGTTTACGCTCTGAATGTTTCCAAGGGTGGCTTCTCTGCTACTGCCGAGGCATTTAACGGCACTCCTGCAAAGGGCAAGTATGTCGGTTTTGCTGCAGATGACACCAAGATCCAGATTCAGGAAGTTGCTGATGACAAGACCTTTGGCTGTATTGACTTCGTTGAGACTGTTGGTTTTGGCGATGGTCGCTATACCTACTACATGATCACCCTGAAGTGATTCCGAAGTTTTAAGAAATCAACATAAAGCCGTCCGTTTAAAGCGGGCGGCCATTTTTATTATAGGAGGTTTATACCATGGCTATTGATTCTAATCTGGTCAAGCTGGCTCTCGATGGCTACAAGGGCCACGTTGCTGGTGATTATTCTGTGAACGACACCCAGGAGGCTCTGCGTAAGGCTCTGGTTGAGGCAAATGGCGGTTCCACTAAGCTGGACATTAAAGCTCTGCGTGACGGCAGCTGCTCCAAGGTGTTTGCTATTGTTGAGGAGCTGGTCAATGTTATTTCTGAGGAAGGTCTGAAGGGCGACGAGTTCTTTATGAACATGGTCGAGGATCGCAACCTGGCTCTGGGTGACACTCCCAAGTTCCACATCGAGCGCGAGTGCCTGTTTGCTGTTGCCGATATCGCCGAGGGTACTCAGGGCGTGCGCCGTCAGCGTCTGGAAGCTGGTACTGACATTACCGTCAATACTCAGCTGCACGCTATCAAGATCTACGAGGAGCTGAACCGTGTTCTGGCTGGCCGTATCGACTTTAACAAGTTTGTTGATATCGTTTCCAAGTCTTTCACCAAGGATGAGCTGGATTCTGCATACGCTGCATTCGTTGGCATGTTCAGCAAGCTGAATGCTCCCTACATTGAGACCGGCTCTTTTGACGAGGACAAGCTGCTGGATCTGATCGAGCACGTTGAGGCTTCTACTGGCGAGACCGCTGTGATTGTTGGCACCCGTAAGGCTCTGCGTCAGATCAAGACTGCAGTTGTGTCTGATTCCGCCAAGGAAGATATGTACGCAATGGGTCACTTTGGCCGCTTCAATGGTACTGAGCTGATTGCTGTGAAGCAGCGTCACGCTACCGGTACAACCGATTTCATCCTGGATGACAAGACCCTGTACGTGTTTGCTGGCGACACCAAGCCCATTAAGCGCGTTACAGAGGGCGATGTTACCATGCTGATGGGCACTCCGATGAACAACGCCGATATGAGCCAGGAGTTCCTGATGATGAAGCGCACCGGCATTGCCATTGTGTTTGACCGTGACTTCGGCGCATACAAGATGGCCTGATCGATAATTTGAGTTGAATGGCGGTGGGGCAACAGCCCTGCCGCTTCTTTTATTAAATAGGAGGAACGAATGGCAAGACGTACAACTAAGACTACAGCCGCGAAAGCTACTGCTCCCGTAGCGACCGAGCCCGTAGTCGAAATTACAAACGAGACCATGGTGGAGTGCCGCAATGGCACAGCTGGTAATTTGATCTATAAGTCCACCTTGAATCCCGGCTATACCGTTGAGTGGGAGGCTTTTGGCGATGTTCAGGAAATGGAGTATCGCGAGCTGGTTTCTATGCGCGGTAATCAGCGCCGGTTCTTTGAGGAAAATTGGATTTTGATCGATGATCCCGCCATTATCAAGAAGCTTGGCGTTGAGCGCTATTACAAAAATAGTCTGACCACCGACAACTTCAATGACGTGTTTACAATGCCCGCCGATGAGATTAAGAAGATCGTCCCGACACTGCCGGGCGGCACCAAGGATGCGATTGCATCTGAGGCTAAGAAAAAGATCGAAACCGGTGAGCTGGACAGCCGCAGTGCGATTAAGGCACTGGAGGACACCCTGTCTGTTGAGTTGGAAGACACAATTTGATGTAAAGGAGGCGGGTCATGGCAACCACTTTTGAAAGTATCTATGCCCGCTGTCGTGGGCGCATTCGAGATTATGATAAGGAAGGATATACTGACGAGATGTTTGCAGACGCAGAAAACGACCTGCTTCAGGCCGCCATTGATGATTTTGCGGACATTTGTGTGCAAGACCTGACTGACTATGATGATGAGCTGCAGCAGTTCAATGTTACTCTGACCCGCAAGGAACAGAGTATTCTGGCGTTAAGCATGATTGTGCATTGGCTGGAGCCGTATGTTTATAACTCTGACGCTTTGAAGAACGCTATGAGCACCAAGGACTTTTCTTTCTTCTCCCCTGCTAAGCTACTAGAGCAGATGAAAGACCTTTTGGCGCAGTCGCAACGCAAATTGACTGCTGAGATGAACTTGTATTCCTTTAAGTCAAACAGTGTTTCTGAATGGACACAGTAAGGCGGTGGGATATGACAAGATCTCAATATAGAGCCATGCTGAAACAGGATGGAGAGACGCAGCGTGACAGAGTGGTTAATAAGGCACTCCATGATACGCGCCTATTAGCGCCAGTCAGTCCTTCTTATAAAAAAGTAACGATAGATGACGTACCCCGCTGGGTGAATATTATATCGTCTACTGTTACAAATCAGAAAATATTCCGCACAAGACCTGGTGAGGATTTTGAGATCGGCAGCATTATGTACTGGGGTAAGAGCCACTGGCTGATTACCGAACGTGATGCAGATGATGAGATCACCGTGCGCGGCCGCATTCAAATCTGCCAGAAACAGATCGTATGGCAGGACGACAAGACAAAAAAGATCGTATCTCTGTGGGCAACTGTGGAAAAGCCGTATTACTCCAACCTGAGTGAAAACAAGGTGATGAGTTATTCAACTCGTGAATTCCGTATTCAAACTCCGTTCGACGAGTATTCTGCCCGTCTGAACATTGGAAAGCGGCTGATGTTGGAGATCGTCAATGGAGAACCAAAGACCTATCGAATCACGTCGATTGACCAGATGACTGGCCGAATTGACTATGATAATGACCAGATCGGGTTCCTCTCGTTTAACGTTGAACAGGATCTTTACAACGCAGAAACAGACAATGTAGAGAAAATGATCTGCAATTATGTGCCTGAAGATGCTTCCGATAACGTGGAAATCACCTATCCTGACGATAACATCGTAGACGACAGAGTGCTTTCGATAGAGTTTACAGGTGAACCATCCATCCCAACTGGTGGTTTTGGAAAACTGTTTACTGCAAAAATCGATGGCGAAGTATATGACAATGCAGAATGGACGCTTACCGGCGATTGTACTCCTGCGGGAGTATGTTTCAAAGGCGGTAATACGATTACGACCGGTGCAAAATGCAAGATCACTTGTGTGGATGATTCTAAGTTGATTGGACAAGTCGTGGTACTGACGGTTAAAGCAGCCGGCCTTACCGAAAAGATCGAATTGGAGGTGATCTGATATGAATCTCGATGAGATCGGAGTATTCAAAAATCGGGTCGTTTCCAAGTTGATCAATGACGAAAATGTCCTTGATGTCCTATTGGGCAACACAGATGATATCGACGATCCCGAAACTCTTCTGCTTGGTAAGAATGGGTCGGGTGAAGGTGGATGCGTGTTTAAGTATGAATATGTTCCAGATACACAGGAAAACTCAAAAACATTTTTGTGTGTTGAGGTTGTGCCAGAACAAACCAGCGGTGATTCTATTACGATGATGACTATTTACGTGTTTGCATATTGCAGTAAAAACCTTATGCAGACATATCACCGGAAAGGACAAGCTGGGACACGCATTGATATTTTGGTCAGTGACATTGATAAGCTTCTGAATGGAAACAAAGAATTTGGAATTGGACCGCTTGAATGGGCTGGAAGCAGCATCTATAAGCCGGCGCAGTGCTATTACGGACGAATGCTTGTTTATCAGGTTGGCTCTTTCAGGAGGGCTCGCTGATGAGAAAAATTTCGTACCTTGATCATCTGAGTCCATATGGCGTGCAGCTAAAAGACGTTGGGCGAATCCACTCCCCTTTTTTGAAAGATATTTTGAAGATAGGTTATACCCAGTATCAATACGCGCTGACCTTATTTTTATATACCCCAGAAAAATACTACCATGATGCGGCAACTATGATGAAGATGCCAGACATCTGGGAGCAAATGACAAGCGAACAAAAAGCAAATATTACGATGTTTGATATTCTTACATCGACAGACGAATCCAGAGCCGAACTGATCTCGGCCCTGGGTCTTTTTGTTTCTGGGGAATTGGAGTGGGACGAGCAGTATCGAGCAATTTTTATCAACAAAGAAAATAGCGGCAAAAAAGGATTCTCCGTTGGTGGCTATATCGACAGAAACAACTATTCGACCGTAACAAAGATTTGCTTACAGATGGTTGATATCGATGAAAGCGACATCCCGGAAGAAGCTCCAAAATTCAAGACCGAAAAAGATCGCTTGTTTTATGAGAAGTTCCAAAAGAAGAAGAAAAAGTTCAAACAAACAAAAAAGGCAGACCCGAATTTCGAGCTGCCGAACATGATTTCTCTCTTATGCACTTTTCATCCAAGTTTGAATTATTCAAACATCTTTGAGCTGACAGTTGGACAGATACGAGATACGTTCTCCCAACTATTACGCGCAAAACAACTAAATATCGCTGAAATGAATTACTCCGTTTGGGGCGGTAAATATGACCCCTCGAAATGGATAGAGCGAATTGACAAAGAAAACGAAACTATAGGAGGATAACAATTATGGCTAACAAGAATGCAAATTTCGCCAACCGCGAGGTCGCCGATCTGATGCTGGTCGACTATTCCACCAAGAAGCTGTTCCTGAATGTTGACTGGGCTAACGTCACTTCTACCTCTTTTGAGGGTGACCGCGTGTTCGCAACCGGCGGCCAGGGCGCACCTAACCGCGTGCAGTTTGACGGCTCTCGTACCGGCACTCTGACCATCGAGGCACAGGTCTACCCCGTCAAGGTCTTCCAGATGCTGTCTGGCAACGACCTGGGCACTACCGCAAACTTCCTGAAGCGCGAGAAGGTCACTGCTGCTGATACCACTAAGCTGGAGGTTTCTGCTGAGATCGCAAGCACTGCTGTTCAGGTCTTTAAGGCTGATGACGATCTGGGTACTGAGATTACTACTACTGGTGCTACTGGTAAGGAAGTTACTTGCACCGTTGAGAGCGGTGTCGAGTACATCGTGTATTACTACGCAAAGCAGGCAGCCGCTCAGGTTGTGCACCTGGATAGCCGTCACTTCCCCAAGGCTTATCGTGTCGAGGGTTCCATTCCCTACAAGACCGAGAACGACGACATCATCGAGGCACATCCCATCTGGTACAAGGCTGCTCCTCAGGCCGGCTTCGAGCTGTCTTGGCAGAACACTGGCGATCCCGTTTCTCTGACCATGACCTTCGACGTTCTGGCTGACGAAAATGGCGACATGTTCTCTTTGATCTTCCCCAACGAGGGCTGATACATAGCATTTACACGAGGCAGAGTCTTTCGGGGCTCTGCCCCTTTTATGAGCGCACAATTATTGCAATTGCGCGTTGATATGAGGAAACTCACAAATAAGAAGAACACCCACGTGGCGACTTTCCGCTCTCTAATTTGCATAGGAGCTTCAGTGAATAATCGGATAATTGGCCCCGCTTATGCCCGGGGCTGGCTTACTTCCATAACAAACTTGGCGATAGTCACCAAAGCAGCTACGAATTGAACGAACTTAGACATGGTGTCGAAGTCAATCATCATACGGGCCTCCTTTCTGCCAGCAGCTGTACTACTGGACTTCGGGAAGCCCCTACTAATTCTCGCCGTTTTAATAATTCCCAAAAGGGATACGCAGGTGTTCTTCAAATTTGAATTGTACCACATCCAGAAAGAAAAAGGAAGTGTTTATTATAAAAATCATTGCTTTTGATCAGGCTCTCGGCAAGACGGGTGTCTGTACCATTGATGACGACACTGTTTATCACTCGCTGATCGACCTGAGCAAAACCAAGGATGTCTTGGAACGCTCGACAATGATGCGCCAGATGATCCAGAGCCGCATCAAGAACAATCGTCCAGACCTTGTAGTGATCGAAGATGTTGCACTGCAAAGCTCGCCAAAAACATTGATCCAGCTGGCGCAGCTGCAAGGAGCGATTATGGGGGTATGCGAGCTAAATAATATCCCCTATGAAATCATTAAACCATCTGAGTGGCGAAAGATATTAGGATTTAAACAGGGTCGAGTAAAGCGTGCCGAATTAAAGCAGCAGGCCATCGACTATGTGAAAACCTATTATGGAGAAGATGTTTCGTCTGATGAAGCTGACGCGATGTGCATTGCGACTGCTGTAAAGGTGGAGCTTAAAAACAATAAATTAAATCAGGAGGACTAATACTTATGGATGCAAAGAATAATCTGACTTTGGCTGAACGAATTTTGTTTGTTGACAGCGTGGTAAGCCTGTCTGAGCGTGATGGCCGTTACGAGCCGGCGCTGTATGACTACGCTTTCCGAATTACAACACTGATCATGTTTACTGGTCTGGAAACCAGTGAGATGGACCAGGACCAGATGAGTGAACTGGCTTTCTCTGACGAAACGACCAAGTTGATGAACGAGACTCCGCGCAAGTATATTCTGACTACACTAAACAAGGCTTGCCGCGAAAAAATCGAGATTGCTCGCCAGCAGTATATGGCCGCATTTGAAGCCGCTGCAAAGAATCAGCCATTTGAGCAGTTGATGCAGTTGGCCGCCGAGGTACTGAGCGGCATTGGTGATCAGTTCGACATGAACAAAATGATTGAAAAAATCGCTGAAGAAAATCTGAAGAAACCGGTAGAGAAAGATAACTATAGCGTCAAAACTCCTGAAGGTATTATGCTCGATGGTGCTCCGTCAATTGATATGGCAGAGCTTATTTCTGCGGCCGCTGAAGGCAAGGAGTAAACTATGGGGAAGAAATCATTCAATACCGTTGAGGGGCTTCAGCGAGAAATTATGAAACGGGCAAATAAAGCTCTGAAAAATGAGGTTAAAGATTATGTGGAAGATAAGATGAAATCTCATGTAGAGCAAGATGTTTATGCAACCTATTCCCCTGTTGAATATGAACGTCGTGAAACCAATGGCGGATTATTGGATGATTCAAATATCAGAGATGTTGTACATGGTCGCGTTTTGACCGTGTATAATGAAACTCAAGTTGAAGGTCCTCGCCTTGCAAACCATAAAGAATATCATAATCCAGATGGACTCCCCCGCTTGCTTGAAAGTGACAACATACGAAATCCATGGACACACAAGCGCTATAGGTGGATGAAACCGCGTCCGTTTATGACGAATACTCAGAAAGATGTCAATAAACACAATAAAGATATCGCAAATATGGTCGAGCAGCGGATCAATCACGACAATACAAAATAATCAAAAAGATGAGCAGACTTATTAAAAGCCTGCTTTTTTTAGATTCGGAGATTGGTTGCTCCAGAAGGAGGAATAAAACATGGCGAGAGAACCAGAATTGAGCATCAAAGTTAAGGTTGACCCGCAAATTGATGCCGCCAAATTACAAGAAGATATCAATAAAAAAATCCCAAAAGACGGCGTTGAGATCAAGGGCAAACTGGACGTAGACAGTCTTCTAAAGAGTGTTTCTAAATACCAAGAGGGCGATCAACATCTTGTGCCTATTATGGCAAAAATCTCGAATGTTGATAAGGCATTGGATGTTTTTAAAGAAAAAGAGACAGAAACAAAAGTCAACTTGAAAGCGACCCAGGCCAGCCTCGATACGATCAAAGACCAACTGCAAGGTGTAATTGATGGTCTTGATTATTCAAAGCTGGAAGGCGCATCTGCTTCGACCTCTACTACTTCTACAAAACATACAAAAAAGGGCAAAAAGACCACTGCCGTTGATGCAAGTACGGCTGCTAAACAAGAGATTCCTGTTGATGTAGTAGGAACGATTAGCGACGATAGTGTCACCGCGCTGAAAACTAAGATTGAAGCAGGGCTTAATGACATTGCTATCGTGGCAAATATTGCTCCAGATCAGCTGTCTAAAATACGGAAAGATGTTGAGGCTGCTTTCAATGGTATTGCGATCACACCAACTGTAAAAGGTGTTAATGGAGCGGCAGCTCAGACCGGCGCAAAGAAAAAGATCAATATTCCGTCTGATGACAAAATCATGGAGCAGATGGCCAATGCGCAATATACTGCCACAAAGAATGAAAACGCAGAAGCGGCCGCTGTAAAACAAAAGGATATTATTTATCAGAATCTGGCCGATCATCAGGCAAAGGCTTCTGAGAATGCTAGTGCTGCCACTGCAAAGACCGCCCAGGGATTGTCTGATGCGAATAAAGCTATGGGCGATCTGAATGCGGCGGCCGTTGATTTTGAGCAGGACTGGCGGCGAGTCGTTACACTGATTGCCAGCGCGACCAAGAATCTGGCAAATCTTATGAAGGGCAAATATGGTGGCTCTTCAGGATTAGACATTTTCAGCTCTTTTCAAGAGTTTCAAAAAGAACTTCCTGACTTGGATACGGCACATGTAAAACCGTATATGGACAGCATAAAAGATTGGTCAAGTTCTTTGCTTGGAAGTGCAAAAGGTGATTTTGATCCGAATACTATGATTCAGGCCATCCATATGCTCTCTGGTCTTGCAGATGCCTGGAATAATATTGATGTATCAAAATTGACAGACAACCAGACAAAAGATAAATTGCTCAAAGAAATGTCTGAGTTGAACAGCATTTTCCCGTCTTCTGGAGACAAAGAACCGTTCCTTGGAGAAAAAGATGCCGCTATCAATTATCTGACCGATCTATTGGCAAAAGCAGCAAAATATTATGCAGAGGTCGGTAACGCAGCAAAACAAACTGCTGATAGTATCGCAGTGGCCAATGAAGGTTTTGCGAACCAGACAACAGAACTGGAAAAGAACAACGCGGAACTTGAAAAACTGAAGCAAAACGGTGTTACCACTGTCAAAGAGAATGCGGTGGATGCGCCTTCGATTGCTGAAAAGGTTACATTAAAACCGGAAGATATCACTCCGCCAGAGACACCAGTGGAGATCCCTGGGCATGTTACACTGACGGAAGCTGATATTACAGTGCCAGATAAAGCAATTGAGATCAAGGTAAAAACTTCAATTAGCGATACCGAGTTGGAAGCATCAGCTAACAAAGCAAAAGAAACTTTGCCAGATTCGTCTGATTTAACAATAAAAGAAACCGCTCCTGTTCAGCAGCTCCCCTTGCCTGAAACACCAAACTTCACAAAACCAAGCGAAACACTAGAAGATTATCGTGATTCCCTTGGTGCAGCAGCAGGCATTCAGCAATATTTTGCAGGAGAAGTTGATAACGCCAATGCATCACTTGGCAAACAAACCGAAACATTGAATGGTGCCAAGAAATCGCTCGAAGAGTATTTTGCCTCATTGGAAAACGGGAACAATCCTGTTGATATCAAGGGAAAAATTACAGTTTCAGATACAGATATTATTGTACCAGACAAAATTACGATCAATGGCGAAGTGGTTGTAACGGACGTAACCGGACAAGGTGGAAATAATGGCAGACAAAAGCCAGGCAAAAAACAAAAGCCTAACAATAACACTCCACCTGTTCCACAGCCGCCCAATGGAGGTAATAATAATCCACAACCTCAGCCTCCGACACCACCCGCTCCAAAGCCCGCAAATCCACAGCCCAATAATGGTGGAAACAATACTCCGCCGAATAACGGGAATCAGTCATCTCAAAAGAGCTTGGAAGATGAGCTTGCGAAAATTCTGAATGAAATTATGAAGCTGGAAAACGCTCAGGATACTTCCAGTGATAAAAACTATCAAAAGAATGTTCTTACGCAAATCAAACGAAAAGGACAGCTTTGGAACCGCGCTGATGACATCGAGAAAGATCTTGACGCAAATTATCCTGGGTGGAGCACCGGAAAATCATAGAAGCAACACACTGAAGATTTCATGCAGACAAGAAACAATTTCACGTCAAAACGCGCAGATAAACAAGAAATTGATCTTGTCAATCAGCTTCAGGATGCATACGATAGACTGCTTAGAGCAAAGAAAGAACTTTATGGAATCGACGCAAAGCGTAACCAAACTGCTTTTGACAATAAAAAGCGTGAGATCAACAATGCAAAAGACGAGATTAGCACGTTAAAAACACAAGCCAAAACGTCTGGTGTAAATGTTAGTAATGTTCGAAATCAATTTTTGGCAGAAGCAAAAGAATTGCGCGAGTGGATCGTAAACCAATCTATCCCAACCGATGAAGAGCTTTTTGAAGAGTATAACCGGCTGACAAAACAATTGGAATCTCGTGGCAGAACTCTTGCAAATTCTATTGGCAACGGAAATATATGGGCACAAGGAAACGCGCAAAGAGAATATGTTAACACCCAGAATCAACTGGATGAGATTAAAACCGAATTTTCTAATCGCGGATTTTTGAAGGCTAGTTCCTCAGAGTGGGCAAAAACCAATGAATTGTTAAGCAAACGTAGCGATATTGAAAATAGTGTTACGACTCAAATCAACAATAGAATCAACGCAGAACAAGAGTCGATTGAAGTTGGTTGGCAGGATGCAAAAAATATCAATACACTGACTGCTCGACTGGAAGGGTATCGCAGAATGCTTGAGGGCACTGACGAAGGTCTTAGCTCCCAGGAATACTCTTTTGTTTCAAATATTGCATCACAAGCAAATAGTTTATTTGAGGCTTTAGATAAGAATATTGGATCAGATAAAAATCAAATTGCTCGTAATTGGGCAAACCAGTTTAATATCCAGGGTATTGATTCGTTGGCAGATGCTTATAAGTATGTTGGCAATGAGGCCGAAAAGGCGCAACGTAAAATTCAAAAGTTCAGAGACTCATCTTCACAAGAAAATGCAGAAACCCAGGCTATTATTCGTATTTCCAATTTACAAAGCCAATTACACGATTATTTGGAAAAATTTCCAAAAGTCGAAAAGAAGTTAGGCAGTCAGGTAACAGCATTACGCGATGGACTAGCGGCTCCAAATGCATCCCGTAATGTAAAAGAACTATCTCAGCAAATGGCGGAACTTCGTGCTCGGGCAAAGAGTATGGGACTTGAGACTGAAAACTTAATTGATAAATTTGAAAACTTGTTTGGCCAGCACCTAAGCACGATGATCACTATGGCTGCTCTGCATAAAATGCAAGAGGCTATGAGAGTTATTTATCAGAACGTTGTTGATATTGATACAGCAATGACTGAGCTGCGAAAAGTTACAAACTTAACATCAGAAGAATATAGTAAGTTCATGGATCGGGCTTCAACTCAAGCTCAGAAGCTTGGTGTTTCTATCAGTGATATTATCAATTCGACTGCTGACTGGTCACGACTTGGCTATAGCCCAGAGGACGCAGAGAATTTGGCCACCTACTCTACCCTGCTTAAGAATGTTGGTGATGGAATCGACGATGTTAATACTTCGTCTTCGTATCTGATCTCAACATTGCAGGGTTTTGGACTGTTGGCTTCTGATGCTGAGGACATTGTTAACAAGATCGATGCTGTTGCAAATACTCAACCCGTTACCGCAAATGACCTGGGTGAAATTCTGACTCGTAGTTCTGCTGCAATGGCGGCCGCTAATAATACGCTGGAAGAAACTATTGCGCTTGGTACCGCTGCAAATGCGGTTATTCAAGACGCAGATTCTGTTGGTACTGTTTTGAAAACACTGTCTATGTATTTACGTGCAAGTAAAACAGATGCCGAAGCAGCAGGTATTGAAGTTGATGGTATGGCAGACTCTGTCTCTAAGCTTCGCTCTGAATTGCTATCTTTGACTGGCGTTGACGTGATGGCTGATAATAAGAACTTTAAATCTACATATCAGATTATGAAAGAGTTATCAGAAGTTTGGGGTAGCCTTTCTGACGTGACACAGGCCAATGTCACTGAAATGCTGGCAGGCAAGAGAAACGCCAATGCTGTTTCTGCGATTTTAAACAATTTCAGTGTCGCTGAATCTGCAATGGAGTCTGCTGCAAACAGCGCGAACGTTGCTTGGGAGGAGAATGACGAATGGCTTGATTCTATTCAGGGACGCTTAAATCAGCTTGATGCATCTTTCCAAGCTCTTTCTACCAATACATTAAATGATGATCTTGTAAAAGGTCTTGTCTCTTTTGCAACTGCTGCTGTAAAGGCAACAGACAGTATTGTGAAATTTACTGGGGCATTCCCTGCCGCAGCATTTTTCGCAACCTTTATAACTCAGCTGGGTAAACCCAAAATGACGGGTTTCACGATTGTGCCCAGCAATACTCCGGGTGGTGACACGGAACAAGCACGCTGTAGCTTTTATTGGCGCAGCGCAGTGAGGGAGTATTTAGTAAAACCGACGAACATGGTGGCCTAGCCACGGCGAGTTTGGGTAATTCTCGTCCGGGAACCGAAAGGAATCCGCAGGCAAGCTCTGTATGTACCTACATTATTATAATAGGCACTACCAGAGACGCTTCAGAGAGCATAATGTCGGAGTGGAACTACGTGTGTAACAGCGCCGCAGATTCACTATGGGGTGCTCCAAATCACCGCTGTCGCGACACGCTCCAGCGGAAAAATTACAGGCGGCCTTTCCCCTGCCGTCAAAAGTGGAAAAATATTTTTATTGACTATCTTAGTATTTCTAGCTATAATAAAAATATCAAAAACAACATGTAAGCAAAACGCATGTAGTGGAGGTATTATATTATGCCAAGACCCAAAGGAAGCAAGAATAAAGTAAAGGTTCTCGATGGCGTCGATTACGCAGCACAGATCGCTGAGAAAAATACTGCTGCAGAATCTCTCGCTGAAGAAATCGCAGCACTCGGCACGAATATTGCCGCGCTGAATGCTGACCGCAAGGCTAAGGAAGTAGAACTGAAGAAAATCAATAAAGAGATTGCAAAGCTCGAAAAGAAAAAGGCTGATGCCGATGAAAAGATTGCGGCAGAGCTGAATCGCAAAAAGGCAGAAGATATTGTTGCTAATGCACTGGCCAGCGGCATGACTGCTGAAGAAATCGCTGAACTTCTGAAATAACTGCTGTGCAGCTATCATAATGAACAAGCCCGACTTCCCTACTACTGGGAGGCCGGGCTTTTGCTATTTTTATAAAGGAGAATTATTATGAAGATTGAAATTGAAGCAAAAGAACTCACTGCCCTTCTTGATTACATTAAAGAACAGAGAAAACCTATTGGAAACGCTGATGATTTGGCGAAAGTAATCAAAGAAAAATTACCTGAAAAGACAAAGAAGCTAATGGAATCAAGTGAACGATTTGTAAAAACTTCTTCGATCAATTCAGGCAATTCAATCAACTGGAAGTGTTAATTTTCGTAGGTTAACACTCCAGCCTTTTCCAAGACAGATAAGATGATGTTATTTGATGCAGCAATTGCGATAGCCACAGATTCTGTCAGAACTTCATCTTGATCCTTATTGCTAAAATCAATAGATTCAATAACATGCTTTATTTCTTTATCTGTTTCCTCAGAAAGAATCTTATTAAACTCTTCTCTAGTCATTGTAACCTCCTCCTTTCTCCTAGTCTCTATTTAAGTCTACCATAAAAAGACAAAAAGTAAAGAGCACCGCAAGCTTAAAAATCACTCTTACAGTTGTTACAATGCCACTGTTTTCCTATCTTCGGTGACGCAACACCAAGCGCGTAGATTGACACACCACGGGCGACACCAGAGATTTTTTCGGTATTCATGGAGTGACAATAGGGGCATTCGACGTGGGGGTGTTTGGCGGCATAGTACGCATCGATCTGACGGTGGAGTTCGATGGACTCTTGGAGCTCTTTGTCTTTTTGAGCTTGTTCACGAATACGCTCTTGGCGCTCACGCTCTAAGATACCAGTGTCAGCTTGCTCGCGAAGTTGATCGTTGTACCATCGGATGAATCTTCCATTTATTCCCAAATATATTTTATTTTCTTTCCCTTTATAACGCCCAGCATGTTCTTCTGAGTGAATCTCTTGCCACTTTCCAAAATCGTATTGCCACTGTGTTTCTGGATGTTCTTTTAAAATGAAATCTATCATGTACGCCCATAAGACAGAAGTATAAAGGTCATTATTATTTCTTATATATGGGTCTTCTGATACATAGTGATATTCTGGATGTTTTTCAAAGAGTTCTTTCCCTTCTTTCAAAAAGGCCTTTCTTGTATATTTCCCAAACACTCCCTGAGCAGTATTGTCTACTAGGTTTACATCTCGTTTCATATCTCCAAATTTCATACTGGTCACCTCATTGACACGATAGTTTAACCGACCATTATAACTATTATATGATATGACAATCAATAAGTCAATGATTGATCTCGGTAATAATTTTGACGGTACCATAGAAAAAACGGTCGAGTCTGCTAAGACGCTTTCTGGAAAATGGAAACCTCTTCAAGATTTTATGCTCTTCGGAGATTTTGAAACAGGACTTTCCAAAAAAGTCGATGGTGCGTCATTTGGAGATACAACAAAAGATCCTAAAAATTTTAATCAAGCGTTGATTGATAATTACGCCGCTCAACTTGCAACTCTTGACAAATCTTCTCAACAAGTAGTTTTACGGGCAACCGAGTTAAATGGCAATATTCAAGATATTATTCAAAGCACTCTTGATGCAACAGCAGCAGGCCAAAAGATGAACTCCGTTCTATTCGAACAAACGGCAAGTGAATGGAAGGCAAAACAACCTGACATTGACACGATGATGTTCATTGGGCAGATGAAAGACAATAATGGCATGTATAAGCTTACTGATTATACTCAAGTTATTGATCGTATAAACAAGTGGGCTACTGCAAACAAAAATGCCAACATCGTTCAGCGACTTTTAGCAGCAGGTATCTTGGAAGAAAACAACAATCTCATTCAATTAGATGCAACATACCTTAAAGATATTGCAACAAAAAATGCAGATATCAGTGCGACTAAAAAATTGATAACAAAACAAATAGCGCTTAACGCTGTGATGCAAATTGGAAAGCAGTTACTTTTTAGTCTTGCGATTACTGGCTTTATGATGGGTGTAAAAGCAATCTATAATGGATTGACACAAATCAGCGAAAAAATTTCCGATACTGCAAAAGAGTCAAAAGAACAAGCAGAGGAAATGACATCCATATCCAGTTCGCTTTCCGATATTATCAAACAATATGAACAGATTGGGAATAAAACTCATCATACAGCAGAGGAGGCTGAAACTCTCAAATCGCTTCAGGAGGAGATCACAACTCTACTGAAAGATCAGCCTAATATTGGAGATTCTATGTTGAAACAAGTGAATCTTCAAAATGCGAGCTATGAAACACAACTCCAATTGTTAAAGGATATTGAAAAACAGCAAAGAATTAACGCAAGGAAAGAATTAGAAGAGAATGTTGACGACCAAGGTGATTTACTTTCTGAGGCATACAAAAAGAAGGGACAAGCGTTTTCTGTTGGTTCAAGTTCTGGTGCTCGTGAAATCGCAAAACGTCTAAGTGATGCTGGATTAGGCGATATAAGTGACGGTTCGTTTATGTTTAATGCAGACATTGACGATGAAGAATCTATTGCGGAAAGTTACCGTAAAGCGAAAAAGATTTTTGATGATAGTAAAGATGAATTTACAGATCAAGAACTGGGTGGCTTAAAAGGATGGTTAAAAACATTAAAGCAATATGTTGCAGATTACAACGATGCAACTGATCAACTCCATGAAAATAACCTCCCAGACATTATAAGTGAAAATCTGGAAAAGCTGACAAATCAAAAAAATGCTCGTAACAACACCTTTACTCCTGTTGAAGAGATGTCTTTTGATGACGAGATCAAGAGCACAAAAGAATATACAGAAGCCTACAAGAAATTGCAAGAAGCAAAAAAGGCCGCATATGAAGAAGGCGCTGGAAAGTACGGCAACGTTAATAATCTGACACGAGATCGCATTGAATGGACAGACGAAAATAAGAAGACTTATTCCGCTTTCGCTGAGGAAAATCCAGATGATGTAGCTGGAGAATACTCTACTGTTCTAGGCAGATCGGAAGACATTGATGGACACGAGGTCGCTTTTACACCGATGCTGCAAACTGAGAGTGGACTTATTCCATTAACAGAAGACCAGCTATGGGGCTACCTTGACGACATTATTGCTCAATGTGAAAATGAGGATGGCGAAATTGACTTTAACAAGCTCCTGAAGCTTGATGCAACAGGACTTGAAAAAGAAGTCAATGGTGAGATGGTTCGTATTAAGGGCATAATTGCCGGTATTGAAGGTACTGAACAGAATGGCAAAATTCTTTCGAAGGCAGATGTTATGGCAATGGCCGGCGCTGGTGCACAAGAGTTGGCACTGGCATCTTATAACCGCAGTCACGGGAATGTTGATGGTTATACTTACAATGTTGCACACGATCCATTGCATCAGTCTAAGCCTTTATCCCATGATTTCGACGCAGAAAATATTGCCAGCTCTTATGTTGGCAAATCGATGCATGATATTCAGGGCGCAGTTTCTGACGCACAGATCGAAGTTGACCATGTTTACAATGAACTTGAAGCAAAAGCAAAAGAAGCATACCAGACACAGGTTGATGAATCGAAGAAAGCTGCCGATGAACAAACTTCAGACTATGACAAAATCAAAGATGCGGTTGACACCTTAAAATCCGGCATCAGTGGTTTTGATACAACAAATCTTACATCTTTACTAAACAGTGATGGTTCAAACCTAGGCCGCATAGATACCGAAGCCCTTGAAAAACTTAAAACAACTATGAAAGACATAGGCTTTGACCCTGAGAATACTGAAGATGTGGCCGCTTTTGTTGACATTTTGAAACAGCTGGAAATCGTTGCTCCGTCTGCTACAGAAAAACAACAAGAGTTAGCACAGTCCGTAAAAGACGCTGAAACACAGATGACAGAAGCCTCACAGGCTATTGATGACTTACAAAAGGGCTATCAGACATGCAAGACTGCCGCAGAAGAATATAATAAAACCGGTTATGTCAGCATGGATACATTGCAATCTCTAACTGCGTTAGGGCCTCAGTATCTCTCTATGCTGATGAATGAAAATGGACAGCTCGAAATCAACACTGAAAGTGCAAAAAAACTTACGGCTGCAACAATTCAAACTCAGCGTGCCGCTTTGCTGGCCAAGACATTGACCAATATTCAGCAGACAAACACACTTGAATCCGCTCAAAAAGTGCTAAATGAGGCAAAAGCTGCTATTGGCGATGCAAAAACACAACTTCTTACTGCCTCTTATGACTCCGCACAAAAAGTGCTTGAGGATACAGGCGATTTTGATGCAATGCAGACTGTCCTCAAAGCGAATAACGAGCAAATACGCCAGTGGGAAATGTTAGACGGGCTGTGGGCGGATATGCAAAAAAAAGACCCAGATAGTATTTTAAGTAAACCTAGTAAATCTGGAAAATCTAAGAATTCTTCTAAAACTCAGAAAACCGCCCTTGATGCGTGGTCTGCCTTGTCCTCTGCTATGAAAGAGTATAATGAACAGGGTTACATTACGATGCAGACCTTAAAGAGTCTGACCGATCTTGAGGACAAGTATAACTCAATGCTCAAGAAAAATGATACAAATGGCCAGCTTGAAATACGCACAGATTTGTTTTACGATTTAATAAAAGCAGAACTCAAAGAAGCACAGACAAAAGGTGATGGCGCAAGTGAGGCCCGCTATAACAAAATTCTTGAGTGGACAGACCGTAATATCAAGGATCAAACTATGTCCTACTGGGATCTGGTTGCGGCAATTGAAGGTTACTCTGCTGCCATCTCTCAGGCCAAAGAAATCACTGACGGTTTCAAAGATGCTTGGGACAATGGCAAAACTGTTAAGGAGAAAACAGAAAAGAGCCGCACTGGCGCTCTGGATTATGAAGGTACAGAAGCTCAAAGTTCTGCTCTGCAATCCATTAAAAAGTATAGTAAATACGACCCGAATCTGATCAATAAAGCCTACAATAAAGATACTGGTAAGATTGATTTAAGCGGTGATGTGCTGAAAGATGCCGTTGTAGAATCGTTAAGACAACAGGCAGAAGCTGCCCGTACTGAAGGTGGCGCAGCATCTGAGGCGATTGCAAGAAGTTACGAAATTGCGAAAGAGAATATTGAGAACGATGTTATCTCTGTTCAGGACTATTTTGATGGTCTCGGTTCTACAGTTGAAGAGTTTAGCTCTAAAATCGACGATATGCAAAGCGCCTGGACTGATCTGAGTGATGTCACAAACGAGTACAACACTTACGGCGGTTTGAGCATTGACAGTATCCAGAAACTGCTTACAATGTCTCCTGAGTATCTGCAGTTCCTTAAATTAGAGGGCAACCAGCTCGTCTTTAATAAGGAAGCGATGCTGGCAAAAACCAAGGCCGACATTCTGGCAAAGGCAGCAGAGCTCGAACTAAAAGAAGAAACCAAAGATCAGGCAGAGATTCTGCGTGCATTGGCAGACTCTCTTGACAAGGGCGCAGATTCAATGGAGGGCATGGGCAAATCGGCTGACAAGCTGAAGACCTTGATGTCTGAATTGAATACTGTTCTGAATTCCTTTATTGGTGTTTTTGATGACCTAAACGACAAAGAGTCCAACGACCTCAAGATTCAGGGTGAAGCCTAGATCGATGTTATTGACAAACGTATCGACGCGCTGAATGAAGAAAATGATGCACAGGAGCGATCAATCGAACTGGCAAAGCTTCAGGATGAATACGAGCGTGCAAAGGCCAATAAAACTGTTCATGTGTATGGCGGCAGAGGTCAGGGCTTCGTATGGAAAGCAGATGAAAATGCCGTTCGTGAAGCTGGTCAAAACCTGTCTGACAAGCAGCGCGAGTATAAGAAGCAGGACGAAATCGACAAGCTGGAAAAACTCAAGGATAAAGTTCAGGAAACAAATAATCTTATTGGCACCAGCTGGGATGATTATCAGAAGAAGCTAAAATACACAGCCGAGTTCGAGGCTATGACCTTTGAGCAGATGGAAGGTCACTATGACGGTTTCAAGGGTAGTGTCCTTAACAATATGCAGGCTATTCAGGGCGCGACGAATGTCAAGAATGTTATCAATGATATTTCCAATCTGATCTCTACTTTGGAGACGCTGGCGAATATTTTGAACCTCCTTAATGGCGGAACTGGTGACGGCGGCGGAGTCTTTGGCTTTATCAACCAAATCAAGAACATGTTCACTGGCGAAAACGGTGGCTTTGATCTTGGTGCTGGCTTCAAGAAGATGTTCGATGGAGCAGCCAAAGTGGTTTCTGACGGCTGGAATTGGATCACTGGTAAGAACAGGGCTGGTTCTGCCGCACTAAAATCAGACACCACCGCGACATTGGATATCCTTGGCAACACAATAAAGGTGAATACCGGCGATATTCAGCGCGTATCTGGTGGATTCTTTGAGAGACTGGTTGGAGCTGCGAAAGACAACCTTGGCAGTATCGGCAAGTTCTTTTCAGGTGCATAGACATCTATCTCTGAGAAAACCGGGTTGATGTTTAGTGACATCGGTTCGTTCTTCACAGAAGGATTTGGCCTGCTGAACAGTCAGACAGGACTTGGTCTTGGTGGCATTGTTGAGACCGTCGGAAGTATGTTTGGCCCAATTGCGGCTGGCGCACAGTCTATCGGTAGTGCCATCTCGTCTGGCGTTGTAAGCTTCTTCCCTTCTATCTTCGCCGGACTTGGTACTCTGGTGACGAGCGTTGGCAGTGCTATGGCCGCTATGATGCAAGCGATTGCTGCTGCTCTTTCTTCCATTCCTATTGCAGGTTGGATTGCTGCCGCCGCAGCTGTTGCAGGTGCAGTTGCTCTGATTGCTACGATTGCTTCAATTGCAAGTAATGTTTCCAGTACACAGGTTGATGAACCTACTCCCGCATTCCAAGCAAAGAAATATGCAAAGGGTACTCGTGGTGTTAAGAAGGGCCAGATTGCAAACGTTGATGAAAAGGGCGAAGAGCTGATTGTTCGTAACCCCGATCAGGGACGCATGACATATCTTGAAAAGGGTGACGGTGTTATCCCTGCAAAGGAAACCGACAACCTGATGGCGATTGGTGCTAACCCCGAGGGCTGGCTGGCAAAAGGTTTGGCCGAAGCGACCGGTAGTGCCGCTGCCGGTGCCGGTATGAGTGCCAAAGGTCCGAATGCTCAATTGAGTGGTGCCGCAGCTGCCGCAGCCGCTGGTGTTGGCTCCATTTTCGAGAGCGAGTATGATGAGATCCTTGGTGATACAAACGAGTTCATGTCTGGACTCTCTGATATTTTCAAGAAGAGTGATAATCCGATCATTGCCGCCATTCAAAGCATGTTTTATTTTGTCAATAAGACTGCGTATCGTATGTCTACGGTTGGCAAGATCAACTCCTCTAAGACGGTGACTGAATCCACCAGCAACACAAAGAAAGCGGCTCAGAGCCAAATTTCGTCTATGACGAGCAACTTTGAGTCCAGCTGGAAATCTGTGGCTGGTGAGCTCGGTCTGGACACAAAGGATATTGAAGCAACCAGCAAAAAGATGTCTGAAAAGATGAATGAGCTGGTGAACAACACCTTTGATGCGCTGAACGAGAATACTGGCCTGAGTGCTGAACAAGTTGAAGATGTCACCAATACGATGTTTGATTCGCTGCAAAAGATTTATACCAGTGGATGGAACAGCCTCGCTTCCACTTCCGGCGACATGTCTAAGGAGATTGCGGATAAGCTGAATGCGTCTTATAAGTCTTCTGTTGACAGCACAAATAAGGCCATGAACGAGATCTCCAAGGCATTCGGTCACAGCTGGAATAAGGTTGGCGGCGGTGTAAAGACCCTGAGTACAAATGTTCAAAAGACAATGGAGCAGGCATGGGCTGACACCAGCCAAGATACCCAGAAGCTGATGTACGATATGCGTGCGTGCTTTGACAATAGTTGGAGCATGAACGAAGCTGGCGTAACTAATCTGGCAGAAATGACTCAGGGAACGGTGAAAGATGGTTATGCCGAGATTGATTCTTCGAGCTCCAATACATTTGGTGAGAATGGTCAGTTGAAAACGGATGCAGACAATTCGTGGAAGAATGTAGAACCTGGCGCTACGAATTTAGCAAACAATATGCAGTGGGTGATGGATCAGTCTTACAACGCCATCAAGGCCGGATGTACAGCTGCCGTTACATCGATCAAAAACGATTTGGCGACTACAGGTGATGCATTTGAAGCTGTCGCTACAAAGGCGGAGAAGGCAAAGCAAGAGACACAACAGCAACAACAAACTGCTCAACAGCCTGCTAAACAGAAAGGGGCTCTTGAGAATATTGCGGAAGGAGCCGGGCAGTTCATTAGAGGCGTTGGCCAAGGCATAGCCGATGTTGTTACAGCACCGTTTAAGTTCCTTGGATCATTACTTGGTTTTGCAAGTGGCACAAAGGAAATAAAGAAGTCTAATTTTGCTAATGTCGATGAGCAGGGTCCTGAGATGCTGGTTCGTAAGCCGGATTCCGGTCGGTACACTTATCTTGAGACCGGCGATGGTGTTGTCCCTGCTGATATCACATCGAAATTGTTTGAGATGGGTGGCAACCCCGATGCATGGTTCCAGAAGCAGATGGCAAAGTACGGTTCTCAGCCGATTGTTCAAGGTGGCGGTGGAGATGTTACAACTTCGATTGGCGATATTATTATCACGAATCCTGTTGGCAGCTCTGACGCTCTGGCGAATGAAATCAAACAGAAGTTACCGACTAAGGTTGCTCAAATGCAAAGCAAACGGTAAGTAATAGCTTTTACAGCCGATACCACTAGGATAGCCTAGCGGGTCGGCTTTTATTTTTGATTAGGAGGAAAAGAAATGGCAGATAAATCAGCTATTGATGTGCTGGCCGAGGTTGTAACTTCTGCCGCTGAACGCGCTGTAAAGAATGCAAAATTTGACGTGTCCGCCTATGGAGTGATTACAGAAAAAGAAGACCAGCACTATAAAATCGCTGTATTCGGTGGCGAGTACGGCATTGTAACAAACCATGATTATATTGTGGGCCAGAAGGTTGTTGTGACTGCATTGCAGGGCAGCTTCCGTAACCTGATCGTATCGGAGAGTAATACCAGCGTTGAGATTCTAACAGTGAAATCTCTGGTGTCCGGTGTCGATAGCCTGAATGCCGAGTTTGAGTCTATGAAAGACAAATCCCAGCAGACAGAAGATACTGTTCAGGATCAGCTGAAAAATACCATCAATACTTGGTATAGAAACGGTCATCCGCATACATATAACTACCCTGCTTCAGATTGGAAGACAGATGAAGAGAAACAAGCACACGTCAACGACATCTACTATGATAAAAGGACTGGTATTTGCTATCGCTGGGTATATGACCAGGATAAACAGCAATATTTCTGGATGGAGATTGTGGATGCCGGTGTTATCAATGCACTGTCGATGGCAACGTCCGCACGAGATCTTGCAACAGAAAAAGTCCGTGTTTTTACTGAAACACCGACTGTTCCATACGATGTGAATGATTTATGGATTTATGGCGGTGTCGGTGGTGCATTGTATATCTGTATTACTGCAAGAGGTGAAACTGAAAAATGGACATTCAGCGACTGGGCTGTTGCGACAAAGTACACGGATGATACGACTGCAAACGCAGCGGTTGAACGTGTTGGCGCTCTTGAGACAAAAGAAGCTAACGATGTAGCTAGTCTGTGGCGCTCGATGAATGGCTTCAATGATAATATTGGTGGTTTCACAAACAAAGACTATACCGCTACAAAGAAACAAGTATACGACAATAAAAGCAACATCGAGAAAAATACTTCTGATATTACTTCGTTGAGGACAGACCTTGATGACGCAAAAACGGCTGAATCAAATCACTATCAAGATGTGACACGCAAGATTTCGGCTGCAAATACAAACATCTCGACCTTGAAAACGAACGTATCGGATATCAATAAAACGATTTCAGAAATCACTGTTGACAATTTTCTGGCCGCACTGAATCTGGCTGTGAATACCAACGGTGAGCTTTGCTATATATCGAAGGATAATTCGGAGGTGATAACTTGAAACCAATTCTATCTAAAATCGGCGCATTTGATGCCACAAAGGATCATACATTTCAGTTTGCCGCATACGCAGACATTGATATCATTGCTCTTATCGTCTTCGATACTCCGACTGGCAGTATTTTGCAGGGTGATACACTTTCAAAAGGCGTGTATAAGTTTGGTACATTCCCTGCCGGTGGCACTGGTCTAGCACGATATTTTACGATTCCGGCAGGCACGTTTGAGAACCGCAAAGATCCGTACTATATGATTATTCGCTGCAGGCTGAAAGGCACAAATCTGTTTTCAGAATACTCGGACAAGCTGCTGTTTTATTGCCATGAGGAACCGACAATCAAACTGAATGACCTGAGTTCTTCCGGCGTGACTACTATTCCATACCCTTCTTATTCCTTTGAGTTCTCTTACAAGTATAAAGTATCGGAGGGTGAATCTGTAAATCGTTATGAATTTTGGCTTTATGATGCGAATCGCGAGCTGCTGAAAAAGTCGGTGAGTTACTATTATCGCGACTCATTGAAGGGTTTCCAGATCGATGGACTGGATAACCATACCCTGTACTATCTGAGAGCGACGGCAGAATCTGTTGGCGGCTATCAGCTGGACACTGGATTGCAGGCGTTCCGAACTGACTATCCAGAGTATGTGGATGACGTAGAATTCACCGTGCAGAATAATTATCGTATGGCTAATATCAGTATGCACGCACAGTATTTCCTGACACGGAGCAGCGGTGCAAATGCCCTGCGAATCAAGCGGCGCAAGAAAGGTGCGGCAATCTGGACTTCGCTTTATCAGGAAGAGATCGATTTGAACCATGTCATTATGAAGATGGGCTGGTCGAACCTCCACATCAATAAAACGACTGGTCAGCCAATGGGTAACTATAAGGCAGTGACTTCGGATTATATCGACAAGAATCGAGTTCTTTCTTTCCAGTTCAAATCCGATGACAAAGCGTTTTGTTTGATTGCATATACCGCTGACCGCAAGTTCATCAAGGCATCAAGTGATTTTACATCGACCGACGAATTCAGGAGTTCCAGCGAGTACAAAGAGTGGTTCTCTGAGACCTTCTTGAACAACATGAAATACTATCGTGTTGAGGTATCGGCAACAAAGAATCAGGATTTGGAGCCAAAAGACTTCAATGATTTTTATATGTACAGCGCTGACGATGGTTATGTGATGATTGATTACACCGACCTGTACGCCATTGGCCGCAAGACCGACTATGAGTACGCCGTAGCTCCAGTTGCAAATGGCATTGAGCTTGGCTATGCGAAGGCCAGCGTTGTTAGCGACTTTGATGGTGCTGTGATCACTGACGGCAATAAGACCTACCATATCTTCCTTGAACCGAAGGTGGACAGTGTTGAGAAGGTACGTTCTGCTACAGTTGTCGAGACGATGGGAAGCAAGTACCCGTATCTGTTTGCTGGCAGTGAAGCCAATTATTACAGCGGCCACTTCTCTGGTGTTGGCATCCGTTTTGATAATACAATGAAAGACTTTGATATCAATGGCGGTAATACGTTCCGTGATGAGCTAAGTGAGTGGCTGACCAACGGCAGTGCAAAGCTGTTGAAGATGTTTGATGGCCGCAGATGGCTAATTGGTGTCAATGGCAATGTATCTATCTCCTGCTCTGATCACTACGATAAGGGCGTATTGGAGTTCGACTTTGTGGAGCTTGGCGACGCAGAGAGTGAGAGTGACATGTATAACAATGGGCTGAGTGATTATCAGCCGGGAGGTAGCGTATGACATATCTTCCGACTGACGCAGACCTGGCGCTATTGAACAATCATTCGTCTAATATTTACTGCCGCATTGATATGCTGAACAAAGATTTTATTACAATTGATAGTTTGGAAGGTCTTGTGATCGATGGCTCTATTTCTATCGACTCAGAATCTGACGTGCGGCGAACCTTTAATGTGACCCTGTATTTGGGTAAGAAGAGCGGCATTTCCAGCCTGACGGAAGAGGATTGGATCAGTAAAAATGTGCGTGTATTCATTGGTCTGTCAGGAAGAGGAATGTCGAAAATCAGTGCTTCAAAGAGTATTGACGAGATGATCAGGGAAAATGCGGATTATCAGCTCGCTGCGAAGAATTATGATGATTTGATTCAGGACATCACAAACAGAGGCTATGCAAAATACGGCAATATCGACAACTTGAATCGAGATGTGCTGGTGTGGACACGAGCCAATATCTCAAAGTATCATACGTTCTTTGACCAGATCAATGACGGCACGCCACCGGATGACCCAGCTGAAGCAGAGGAATGGTACACCAAACTTGGTGATTACTCTACAGTTTTGGGAAGTGATGACCCAATTTGTCAAGATGGACCTTATATCGCATTTACACCGATGCTGCAGACCAAAGACGGACTTGTGCCGCTTGTGAAGGATGATATCTATGCTTATCTGGATGCTGTGGCAACAAAAGCGAAGTCAATGAGCGGCGGTCTCTCCCCTGCCAATATCCTTGAGGTAGATAAATCAGGCATCGATAGTTTCGTGTATGGCAATAAAATGCACGTCCATGGGATGATTGCTGCTGTTGAAGGTATGGTTCTGAACGGAGTTACGCTTGGCAAGGTGGATGTTTCTGCCATTGCCGGTTAGAGTGAGGACGAGCTAAGAGCGACATACGGAAAAACCAGTGTGTTTGCAGGACATTCTATGCACGACATTCAGGCAGAAGTGATTGACACAAAGACCGCGCTGAATGAGCTGTATAACGACTTGTTCCTTAGCTATTCCAATTCAGCTGACAGTTCTTATGTTAATGGTGTAAAAATCTATTGGTACAACGAGGGGTGCTATACATTTACATCCAATGGCTTTACATATAGCGCAACAGAAAACACTGTGCAGGCCAGTTGTGTTGACTTGGTTTCTCGTATCAACGGAGACTTGGGTGGACAGCTGGTTGGTGGCACACATCGCATCGAGAAAGGCACTCGTATCGGTGACGCAATCTGGGCGGTATTAAGAGACGAGACGGAGTTTAAGAAATATTCTATCGACTATTGGAGCCGCATTGTTCCACACGACTTGGATTATGATACTGGCTCGACTGTTTGGGATATTCTCTCAGAATTGCGTGACCTATATTATCCGTTTGAGATGTATTTTGATGATGATGTGTTTGTATGCAAGGAAATTCCCAGTGGGTTTGACGACCCGCCTGTACTTGACCCAGAAGTGTTCGAGAAGCTTGTAACCAACGATGGTGAATCGGCTACGGTGGATTATGCTGCTGTTCGAAACTGTGTTGAAGTGTTTGGTGCGACGATTGAAGCAGACGGAGCAGCCACTGTAAAAGGATAGTCTGGCACAAATAAGACCCTCAATCTTGTGCTGGATGCGACAAAAACAGCATTGACGAGCGAAACGAAAGTATCTTTTGTGGCTCCTGCAAATGTTGAGGCCGCTAAAACAGACAAAAACGGTAATGTTGTAAGCGGTGCAATGACGGTAGTGTTGACATTTACATGGAAGGAACCTAAAGACAAAGACGGCAATGAACAGATTCACTCTGAGACAAAAACAAGTACACTATATCGTTCTTTGACTGACGCTAACGGTTCGGATATTATTCAGGACCCCGGTTGTATTAAGGCAACGAAGTATTATGTTCTCCAGTGGAATCCGAATACTGGCCGCATTTACTTTCTCGGTCAACAGCAAAGTCATGCTATGGCAAAACTGGTGGACGAAATCCCGGCCACCAAAGAGATCGAAGCTCAAAAGGCAGAAGATAACTGCGACAATATGGCTTTTATCTGTGTGAATGACCCGAACAATATTGATGACCTATATAATGCACGGTTGTCTATTGAAAAAATTGGTCGTAGAACTGAAATTTTATCAGGTGGAGACTACGAGAATTACACCACGGATGACGCAGCTATGGAAGTTTGTCAATACGAACTATAGAAGCGTGCCCGCCTGACCGATGGCCTGAGTGTGACCACGCGACTGGTTCCGTGGCTCGATGTGAACGAAAAGATCCAGTATGCTGCCAAATATTTGGGCGGTAAGACCCCTGTGGATTGGATCATCAAGAGCATTTCTATGAATCTGGGCGAAGGCACAATGTCGCTTTCTTTGAGCCGCTATTACCCATATTACACTTATATCGTAAACAACAAATATACGTTCTATCAGGACAATTTGTTTGATAAATATTTCCCCGAATTAACTGCCACTACGGCAGATGAACAATAAGAGAGGAGTGAGCAAATGGCACTATCTTTTGGAGAATCTAAGCGGTTGGCTGCGAAAAAAGCCGCAAGCCCCGCAAATGTTTCTGTTGATGATATAGATGTCGCAACTCTGGAATTAAATGACGAAGACCAAATTGCCGTGTATGATGATAACGGAGAAGAGACATTTGAGCGTAGTGGCAATTACACCTGGTTTGCTGATTACTCTGATGACCAGTGGTCTTACATCGACAAAAACAAAGACATTCAGCTGGATGCAAATCAGATCAATATCACACAGGAATCCAACTCGCAGGTCATTCCGTTTGAAATGCCGCGTTACTACGATGGTATTGACCTGCTTCAGATGACGATTCAGATCCACTACCTGAACGCAGACAGAGAGGAAAATTACGCTTCCCCTATCAACGTGAGCTACAGCAATACCAAGATCCGCTTTTACTGGCTGGTGGCAAATGACGCTACTGCAAAAGAGGGCGAGCTGCAGTTTGAGATCATGGCGTCCGGTGCTGTGAATGTCCCGAATACAAGTACCACAAAAAGCTATTTGTGGCGCACCCGCCCGAATGGCCGACTGAATGTGCTGAAATCGCTGACTGGCAAGCAGATGGTTGATCCGACTGGCAACGACTGGTATACCCAGTTCCTGGCAACAATGAGCCAGAAGGTTGGCGAGGCACAGGTTGCTGCATCCGCCGCTGAGAAGAGCGCACAGGACGCAAAGAATGCAGTTGCAAGCGTGGATGAAAAGCTGGCGCAGTTCTATAAAAAGGACGAGGTTGACGGTTTTGTTACGATGCTGCGTGGTGAGATTGCAGCCGTGGATGGCCTGGCAAATTTCAATGTGCAGTACGATAATGACACCCGCACCCTGACATTCCTGAATGGCGCTGAAGAGATCACAAAGATCAAGCTGAATACCGACCCTTCTGCTGAGTGGGTAAGCATGTATAACGGCATTGTGGACAATAAAATCAGCACTGCTGTGACCCCTGTTCAGACTGAGCTGACTGAATACAAGACTGCAAATGATGCCGCTGTGCAGGAGCTGAAGAATAGTGTTGGCGACCTGCCGGAGACTTTAAAGTCCTCCTATTATAATAAGGAAGCCACTGACGCACTGCTCGATAAAAAAGCAGACAAGACGACCGTTGACGTGCTATCCAGTGATGTGAGCGGCCTGAAGAATACGGTTGGCGGCATTCAGACCTCTGTTGACTTGGCCAATGCGGATATCGCCAAGATTCAGGAAACCTTGAAAGACTTTAAGCCCGATGAGAATTCTGGCCGCGAGTACGATATCACTTACGAAGATTCCAAGCTGAACCTGTTGGAGAACGGTACGGTCAAGACCACTGTTATCATTGAAGGTGGCGGTGGTGGCGGTGGCAGCACTTCTACGATCACCATTGAGCGTATTGGTGAATCCTCTATCGCTGTTGTCAAGGGCGACACCGCAACTGTCGAGTTCAACTTTACTTCTGTGGATAACTCTGGCGAAGACACGGGCGATGCTACCGGCGTATGGTACGTTGGCAACACAAAGGTCGCAACTTCGACTGTTTATCAGGGCAAGAACAGCTTCGATATCACTCAGTATCTGCACAATGGCGACAACAAGATCAAATTGCAGGTCACTGACTCCGTGGGCAGCATGGGTTCAAAGACTTGGAATATCAATATTGTCGAGTTTTATCTGGAGAGTATCTTCGATGATTCTCTGGTTTATAGTGGTGAAGTTACTTTCCGCTTTACTCCATACGGAAATATCAATAAGGACGTTTCCTTTACTCTGGATGGCAAAAAGCTTGGTAGTGTTACAACTGCGGTTACCGGCAGACAGATGACTTATGCGATTCCGGCACAGAGACACGGCGCTCACCTGCTGGAAGTGACCATGACTGCAAATATCAATGGCAAAGCTGTGACCAGCAATACCATTTATAAAGATATCATGTGGGCAGAGGAAGGCAATAACACACCGATCATCAGCTGCGCCACAAAGGAGTTTACAGCAAAACAGTACAGTACAACCGGCATTGTTTACACTGTCTATAACCCGGCCTCTTCTACTGCAAACATCACATTGGAAGTTGACGGTATTAAGACTTCTACACTGACTGTTGGCCGTACTGCTCAGACTTGGAGTTTTAAATCTTCTGATATTGGCACTCACACTCTGACCATTACTTGTGGCGCTACAATCAAGAGCATTACCGCAAAGATCGAAGACCTGGGCATTACCATTGAGCCCGTTAAGACCGGTCTGATGCTGGACTTTAACCCCGCTGGCCGCAGTAACGCAGATGTGAACCGCCTGTAGAGTTCCGGCAGCAACAAGATGACTGTCAGCGACAACTTTGACTGGGTGAACGGCGGCTACCAAATCGATGAAGATGGCGACACCTATTTCTGTGTCAAGGCCGGTACGACTGCTACCATCAGCTATAAGCTTTTCGCAGACGATGCAAAGAAGAGCGGCAAGAATTTCAAGCTGGTGTTTAAGACCACGAACGTCCGCAACTATGATGCTACTGCCGTGACTTGCTTGAATGGCGGTGTTGGTCTGAACATTCAGGCTCAGAAAGTTACACTGACCAGTCACCAGAACAGTATTGATTTGCCCATCTGTGAGGACGATTTCCTTGAGTTCGAGTTCAATATTCTGCAGGACAAACAGTTCCGCGAGATGGTTCTGTGGTGTGACGGTATCCCCTGCCGTGTTGAACTGTATGATACTAGCGACAGCTTTACTCAGGCTGCTCCCGTTGGCATTACCATTGGCTCTGACGATTGTGACGTTATCGTGTATCGCATGAAGAGCTACGGTATGAACCTGACGGATGACGAGATTCTGGACAACTTTATTGCCGATGCGAAAAACGCCGAAGAGATGGTTTCTCGCTATATGCGTAACGACATTACGGATGCGAGCGGCGAACTGACCCCTGACTTGCTGGCAGAGAAGTGCCCCGATCTGCGTATCATCAAGATCTCAGCACCTACTTTCACCACCGGCAAGAAGAACGAAGTTGCCAACACTACGATCCAGCAGATCTATAAGAATGGTCGTGCCAAGGAGGATAACTGGACTGCCACCGGCTCTCACAAGGGTCAAGGCACCAGTTCCGACCACTATGGCGCATCCGCTCGAAATATTGACATCAACTGCAATGGCGGCTTTACGTTTGGTGACGACACTACCGGCGACACCTATGCACTGACCGAAAATAGCGTTCCTGAGAAGTATTTTAACATCAAAGTCAATGTTGCTTCCTCTGAGAATGCAAACAACGCCCTGCTGGCAGACGATTTTAATGAGTTCAACCCCTATGTGCGTCAGGCTAAGAAGGATAATCCCAAAGTGCGTGATACAATGGCGTTCTATCCCTGTGTCGTGTTTATTCAGGAGACCGATACCACCAATGCGACCGTATTTAACGATGGTCAGTGGCACTTCTATGCCTGCGGCGACATTGGCAACTCCAAAAAGAACAAAGATACGATGGGTATGGACCCCGAGAATCACAAGGAATTTATCGTTGAGATCGACAACAACGCCGATGAGCAGACTCGCTTCCTGAGCGGCGATTTTTCACAGGAGACATGGGATGGCGACCACTCCTTTGAGTTCCGTTACAGCAATCCTGCCTGCACTGAGGAAGAGATCGAGGCCGGAAAACAGGCATGGATCACAGCTCAGAACTGGGTGGTGAATGCGGATGACGAGGAATTCAAGGCACATTTTAAGGATCACTTCGATCTGGATTCTGCTATTTTCCATTATCTGTTTACTGAACGCCACACCATGGTTGATAACCGTGCAAAGAACGTGTTTCCACACACTAGCGATCTGGTTCACTGGGACTTCTGCTTCGACTACGATAACGATACCGCCATGGGCAATGATAACGAGGGTGGTCTGACTCTGACTTATGGCTACGAGGACACTGATACCATAGGTACAAAGAATGTGTTTAACGCTGCTGACTCCAAATTGTGGTGCAAGCTGCGCGACTTGTTCCCCGATGAGATGGCAGCGATGTTCCGCAACCGTGAGAATGCGCTGGCATGGAGTGCGACCCGTATCTTGAAAAAGTTCGAGGAATATCAGGATGTGAAGCCCGAAAAGCTTTGGATCATGGACATGCGTCGCAAATATTTCCGCACCTACGAAGATCCCACCATCAATACCACCAGCTATCTACCTATGATGCATGGCAACAAGCGTCATCAGCGTCGGCAGTTTCAGCGCTATCAGGAAAAGTACATGGCATCTAAGTATTCCGGCTCTGCCGCAACCAGTGATGATATGACCATTCGTGGCTATACTCCCACCAACTGGACTGGTGTAAAACCGGACGGCACATTCCATATCACACCTTATGCTGATACCTATGTCTCTGTTCTGTACGGCTCTAACCCTGTAAAGGTGCGTGGCAAGCGCGGACAGACCTACACGATTGAATGCCCCATCACCGCAATGAACGATACTGAAGTTTATATCTATAATGCTTCTATCATTCAGAGCATTGGTGATATCTCTGGCTTCTATCCCGGCTATGTTGACTTCAGCCACGGTGTTAAGCTGACAGAGCTGAAAGTTGGTTCCGGTGTAAGCGGCTATAAGAATACGAACATGACCGATTTCGCTGTTGGTAACAACACTCTGCTGGAACATTTGAACTTGCAGAACGTGCCAAACCTGAAGAAGTCTATTGGTCTGACCGGATGCACCAGCCTGACAGAGTTTTATGCTGACGGCTCTGGCATTACCGGTGTCTCCTTTGCAAGCGGCGGCAAGATCAAAATCGCCCACCTGCCTGCAATCGCCAGCTTGACCGCAAAGAACTTAAACTATCTGACTGATCTGACAATTGAGGATTACACCAATATCACTACGCTGACTGTTGAGAAGTGTGCAACCATCGATCTGAAAGATATGCTGGGCAAGTGCACCAACCTGAACCGTGTGCGCATTACCGGCATTGATTGGGAGCTGGCTGATACTTCCCTGCTGAATCGTCTGTATGCAATGAGCGGTCTGGATGAAAATGGCTACAACACTGACCATTCTGTCGTGGAAGGCAAAGTGCATGTGCCTATTATCCGTGAGCGTGAGAAGCTGCTGTACACAGAGCGCTGGCCTGATTTGGAGGTCACTTACAACACCATGATCAACCAGTATGCTTGGAAATTCGTGAATAAGGATGGCGCTGTTCTGGATATCCAGTATATTGACAAGGGCGAGCGTGCAGTTGACCCTGTGACACGTTCTGACAATCCGATCCCGACACCTACCTTCCCGAGTACCATCAGTACGGTGTTTACATTCAGCGGCTGGGACACCGAGTTCACTCCTGTCTTTGAAAATCAAACTGTTACTGCTGTGTATGATGAATCTGTGCGTCAGTATCGTGTGCGCTATATGAATCGCGGCGCTGTTCTACAGCAGACAACTGCTCCGTATGGCTCTATGGTTCTGTATGATGGCGACACTCCGACCTATACCAGCGAAGAGACTGCTTATAAGTATTATCTGTTCAGTGGCTGGGACAAAGGCGGCTATGTTAATGGCGACAAGGATATCAATGCTGTCTATGATATATGTGAATACGTCAGCGGCTACTTCAGAGACAAGCAGCTGAGTGACCTGCGCCCTGTTGAGATCTATGCCATGACTAAGGTGAATCTGGAGCAGAGTGTTGTTTCTGACAAGGATGCTATTACCATCAAGATGGGTAACGACTTCACCTTCAGCGACGTAGAAGAGAAAGTTCTATTCAACGAGCCAAAGATCTTTACTGGCAAGAATTATGTCGATACCGGCGTATCTCTGCTGGCCGAAGATCGCAGCTGGGTTATGGCACTGGACTATCGAATCGACGAAGATTCTGCTGCAAACTCTGTGATTGCTCAGTGCTTCCAGACCAATGGCATGAACGGTTTCCGCTTCTGGGTCAATAGTGGTTCTAAAGTTGCATGGGGCACTGAGTCTACAAACGGCGCTCATCTTGGTTCTCGTGATATGATCGTTCTGCGCCATACTAAGGGCGAAAATGGCATCCATGTCTATGCGGCAAACACCACTGCTGCTGAGATTGGCTATATTCAGCTGAACCGCACTCGTACCACACAGACGAACGCCACTCTGGTATTTGGTTGTGCTAAGGCAGACGACGGTGCTTACGAGCGTTACGCAAAGGGCACAATCTACTGGGGCAAGCTCTGGTATACCGACCTGGGTGATGCTGCCTGCCGGAAGTTGGCCGCATGGACACATGAGGACTTCACCTTCGAGGCTTGTGGCTTCAAACAGTATTACCTGAGCGACAATTCCAACAAGCGTTGTTCTATCAGCTTTATTCAGGCTGGGCTGCTTGGACAGAAGATGACTCTGAATACTGGTTCCACCAACACTGGCGGCTGGGCAGATGCGAATATCCGTACATTCCTTGACGGTCGTATTCTGAACGCTCTTCCGATTGGTTGGCAACAGATCATCAAACAGGTCAAGGTTGGCAGTACCATTGGCGATAAGAGCAGCGAAGTTGTGACTGCGGATAGTTATTTCTATCTGCCCTCTGTAGCCGAATTGTTCCCCTCTCAGAATGTCGAGCCTTATATTTACGAAGGTACGGCAATCAGCTTTATGACCGATAATACCAGCCGCATCTGCAATGACGAGAATGGCAATCCTGCCGCATATTGGACACGAAGCCCGAATGCTCAATATGGCAGCTATTTCTGGTCTGTGACTGTGACTGGCGAATATTACGGATTTACCCCTGCAAACAATGCACAGGGTATCCGCCTAATGTTCAGCGTTTAAGGAGGTGTTGAGAGTGTACTACAAGGTATTGAAAAATGGCCGGGTGATCGATGCTCTTGACCACCTGCGCTTTGTAAAGTATCAGCCCAAGCACGACATTATGGTGAACTGTACGGAGGATGATGCACAGGGAATTATCAGCAGTGACGGCAATCATATCTGGCATGTGGATGGGTATTATCTCATCCCCTGCCCCGAGTATGACACAGTGGAACTGCAGGAAATTGACCTGTATGAATATGAGCAGCTGAAAGCCTTGGGTGGTAAAACGCCTGAGGCTATTATTGATGCTTACACTTTGAGTTTGATTCAAGGAGGGCTGCTATGAGCGACGAGAGGAAGTATAGCGAGTTCGTTGAGAGTATGCATCGGCTGTACAATGACGGAATGATTCAGGACAAGCTCCTGGACAATCTGTTTGCCGGGCACAAAATCTCAAAGGACGAGTATCTGTATATCATCAGGAAGGAGGTGTGATATGTATACCTTTTTGATCAATGAGGATAATACACTGACCGTAAGTAAGAGAGAACGCATTATGGAGCGCAGCAAGCAGGTGGACACTCTCCACTTTCTGGCTGACACTACATACAAGGGCGTTGACATGAGTGAATTCACCGTGATGCTTGAGTACGTTCTGCCCATCAGCAAGCGATATAAGACAGAGATTCTGGAGAAATCAGAAGAGCTTTATAAGAACAAGCTGGAGTATAAGCTGCCTATCGACACCAACCTGACCAATGAGCCGGGCGATATCCAAATCCAGCTGACATTCGTTGATGTGACAATGGACCCAGATGGCACGACTGTTCAGCATGTGCGGAAGGTTGGCCCCGGCGTAATCACTGTTGTTCCCATCCAGAATTGGAGCGACATTGTTCCTGATGAGGCTCTGGGTGCACTTGACCAGCGCATTATCGCACTGAATGCACAGATCAAAGCATTGAGTGACCGTAATAACGCTATTCTGGATGGTAAGGCTGATGACCTGAGCTACAACGACGACCATACTCTGCAGCTGTTGGCCAACGGTAAGCCGATCGGCAGTGCGGTCAAGATTACTCAGGAGAGCGTCGAAACTGAAGACGGTAGTTTGCGGGTGGTTCCGTTCTAAGCCATCCGCTTCTTTTATAAGGAGGCAAAGATGGCACAGGCTAAATATTCCAAGCTCGGATATGGTAACGCCGAAGATGTAGAAGCTGCGATTGCGCTAGGAATGTTGGACGGCAGGGATATGATCATCACAAAGGATTCTTCAGAGTTCATGTATGTGCGTGATGACCTATCCGTTCAAAAGATTCGTCCCCGCAATCGTTGTTTTGCAAGCGTTACTGAAGCAAACGAGCAATTAAATGAGACGGAAGACACTTATGCAGGTCAAACCGTTATGGTGAAAGACGAAAAAGGTAAATATGCTCCGTGGATCGTTCAACAAAGCGAAGCCACGGGGCTTTTTTCTATTGAACCTTTTTACGTTGAGCCGACAAATTTTGTTTGGCAAGAATTTTAAGAAAGAGAGGCAAAGATGGCTAATGTAAATTTTGGCTACGGTACAAAAGCGAATTATGATAAGCTGACTACCAAAGATGCCAATACATTGTATTTTATTACAGACACACGCCAGATTTTCAAGGGTACAGATGAGTACACCAAGAGCTGTAAACTGGTGAGCGCTCTGCCTGCAAGCGGCCAGATTCAGGGCCTGCTGTATATCCGTATGACTGACTATACCTTCCACATCTGGAATGGCACTGAGTTTGTACAGCTGAATCGCCCCATTGTGACTGAGATTCCCAATGCGGATGCAAGCGACGACAATCTACCCACCACCAAGGCTGTGGCAGACTATGTGAATGCAAAGATCGCCGCAACCGAGGGCAAGGAAGGTCTGTTTGTTACGGATGTCACCTACTCCCCTGCTACTGGCACTCTGAGTGTGGCAAAGAACGGTGCTCCTGTTCCCACTGTGATGAGCGGCCTGACCCATGATCCCACCTATGATACTGAGACCCGCACCATCAAGCTGCCTGTGTTTGGCGGCGATGAGCTGGTGATCAATCTGGGTAAGGATCTGGTTGTTAAGACCGGTACCTACAACACAAAGACCAACGAGATCGAATTGACTATCACCACTGGTGAGGTCGTGAAGATCCCTGTTGGCGCTCTGATCGATATTTATGTTGGTGTAGTCACTCCTACTGCTGAGGTCACTGTTTCTGATGACAATAAGATCTCTGTCAATATTCGTGTGTCTACCAAGGGCAATAACAGTATCACCGTTGAGGAGGATGGTCTGTATGTTGCGGTGCCGGACGCTTACACCAAGGCTGAAGCAGACGCGAAGGTTAAGGTCGTTAATGACAAGCTGGACGAGCATATCAAGGACGCTGTGAAGCACATTACTGCTGACGAGCGCAAGGCTTGGAATGCAAAGCCCACTCAGGACGAGCTGGCTGCTGCTAAGGCTGAGGCGATTTCTACTGCTGCTGCTGATGCAACAAAGAAGGCTGATGCTGCTCTGGCTAGTGCAAAGACTTATGCAGATGGCCTGAATACCACTATGGATGGCCGTGTGCAGGTGCTGGAAGGCGCTATTACATGGAAATCCCTTGATGGCTAATTGATTTGTTTCACCACATGGCAATGACGCTGTGTGGTGAATCTTATTAAGCAAAGGAGTTGAGTATGGCAAATTTATCATTACGCGAGGTCGCACAGTCTCAGCTGGATCAAGCTCCTGTGATTGACGGCCAACTGATCGTATGTACTGATACTGGAAGCACTTATCGAGATATCGGCACAAGACGAATTCAAATCAGCAAAGACTTGGAGATCGTAAGCTCGCTTCCGCTGGCTCCTTTGTCTAATAAGATTTACTACCTGCGTCCAGACAGCTTGTATGTTTATAGTGGCGATGACTGGATTCTTTTGAACCCATCAAAATTTACGCTGGAAGCCGACAAAAACGCAGTCAATGGAGAAGTTAATATCAATTTAATCCTGAACGGTACGGCACAGGATAAAATCAAAATCGCTGGCGGTGGTGTGACCATAGTGACAACTGGCGAAACGGGTGATATCACAATTGATACCCCGCACCCGGATGAATTGCTGGCTGCACTGACGAATGACGAGATCGATGCGATCACTGGCGGCATGGTCGATGATAGCGGCAATCCCCTGCCTACGCCGCAGGTTGTGGTGGATGCGACACTGACTGTATCTGGACGTGCTGCTGATGCAAAGGTGACCGGTACAAGGATCTCTGAGGCGCTGAGTATTGCAAAATCGGCTGATGCCGAACTGACCAATGTGCGTACCGAGCTGGACAAGTTGAAGCTGGATTCTGTTGCGGTGGACAAGACCCTGACAAAAGAGAATTTCGCCGCCGATGCCAAAGCTGTTGGTGATGCTCTGGCGAAGAAAGCAAATGCAGAGCACAACCACGATGACCGCTATTATACGGAAGACGAAATCAATGTAAAGCTCTCAAAGAAAAGCGATGATGGTCACACCCATGATGAACGATACTACCAGCAGAATGAGATCGACGAGAAACTGAAGGTAAAGGCAAATACGATCAATATCCATACACTAACTATTCCAACCACAAGTTAGCTTACTGACGATACGGTGGACCGATATTCAAAGTATATTGACCTCGATATCGACGGGATCACTTCAAAGGATGTTATTTCTATCAGCGTGACACCAGCCAGTGCGAAGGCAGCCTCTTATGCCCAGTTTGCAAACCCGGAGACCTTTGATGGATATGTGCGTCTGAGAGCTGTATCGGTTCCAACGACTGCGATTACAGCTCAGTATTATATCGTGCAAGGCGGCGGACAAACAGATAGCGGCAGTGGTACTGTTGTTGAAGGATATACCAAGGCACAAGTGGATAATAAGATAGCGGCTGCAATCAAGGTAGCCAAGGAAGAACAGAAGCTGCTCGATCACCCTGTTGGAAGTATTTATCAAAGTGTAGAACCGACAAGCCCTGCTGAATTGTTTGGAGGAGAGTGGCAGAAAATTGAAGATCGTATGTTGATTGCTGCAAGTAATACGTATCCTGTAAAGAGTACGGGTGGCGAGGCGACACATACGTTGACAATTGATGAGATGCCAAAGCATAGGCATTCTTTAGATAGTCTTAGTTATAGTGCTAATCCAAGTGCAATTGACACTAATGGAAATGGTGTAGGTTATAAAAAGAGCCCTACATATCCTATTTATGCATCAACTTACGCTGGCGGCGATGCTGCCCATAATAATATGCCACCATACTACGCTGTCTACACTTGGCTCCGCACAGCATAATCACATTGTAAAAGGAGGATTACGAAGCATGGCAATCGGGAACTTAAATATCACAGGGGGGGGGGGTAGAAGCCTACCCTATTGGCTCGATTTATATGAGTTTTAATTCTACTGAACCAAGTATACTGTTTGGTGGAACATAGGAAAGAATCAAAGATAGATTTATTTTAGCGGCTGGAGATAGCTATACGGCTGGAGCGACTGGTGGCGAAGAGAAGCATAATCACACGCGAGATCTTACTGTTCCATTTTATATTGCTGGTAGTGGAAGTTCTACTAGCACTTATTTTGCTGATTATAAAACAGGAAAATCTTGGACAAGCGCTTATAAAGAGACTGGGTTTACGGAAACAAATGATACAAGCTTCACGCAAGTTCGCGGATTACAAGTTCTTGGAGATGTTAATACCGCATCTTCCATGCCGCCCTACTTGGTCGTTTATATGTGGTATCGCACCGCATGATCGCGGCAATTTTCACTGCTAAAATATTCGTTTTATAAGGAGGAAAAATATGGCGCTAGGAGAAATGAATAGCGGGAACGAAAAGCTCCCTGAATGGAGTGAAGTGCAGAATAAACCATCTGAATTTAACCCTGCCACACACATACATAATGACCTTTACCCTGAAGGAGATAATCGAAATGATAACACTTCTCCGTCTGATTATTATGGCGTTGATGGTGACTATAACGGTCGGCTGATTTTTCGTGGTTTGAAGCTTAGTAGCAAAATTGGGCTGTCAAGTGGTCATGCATGTGCGTTTTTGATTGGTTTATCTTCTTGGTACGATGCCTCAGGTGGTGGTTCCTTTGAATTCGCTTTTAGCAATGGTAACATTTACTATCGTCAAGGCACGACTTCATGGGGCGACTGGAAGAAAATTGCTACAGCTTAAAGGAGGTACGAATTATGGCTTTAGGAAATATGAATATTGGTGTTGATAGTGAGTTCATTCCGTCCAACCTCAATACGGTTCTTACCCCCCCCCCCCCCCC